ATCCCGAATCTGGGCGTTGCCCCAAACACCCCGAATCTGGGCGTTGTCCCAAACACCCATTATTCTCGCCCCAACAACCTTATCAACAACAGCGTCGCCAAAAACAAGATAACAACCACCAACAAGAATTTTTCGATGGTCAATAACAAACGTCTGACTAACACGACGTTCCAGCTTCTCACGAACAACAACCTCGTCATACCAGTCAGGCTTGTTATTTTCATCAAGAACAAGCTTCCAGTTGGAAAGATCTGAAGTCTTCGAAGAATCCGACGGCGGAAGAAATTCCACCCGCACCCACTCCTGGTGATGAAATTCCAATTCCCCATCTCGGAGACCGTACATGAGGATTAAGTCCTCATGAGAATCGGTATGTTCGGGGTCACACAACACGTCGCCATTCTTTCGAATAATTGCTGACAGAAAATTACACATTTAGGTTTTCTCCGCTTCTATGCAGTAACAGATTGCGTGAATTGGCTAATGAAGTTCTTGACCGTATCAGATTCCATGGCCTTACGGCCTTTGAGCCATTGAGAAATCTTATCAATCAACAGCTTGCCAAGAGCAAAGCCAATAGCGAGCAGAAAGCCAGTGGAAATAATCTTTGCAGCCGAGATACCAACAACGAGTGCGATGATGCCTACGGTTGCCATGGTGTTTGTCCTTTCGTTTCATTGATGTCAATAACATCACAACAGAACGCTAACACTGCTGGTGTTAAGATGCAGTAAGCTAGTTAACGTGGGATTGGAAAAGCGGCGGGAAAAACGAGCTACCTACCCGGAACAACAGCAGCCTTGACTCCCGGAGTGAACAGCGGCTTCTGAGCTACAGGTGCTTGCTGCTGATTGGCAACCACCTTCTTCATGGCTGCATCTGCAATTTTCTTGGCCTGGTCCCAGCCCAACCCATCGTGGTAATGCAGCCTCTGTACCAGCAACTGAAAATCACCCTGTCCTGGTTGACCACCCGCTGGCATGAGCAGCTTCCCTTCGAACATCCCAATTGCTTTGGGATTGATCTTTTGGGCAGCAGCCTTGGCTTCAGGGCTGTGAGCATCTTGATCAACCTGATTCCACAACTTCTTGGCTTGATCTGAGCCGGGAACAAGTCCCAACTTCTTGAAGCCTGCGGCCAAATCATCCCCATCCCAATGCCCATTGTGATTCACATCCGTCAAACCATCAATAATCATCATCTTGGATTCTCCTTGTTACTGTTAATTTCCACGAGTAACTACTGAACGAAATCTACTTGGCTGGTGCAGCAGCAGGCTGTTCTGCCCACTCGGCAACTGCTTCCTTCTGAAGCAGAGGCTCTGCCTGCTTGGCCAACTCAGTTACGATTTGAAGCTTCTGGTGAAGCTCCTCGAGTTGATCGAGATCAACAACGTCGTAGGCATCCTTGGACAGAGCGAGCTTCAAGCCGGCAAGCGCCAAATCCTTGCGCTTCTTGTAGGCTTGAGAATACTTGTTGTCCGTGCCTTCCATGAGCACGTCCAACATCAGGCCTCCTGAAATGAGACCAACGGCCCCAGCACCAACGGCAGCGAGAAAACTCGCGCCTCCCAATACAGCACCGGCTACGCCTCCAGCTGCAACTACGGTTTTGCCTACCTGAGCCATTTTTGACATGGATGTCGTCTCCTTGGTTATTTCAACAGAGCCAATGTGAAATAAATAGAACGAGTTTCACTTGTCTCGAATTCACCAGAGATAGTATATCTATCCTTGCCACCACTATCGCGATAACAAGGATTACTTACTACATACAGCTCATCATTAAGCCAATAATCAACATTGAACTTAGGACGATCTGGATGCATGAGACAATCAAAAGTCGGCGGGGAAAACTTAAGTACCATAACTTCCTCCTCTTGGCCTTGTAGCTCGAGTCATGAACTCTCGGTTGACATTTTCTAGCTGGCAGATAGAAAGTTCAACAAGCTACAAGGTGGCAGGCGTTACCTGCCTTGATCTCATGAATGTTTTCCTTTCTGTAGTTTGAGGTTTAAGTCTGTCCAGAAATTCGCGGGAAGTAACTAAAATAAACTATTTCAAACCAACAGGTTCATACATACTGAAGCCAAAGAAATAGATGGGTGCAGCAATGGTCTCAGCAAGAACGATTCCCCAAATAACATTACCAGGAATCACTCTGTACTGAACACCAGGACATTTCATCTCGTCCTTGTTGAATAGGCCATAGGTGGCACAGTACTTACCATTGAAGGTACGATCTGCGCCACAGCCCAGTAACAAACTCGCGGCCAAACAAATAGAAACAAGAAGCTTCTTCACGGATTCTTCTCCTCATAACTAGGACATTGTTTATTGGGATTAAAAGCAATGGTTGAATCAAAACTGATGACAGTGTCATCATCAGCAAACCAATCGTTGAGACTGTCGTCATAATCGAAAGGATTGAGGACAGTACACAACGCTCCAGCGCTATGCTTACAGCTTTCGCAGGTCTTCATTACTTCTCCTCCCTCGGAAGCCCGATATTCAATGCGTAGGTAGAAAGCCTACTAATAGCACACTTCTGTTCGAAGGTGCTAGTGGCATTGATAAAATTATACAGTTCTTTACGATACCGCTCCCACCACTGAGGTTTCAACACCTCAGGGATGGTGCGATTGTGATGCCTGGTACGCATCTCAATGACGTTGGCAAAAATGCTTGCCAACTCAGGAGCTGGCGTACCAGCCGAAATAGGTTGAAGCACAACTTCGGCGGGCTTAACCACCGTCCACTTCTTGGACAAGCGAGAAATCATGTCAGACATGAAAGCCTCCTTGTTGAGATTGTAATTGATTTCAAAAAGAAATTAAAAAGCAAAACCTGCTTGAAGGCGAGCTTGGGCAGCTTCGAGTTGTTGATCGTAATTAACAGCATTGTTGAGATAGAAATCAACAAGTCTGAAATTACGATTGTATTCATACCATTCAGCTGTCTGAAGGCATGAATCACGCTCACGCTCAAGTCTCTCAATACGACATTCAATAGGTTCCATCGGTGAACTCCTTAGCGAACCGTAAACGGTTCTTCTAGTTCTGTTTGTCTGCGACGCTGTTGCCAAATGCGAAGCTTCTCTTCGGCAACCAATGCGTCGGCAAGATACAATCCTGCCTCGACACGGTTTTGCCATTCGCTGTCAGCTGCTTTGTTAAGATAGAAATCAATATCACTCCGAAGATTAGCGATCCTAAGATCGATGTATTCAAGTAGTGCTTTCTTGTCATGAGCAGTCATTGGAATTCTCCTGATTCTCCGATAGCCCTACTAGTAAAAACTAGTAGAGCTACCGCAGCACCAGGCTGCGGAACAACTTACTTCTTACCAAGCTCCGAATTATAGAGCTTGAATTGGTAGGTGAGATCTGAGATTTGCTTCTTGGTCAACCATGAGAGCAAATCGTTCTTGGCCTTGAGGCCAAAGTAGCGCTTCCAGAACTTCTTCCAGCCCTCACGCAGAAGCTCGGGCTCTGACCTGTGCTTGTAAATCCACTGCGCATAGGTCAGATAGTTCTGATAACGCGCCTTGGCACCTTCGGTGCCCTCGTAGTAGAACGAGTTGTCTGGCGCCTCAATCTCATTCAGGAGACGGTTAACGTCTCCTTGGTGCGCCAGAGGCTGAATGACTGGGTTGTTCCCAGTCGTCGTCCAGTAGCTGGGCATGTCGCTGGTGTTGGTGGAGATATCAAGCTCCACCTCTTCTTTGACCCACTCGGGGCCAAAGATACCGTCCACATAGTGGCCGGCTTTCACCGTGATCCAGCGCTCCTGCTCGTGGTCATCACTGACCACAGTACGCAGGTAGGGCAGGTCTTCCGAGTTCTCGTCGAACACGAACTCGGCTTGCTCGGGCTCCAGGATAGAATCCGTGAGAGCAAGAAGTTCGGACTGCTCAGCAACATCCTGAGCAATCTGTTCTTGGGTGGTGAGATCAAAGTCTTGAGTGAGATGCATTGGTGTGTCTCCTTTTCATAAAAGTAGGAAAACAAAAATAGCAATGAGTACCATTACTCACTGCCAGTGGAATTAGAATGGAGGGTTAGGTAGTTGATAGCCAGTGGCAGCTAGGAATCTCCGAAGCTCGTTTTGCATAAACCTGAGCTTCTCAAGATATTCCTGATGTTGATCTTGCACTTCAGCCAATCGCTTGGCTGACTCATCAACATCTGATTGAGCCCAGTTAATATCACTGAGCAATTTCTCAGCAGTGAGTTCTTGCCAGGATTTAAGCATGGAATTCTCCTTAGAGATCGAGAGCTTGTTGAACAAGCTTCAATGCTTGTTTGAGCAGGGCGATTTGTTCTTCGATGCAGAGTGCATCAGCGAACGAACGCTGTGCCTGCTCTGGATTGCAGTATTCTTCGCTAAGCGCTGCAGAATGCAGCGTCATATCGAGATCGTGGTCCAGCTCTCGGAGTTCCTCGTGCATGTCCACGATAATGAGACGGAGGCTCATTTCTCCACCTCGTTCTTCCGAACGAACTGGCATGCTTGCTCAGCAGCCCAACGGGCACCCCGCTGATCACGCATGGGAGGACGAGGCTTCTGGATGCTAGACGCTGCCTTCCGCTTGGAAGGCGCGCAAACAACCACGTTCACAAGCTGACCGTTGATGGTGATTTGCTTCGTCTGCATCTAGCCGTCTCCTTGTGAAATCTCATAGAAATAAAAAGATAAAAAACTGGCATTGAGCACCATTGCTCAGCCAGTTAACTAAATCAGTAGGGAGTAGGTTAGTGGGTAGGCTTGATCGAAGTGAGTGCTGCTTGGGCGAAAGATGTAGTTTCGCCCCGGAGGCAGTGACTGAATTGTGCTTCGCGGCGCTTCAACCACACACGCCAACTGTCAGCACATGGTCCACAGAGGACACATGTTTCTGACCAAGCGTGATAGGTTGCAGGGTGCGTAGGCGCACCACACTTAGCACAGAGCAGATCTACCGAAACACGGTAGAATGGATTGGTGTTTTCCGCAGCAGAATCAAACGAGGCAACAACAGCCTGCCTCTTGAAACGATGGATATAACAGAGATATCCATCCGCTGGGAAAACAATCCAGTTAGGCTCGCGCAAAACAGAACGCCACTCCTCAGGAGAAATCGGAGTGACATAATAGTTAGTAGGATTGTTCATCTCAGGTAGGAGCTGATTCAACAGTTCTTCCATCAATTCCTCCGTTGTCTGATAGCTTGAGCGAGCAACGAGAATCGCTCGCTAACTTGCTTTTGAATAGACTCGGCGACGAAATTGAATCTCGCCGCCTCAACATGTCTTCCCTCGCGGAAAGACTTCTCAGCAAGATTCAGACATTCAGAAGCTCTACGAATTAGAGCTTCAAGTTCATTGAATTCAGATGGAATAGTCATTTATTCCTCGCAATCAAACGACTGATACTCAATATACGAGCGATCATCCCACCATGTCAATGGGATAGGCTGGAAGAACAAATGATCCTTGTGCCAGCGAATATCGAAATACATCGGAGTAAACTCCTCGACATACTTCGCGGGCAAATATGACCTGCAATCCAAAACCACAACTTCATCCTTGTGATTCTGGAAGAAGTTGTACACGAACTTGCAGTTCTCTTGGAATTGAGTTGTCATCGATCACGCCTCCTGGGTCGCGAACCAGCTTGCGTAAGCATTGGTCCAAAAGGCGAATTGCTTTTCATACTCAACAAGATAAAGCTTGTTGACATACTCATTCTGCTTCATTGCAAGGCAAGACTTCGTCTGCAGAATGAGATTAAGATAGTTGTCAATCTCGCTCTTGCACTGCAGCAATGCACGTTCACGTTCGGACATTGAAATTCCTCCTTGGGTTGAGAGTTAGCACAAACATTCTCCCATGGACTCTTAGAAATCAAGAGCCACAGGGACAACGTTAGTACTCGTCAGGTGAAAGGCGCCAGGCATCCAAGGTATCGTAGTTGAAAGCTACGATATCAATGGGATGACCAGGATAGTCAAACTTGGCGAGGGTAAAACCAGCATCAGATTCACCGATCGTTTTGTAAGAACGATCGTTGCAGACATCGAGCCATTCATCAGGAGTGAGCAGAATCTTCATCAGTTCTCCTTTGGTTAGCGGTTGTTGGCCAGAAAGTCCTTAACCCGCTTCTCAAAGAACAGAGCGTTCTTTAGATAGTACTCAGCATCAGCAGTTGCACCACGCGACTCGCACTCAACAGCTTGTTCTAACAGCTCCTCAATGCGCTTCTTGCCGTGGGCAATCAGCTGGTCGTTGGAAAGAAATCCGTACTCCATTGTCAATCCCTCCTTTGGTTAGAAGTTCTCGATTCTCCAGTGACCCTACTCAGAAGAATAGAGTCACTGCAGCTCGAGAAGCTGCAGAGAACGGAACTACTTCTTCCGTCCCAAGGACGGGTTGTACTGCTTGAACAGCGCAGTGAGATTGGAGATCTGCTCAGGGCTGAGCCAGGACGACAGAGCATCGTCCTTCTTCAGATCGAAGTAGCGCTTCCAGAAGCGCTTCCAGCCGGCGAGCAGCTTGTCAGCGTTGAAGCGATTGCTGTCCAGCCACAACTTGTAGGTTTCATAATTCTGCTTCAGCTCAGGCAGGTACATCTCGAACTGATGTACCAGGTTGTTGATCTGCTTCTTGGTGAGCCAGCGCCAACGCTGGTCACCAGCAGCCTTCCGCTCGTTGCAGAAGTGCTTCCAGCCTGCACGGAGCAGGTCAGTATTCTCGCGATTCTGGTGAATCCAGACCGCGATTTCCATGTAGTTCGAGTAGCGCTTCTTGGCACCCTCGGTACCGATATAGTAGAACCCGTTGGGGTTCGGGTCTGCCAGCTCCAGGCTGCGATTGATGTCAGCCATGGCAGCTTGGCAGTCCAGGACGGGCTTGTTGCCCGTCTTGGTGAAGTAGGCAGACATATCGTTGGAGCTGGACGAGATATCCAGCTCAACAGTTTCAGGAATCCAGTTCGGGAAACCGAAGCTGTCTTCCTCGTAGTGACCGACTTTCACGGTCACGTATTTCTCAACCTCCCAGTCCCTGCGCTCGATGCAGCGCAGGTAGGGCAGGTCCTCATCCTCGGGGCCGAAGGTGAAGCCCATGGCTTCGTCGTCGATCTCGGTGAGGCTGGAGAGGATGTCTTGTTCGTAAGCGTTCATGGTCATTGTCCGTTCTCCTTTCAGGGGAGAAGGAAAAGAAAAGATAGCAGTGAGCACCATTGCTCACTACCAGTTGAATTAAGATAAGGGGTTGTTAGAGAGAGCTGTTAAATGTCTTCGGTGTGACCACACTGGCAGCGCCAGTAAGCTACTGTGTCAGGTAGCCAGCAGTAGCTCATGTACTCGCCACACTCGGGACATTCGATTGGAGTGAGAGAGCGCTCAACATGAGCTTCCCACTCCAGCTCTTCGTCAGTCCAGTTGTCCATTAGTCCTCCTTTGGTTAGTAGCACCAGCGCTTTCCCACGGGCTCTCTTGCGAAAGCCCGCAGGGAAAATGCTAGTACTAGTCTTTGAACGAGTCTGCCTCGGCGGCATAGCGCTCAGCAGTGCGCTTGTAGCTCAAGCCGCCAAGGTAGTCGCCACAGTCGTAGGCCGCCTCGCTGAGATTCAGATACATCTCAGTCTTGAGGCGAGCCAGCTTGTGAAGGCTAGCCCGTTGCTCGTCTTCGATTTGGAAGTTCAGGCTGCAACGCCCAAACATAAAGGGTTCGTTGCGGCAGCCCTCCAGACGAGCAAGGTGATTCTCCAGTGCTTCGATTTGTTGTTGAATGGTCATTATCAGCTCCTTTGCATTACCCAAGCTCAATGGGACTTTCAGATCTTTCGCTTGGGTGTTAGTCCCCGGCCCAGTCGCACACTGGGCCACAGATCTATGATGAGGTAGGGGATTGAGACTAGTCGACCTTGACGCGAGTCACAGGCCACCAAGGCGGAAGTGAATCCGCCAAGGTAGCCAGTTGCTCGGCTTGTTCCTCGCAAACGTGGAACGGGGCACCATGCCCGTTACGGTAGTAGGCTACACCGGGATCGCACTCGAGAATGATAATCTCGAGATCCCAGTTGTACGCCTGAGCCAGCGCCGCATAGGGCGCAATCTCAGCTACGGTGCAGTTGGTGTTATCAACGACGAGGCAGTCTTGAAAGTGATAGCCGCAAGATACCATCCCGACGAAGTCTCGGAGGCACTCAGCATGTGCCTCCCCGATCTTCGTGGGATCAAAGCAGTAATTGCCTGCCTTGTCCGTAAAGAACGAGTCGGCACTTACAACAGTAGCCGTCGGGAAGTTATTCAGGATATAGGTGGACTTACCAGCACCGGAAATCCCACACATGATCTTGACTGACATTGAATAGCTCCTTTGTTGGGGTTAAACAACTAGAGCACAAGCGCTCTCCTCATCCCCCTGTCGCACCAGGGGGAATCGGACAGAACTAGTGCTAGAGCAGGGCGTCAAGGGCAGCTGCGAGATCCAGCTTTTGACGCTGAATAGCGCCATACTGTGAATAGCAGTCATAGAGTTCTTGCGACGGATAACGCTTCATCAAACGATGGATACGATTGTCAATGAGCTGAAGCTCTTGCTCCAGCTTGTTGATTTCCTCCTGGAGGCGAAGGCGCCGCTTGCGAATTCCGAGTGGTGAGTTGTAGCACTCGCACTCATGAATAGGATAGTCCGGATTTTCAGCAAGGTAGAGATCTGCTGCCTCGGCAGCAACGCTGTCATTGCAGTATGTCCCGAAGTCCTCCTCGGGAACCTCGAGGATCCGGGCAATGTACTTCGGCGGAAAGACGATGCTTTCGGCCCTGCCGCAGCAGGAGCAGCTCCAGTACATGCCAACTGGCTCATTGGTGTAACCGGAGGTGGAAATGTGACCATTGGACGTGTAGTGGATGTTCATCGTCATTGTCATTCTCCTTGTACAGAAATTAGAAAAGAGAAAACGCGGGGCAACAAAATGTTACCCAACGCCTCTTTTCTTTCGGATAAACATTCTCCCATGGGCTCTCTGATGAGAGCCACAGGGACAACATTTATCTGGTGGTCAGGGTCTTCAGCTGGCGAAGGATAGCTTTTGCAGCTTTGTAATTCTCGCCAGCATCAGTGACATAGGCTAGCGCCATAGCAGGATCAACATCTTGGAGTTCTTGTGCGCGGGCAAGTTGATAATCGCCCAGCGCAAGCAGCTCATCCATCTTTGCCTTCAGTTCTTTCATACGACTTCTCCTTTGATTAGGAAGTTGATAAACCCAGGTTTGATTACCTGGACGTTGTTTTAATCCCGAGTTACACGGGAACCGCCTTGGCTCGGCACAACGACTTCTTTTAATTAACGTCCGTGAAGTCAGGACGGGCGGGCAAGACCATGCATGCCCAAAGTCAACGTGCTGTTGAGCAGGGCTTGGGTCAATGCCGCAGATTCACTGTCGCTATCAACTTCAGTGACAGCAGGAGCAGGAGAAGCAACACGAGGTTGAGCAGCAGGAGTTGTAAGAAACGCAGGAGCGGTCGTAGTGACGCTCGCCAACTCCCGTGCATGCCGTCGAATCAGCTTCGTCACCTCGAGACGAGCCCGAGGATTCGAATAATGCTGCACATACAGCTGTGCAGCCTGACGGTAGCTCTCCCTCCAAAAGGGAAGAGCTTCGACGGGGATGGAGATCCCCTGCTGACGCAGGAAAATCACCACCAGATACTTGAAGCGGGCAAGGATAGCAGCTACGGTCGTATCCATTCTTCTTTCTCCTACCTCACATTAACCTGCCAAGGTTAGTCCAAAGTGAAGTGAGGGGTTGTGGGTTGGACACCCGTTGGTTGGGGAAAACGCGCGCAATAATGAACTTCCCGGAACGTCAGGGTAGGGGACAAACTAATAACTAAAATATCCCATCGGTCAGATAAATAGTAATAAGGTTAAATAGTCAGTAAGGTATTTCAACAGTAGTAGGAAGGATAGAGATAGGGAGAGAGTAGGAGTAGATAGTTTCCCACTCTAGTGTTTATCCCTGTTATCTCTTATTCCAAACTATATGAAATAACAGGGTAAATCCTAGAGTAACAGGTGTTGATAACTAGGAGTTGTTAGCTTCCTGGTTCTGTTTAAGGAGAGCATTAAGTAGTGCTTGTCTTTCCTCGGCAGTCATCCCTGGAAGTTCGAGTTCTCCGTCGGTGACGGGTGTTTCTTGTTTCGCCGGCTTCTCAAAAGCCTTCTTGAAACCGTCCAGGATGAATTGTTTCCGCCGCTTATACTCAGTAGCAACGGGGTGATCAACGCCCTCCATGAGGACGTCGGCCATCAAACCCCCTGAAACTACTGAGAGAATTCCAGCACCAACTGCGGCCAGAAACCCAGTTCCCCCAACAACGGTCCCCGTAATCATGCCAGCAGCAGCAGCGGTCTTCGTGATTTGCGAGGTCTTGGTAGCCATGTGATTCTCCTATGACGCAGTGTGACTTGTATTTCCCCTATGGTCAAAAGCATACTTTGCCCATCCCAAGGGGAAGGTGATTAAGCTAAGTGTGCGAAAGGATTAGGAAGTAGTAGGAAAGCGGGGCAAACACATTGCTTCCCTACCGGAAGAATGGTCTCCAGCTATGTTAGTTTGTCAATTAGAGGCATTCTAACGTTCTCCTCACCCCTCTCTTACGAAAGGGGATCAGACAAAACTAGACTACCGATTCATCTCGCGCTCCATCTCAGAGCGCATGACTTCTTCTTGGTCTTCTTCTTCACAGCGATAGCAGACCATCATTTCGAGTGAGTAGTTGAAGTACATCCGCCCTCCACACAGAGGGCAAATGTTTGAGTCGTGCTCTGCATGAAACTGCAGAGCGTCCATCTTATGCAAGTAGGCTTCCTGCGCCTCCTCGAACTGCGCGTCCTTGACCTGAAGGTCCACGTCCACACACTCGTCCACAAGCAGTCCATCTTGATCGTACATAGCATCCTCCTTAGCCAGCCAGTCAGTTAGTACTTCATACCTTAGTAGCACAATCGCTCTAAGGCACGTAAAGGGCACAAGCGCCCATCCCTGCCCCCTCCGTAGAAGGGGCAGAGTGGAGGCTAGTGCTACTCGCGACCAGCGTCTCCGTAGTACGCGATCTCCTCGAACACGGTCCAGGGACCTACGGCTTCAGACATCTGTTGGGCAAGGCGCAGAGCGGAGCGCAGGGTGTTCTCCGCGAGGCGCATGGCGTTAGCCTTGCGCCGAGCAGCAGCCTGTACGTCGCTGTCATCCTTGGGAGCAACCGTTTCTGCTGCGATAGCAGCAGAAACGTACTGCGTGCACAGCACGCAGTAGCGCTCGGACCAGGAGCCACGCAAAGCGGGGCGGATGGTCCGGGAGCTTCCCGAGAGGGAAGCGACCACGGCATTGCGGAAGGTCTCGGACAGTTGTTGCTCGCGAGCATTCATGGTACGGGACATTGGCATTCTCCTTGGTAGCGGGATGCGAAGCATCCCTGGTTAGAGCACCATCGGAGCCCCCACTCGGAGGCAACCGATCGAAGCATCGCAAGGCGATGCGAAGATTCGACTTGGGTCCCCTTTAGGATATGGGACCCGTGGCCGATACTTGGGGCACTTATAGCCCACGTAAAATATTTCTAAATTTAGTCTCCTATTGGCATTTTCCCCTGCCACTTATCTCCCACAGAAAATATTTCCAAATCTCCCTCTCTATAGGCATTTTCTCTCCTCTCCCCAACTTCCCCATTTCTATTTGTAAAAATATTTCAAAATTGACTTCCTATTGGTATTTTCTGGTACTTCTGATATCTTAGAGGTAAGTAATAGGGTTAGCTTGGAGTATCGGTACGGAATAATTGTTGCTGTTCCTGGACATGTAATGAGGAGTTATTTCAAGAAGCCTCGGCTGGAAAGCGATGATTTGTTTCTGCTGGTGAAACTTCTAGAGATACCCAGAACTCTTTGGCTGAACCTTGAATGTGAAATAGGAAGTGAGTTTTCTAGAGACATTATTCTTTGTAAGTTCAGGATGTATTCTGATAAGGAGTTGTTTGATGTAGGCCAACTTATTCCAATGGCTCAGGGACAGGAGTATGTTTGTCTCACGTTAAGAGAAAACAACGGGCAGTTAAGTCTTAAGGATTATTACTAGTGGACCTCCAAAAACTACAGTCTTGTAAATTCGGTTGTCAGGTTAAACTAACAGTTGAAGGTTTTGAGATGATTGGTCTCGACAAGAAAGAAGTCGCTGAAAGGATTCTGACCTATCTAGGAGTTAATCAATCTGATTGGCAAGAGGTAAAGGTGAAGGTTTTTGAAGATGAAAAGGTAATCAGGTTTGTTTTTAGTTCTTCGCGGCGATTACCAAATCTTTCCTACGTAATCGAGGGAACGGATTATCCAGACAGGTCGATTGTCCTAATGAAGTACACCGATATCTACCATAAAGAAGGTCGGCTGGAAGGTCCAATCGTTAGTAAGCAGATGGCTAAACGCGATGCCGGCAAATAACAAACAACAACTCCTCGAACAACTTCTCGTTGTTCTCAATGACCTTCAAAAACGAATCAAGTCTCCAGATGGGACGTCAGATTCGAATCCTTCCGAAATGTATGTCTACTTCTGTGAAAACTCTTCTGCAGGAGAGAATTGTAGTTATGCACAAAAGGCAATAACTTTATTTGAAAAAAGAGACTACGAAGATGTTAAAAGATTGGTTCTAGAAGCCGCTGAAATCTTCAAGAGGTGTTCTACCCCGTGAGTGAGCAGAAAATCGATTCTAGCATTCAAAAACTAATAAAAATAAAAGAGAAAGAAGAGGCTAGTGGGGCTATGCAGCAACGCGAGGTATTAGCCACAGGTGGTACTCTCGCTAAATCTCGTTATCTCCAGATGCTCGACTCTCCTGAGGATTACTCGGATCTCTCTTTCTCTCCCCAAGAGACGGCTTTCATTCGGAAGAAGCTCTCCCATCTTTCAACAGGATCTTTCGCGGCGATTCCCCTTATCTGCCAGGGGAACACTTGTCCCTTCGGTTCTAACTGTCCTTTCTACCAGATCTCCAAGATGCCCGAAGGAAGAAGCTGTCCTGTAGAGCTGAATCTCCTGAAAGAGTGGACGATTCGTTTCATTGAAGAATACGAAGTAGATCCGGGGGCACAAACAGACCGCTTCTTTGTTCAGGAACTAGCAGAAACAGAACTTCTCCTCTATCGGATCAATTCTAATCTAGCTAAAGCTCAATACGGAGAACTAGTAGCAGAATCAGTTTCCAATGTAGATAGAGAAGGAAATGTTTTCTACGAAGAGAAGATAATTCCTCTGATGGAATTGAAATTGAAACTCACTGCTCGTAAAGACAGAGTTATTAAACTAATGGTTGGTGATAGGCAGGAGAAGTACAAGAAGAAGGCGGCCCTAAAACAAAAAGATGAAAGTGATTTCTCCAATAGTGGGGCTAAACTAAAACGTTCTCTAAAACAAGAAGTAATTGAAGTAACTGTAGAAGAAGCTTCCTCTCCAGAAGATCTCATCTCTCAGGCTCTGGAAGAGTCTGGAAAGTAGTTTCTCTCCCGCCGATTTGACTAATCTCGTTTAACTCCTGACAATTAGAGTGTGACTACTAGTTCCTGGGCAGCTAATCTCTGGCATTCAAGAAATGACGTTCCTTCTATCGAAGGTATGCGACACGGAGGTATAGCTGAACAATTAAGAAAGAAGTATACGGTATTTGGAAGCAAGACAGACCGAGTTCGTCAGTTAGCCAAAATGTTTGGGATGTCATTTGAAGAGTTGGTTGAAAGTCAGGGATTTAAAGAAGCAATGGCGAAAGGTATTTATGCTGGCAAATTAGGCGAAGGGTCGTTTGGTGTTATTGAGAAATATAAAAGTAGTTATCGGGGTCATATTTTTAGTTTTGCCACGAAGTCTGTTCATGAAAACGCTGAAGCAAATTTACGGACCTTTTTAGCTGATGCAGATAAGTTTAAAGGTATTGAGAAAGCACTCGATCTTAGCCAAGAGGCTAGGACCTTATTGGAATTAAGAGGTGCGCCTGCTGTCCCAGAATTTTATCATCTTACAGAGGAGGGCGGCAAACAACGGATGTTTATGGAGTTTCTTCCTGGGAAGAATTTGGAGCATGTTGCCGGAGCAGAGATTTCTCAAGTAGAGAAAGAATCTCTGAAAGAGTCTTTAGAGAGAGCTACTTCGAAGGGGATTTATAACCCAGATTTACATGCTGGAAATATTATGATTGGGCCAAAAGGCGAAGTCTATTTGCCTGACTGGGGATGGACAAGAAGCGCTACAGAGTTGGCTACTGAAGGACGAACGATGGAAGGGGCAAAAGAAAAGATGCGAGCAAAAGTAGTTAAAGCTTTTCGTGGACAGGGTTCAGAAGTTGGAGATGTTCTTGCGGCCGAAGGCACAACAGCTGCACCTAGAAGAAGGAGACCTTCGCTTCAAGCTTCTTCTCAAGATTTAACTAGTGCTCAACAACAAATTTGGGAGAGTGCAATTTCGGGAGGTCGGGGCCATGAAAGAAAAGCATCGGCTGTTGATCAGCTTTCTAGGTTCTCTGGTCAATCTATAACAAAAAGGTAGAATTAAACTATGAATCCACTTTCAAATATAAATCCAGCTGTACTGAGTCTCGCGGGGAGAGGAGCCAGAGTTGGTGCTGGTGTTTATGGAGGACTAAGTGGCGCCACTAAAAAACTACTGTTGGGAGGAGCAATAACTGGAGTTGGTCTCGGAGTTGGGGCGTTAGCAGGAGACGAAGAATCTTCGAATGCAAGATTTCAAAACGTAATGGCTGGAGGTATGGCAGGATTAGGTGTTGGTGCAGCGGCAATGGCACCAGGACTAGTAGCTAAAGGTCTTTGGAAAGGTGGAACAGCATTAGCTTCTACTCCTTACCATATGGCCTACGCAGGAGTTCTTGGAGAAGGAGGAGAGCGCGGAGCATGGAGTGGAGCCAAGGCGTTATATAGAGGCTACGTTCGAGCACCCGCGCGGGCAGTAAAAGGTGCCTACAAAATGACCAAGGGAGTTCTTGGTTGGATGAACAGACATCCACTTCTTTCTCTAGGATTAGGAGCGGGAGCCTATATGGGAATAAGCGAAATGACTTCAGGTAATTCTGGTCCAAATCTTTCAGATGACGAAATGTCAGAACTAGCAATGAGTAGAGGAGCTTCTTCTACAGATTCAAGAGAGATGTTACAAGACAGTACAGTAGGATTAACTCAAGGTTTACATCGTAGGAGACACGGCTAATGATTACTGACAGCGAACAAGGATTTGGAGGAAGATTAAGAAGATTAGGAAAAAGAAGTATGGATTTCTTTACCCGAGATCCAGCTAGTGCAAAGAGCGGAATTTTTAAGAAGTGGACTGAAACAGGTATCCACAAAGGAGCAATGAATGACGTCCGCTGGATGTTTGGTCTTCAAAAAGGCCATCCAGTACAAGAGGGAGTTAAGAGAGGACTTCTAGGTAGAGCTGCAGGAAGACTAATTGGTCCCGCGATTCTTGGATATGAAGTCTATAGCGGCTACAAAGAAGGTGGAGCTTGGGGGGCAATTAAAGCCGGGGGCGAATCGTTGGCGTTGACTTATGTTATGGGAGCCGCACTTCGGGCTGCTTGGGCTCCTGCACTAATGGGTGTTGCAGGATATCTTGGCGCAAAGACGGCTTACAACATTGGTAGAGATCCTGCAGCTTTTACTTCTTTGAAAGGCTATGTTCGAAATTATACAGATAAATATAGAAGAGGGTACGCTGGAGTACAAATGGGGACTCCAGCCTTAGATCCTTTTGGAAACAATGCTACAATGAGACAAAGGTCATTGAATGCAATTCAAGATAGCAGAATCAATGGTAGAGGCGCTCTTGGTAATGAAGCGGGATTGATTAGTCAGCCTTATTTTCGGTAGGAGGAATAATGTCTTGGTTAGGAAAAGCCTGGGGAGCTACTAGAGGAGCAGCCGCAGGTGCTTGGGGAACTACTAAGGCTGGAGCAGCAGGTGTTTGGAGTAGTCATATAGGGAAAGGAGCTGTTGTCGGGGCGGGTTTGGGAGGAATTTATGGAGCTGCGTCTGATGACACCTCAATTCTTGGTGGCATGGCCATGGGCGCAGTAGGAGGGGCGGCAGGAGCCTATGTGGGAAGAGGAGCTTATCGTAGTTATGGGTACGGGAAAGGCATTTATAGCTTCATGAGGGGGCAAGGATTTAGCAGGATGGAATCACTTGGGTCTGCTGGTGGAGCTGCCTGGAAAGACGCATTGCGTCGAGGACAGGCCTCTGCTTCCACTATAGGTGCTTTTGCTTCTGGAGTTTGGGGGACTGGAGGAGGACTTGGAGCAGGCAAGGCAACTTGGAATTTTGCTCGAGGGATTCAAAAAAGAGGAATACTAAGTTCTTTTAGAGCTGCTGGCCAAGCTACGTTCCGTGAAGCACTAGCAAGTGGAAGGTCCTCGGCTCGCAGAATAGGAGCGACTCAAGGTTCTGCTCCCAATGCATTTAGCGCCATTCCGTAAGGAGATTAGTTTATGGCTTGGTACAATTCTGCTTGGGGAGCAGTTAAAGGATATGGGGCTGAGGCGGGTTCATGGGCTAAAGCTATAGGCCTTGATGTTATTGGAAGCCGTGCTGGTCGAGGCGCCTTATCTGGGGCTGGTATGGGGGCAATGTATGGTGGTTTTTCTGATGACACCTCTATGTTTGGGAGTGCTTTTCGTGGGGCTATGGCTGGAGCAATGATTGGCAGCACAAGAGGAAGAACTATGTATGCTGCAGCTGGTGGAGCTGCTGTTGGAGGGCTATTAGGAAGTGGAGATAATTTGGGCCTTAATGCTGCATCTGGTGCATTGCTTGGTCTTGGAGCCGCCCGCGTAGGCAGGGGGTTGGCAGGTAGCTATAATTACGGCAAAGGCATCTATGGCTTTATGAGATCTCAGGGGTTTGGGAGACTAGGAGCTTTAGATGCTGCTGGTGGAGCGGCTTGGAAAGACGCGCTGCGTCGAGGGCAAGGAAGTATTAGTTATATTGGAAACACAGCGTCGAAAGCATACAACTCATTTAGAGCGATGCTTTAAGTAAATTAGCACACTATCTTGCCTCTTAATCTCTCTACCTGTAATCAAACCTGTAAAGACTGCATCCTGGGCTATGTTCAGAAACATCGTCTAGGTAAAGGCGATAAGTTTGAGATAATTTGTAAGGGCATTCCTGAGCAATACCTACCAGACCATGTTCTAGCATCAGTAGAAGATCCAGAAGAGGCTATCTCTGTTTTTGATCCAGTTGTTTGGGCCGCGAGAAACTTGGACTGGCATTGTCTGGATCCACAAGGAGAAGTCTGGAGAAGGAAGACTGAAGATGGGATGCTGGCAAACCAATACAATCCCTACAATGCAAGAGATGGTTTAGCAGGTAAGTCTCCTTTTCATAGACCTTATCAAGCTCAGGCTCTTCGTTGCACTTCTAAATTCAAGGTTCTCAGATTAGGACGCCAGGTTGGCAAGACTGAGATTATGACGATCCTGATGCTTTTTAATATGTTCACAAATGATAACTTCAAGGTTCTTGTTCTTACGCCTTATCAAGCTCAGGTGGATTTGATTTTCGCGCGCATCAATAGCTTTCTAGATAAAAACTCTCAACTTCGTCAATCGGTCTCGAGTTCAGTTAAATCTCCTAACTATAAGATAGAACTGAATAACGGTTCCAGAGTTATTGGTTTTACCTCGGGTGTTAAGTCAAAGGGTGATGCTGGTAGTGCTCGTGGTCAAGATGCAGATATGCTGGTTATCGATGAGGGCGATTATCTATCTAGCAACGACTATGATACCATTAACGCAGTCACAATTAACCATCCCAACGCAACAGTTTGGCTCTCCTCGACTCCTACTGGTAGACGAGAGAGATTCTATGCTGCTTGCTTTTCAAAGATCTATAAAGAATTTCACCACTCTTCATTCGTTAACCCGATGTACACGGAAGAGCGAGATAGATATTTCAGAGAGAATTCGACTGAGGCTGGTTACGATCATGAAATTTGTTTTGTTGGAGACACATTAACCAATACACAGGATGGTTTGAGAAAAATTGAAGATATTAAAGATACAGATTTTGTTTACGATTATTTTTCTAACCCAGTTCGAGTCTTAAAAGGGGCTACTAAAACAGGGACTAAAGAAGTATGGGAGTTTGAGACATCGGCTGGAAAGTTTGTTTGCACTCCAAACCATTCGTTTCCGAATAGAGACTTTTTGAAACAAGCAATTTCAGAGCTGACAGAAATTCCTGTTTATAGATTTGATCATAAGTCTGCAAAATGTGTTGACAGAGATGTCTTATGGGCAAGGTTGGTTGGTTCAAATCTTGGTGATGGCTCTAGTTGCTCTACAAGATACCAGTCGTCTTTTTATTCAAAGAATAGACAAGATATTGAGAATATTATTTGCGACATCAAACGTCTTTATCCGGAATATAATGGAAAAGTCGTTTACGACGTCATAAAAAATACTAATAAAGAAAACAGATTGGTAAAAGTTGATGGAGACAGATATACAGCGAATGTTGGCAAGAATATTACTTTGCAGTTGATTGGGCGAGGAGTTGTCAGGGGTAGAAAAACTTACCAAGAATTCGATGTTCCAGATTTTGTAAAAAACGGTAAATCAGAGGTTAAAGCTGCATTTTTAGCAGCTCTTTTTGGTTCTGAGGGATCTACACCTAGAATGTCGAATGGATATACGCCAGGGACTATAAGTCTATCTATGCATAAGCAAGCGGGAGTAAATGGGCATGATTTCTTTTTGTCTTTGGTCAAACTTTTAGATGATTGTGGGATCAGATCTACTTATACACATAAAGAAAATAAAGTTGGTTATCAGACTTACAGTCTCTATGTATATAGTGACATTGACAATATGACATCTTTCTTTAGGAATGTCGGTTACCTGTATGCGCAGGAAAAAGAAGAGCTTTCTTTTTATTGGTTGCACTATCTTATGCATTGGAAATATGAGTTGCAAAAAAAGTGTCTGAAATTCGATAAGGCACGGCAGCTTAGACAAGAAGGAGGGACTTATCGCAAGATAGGGCGAGAACTCGGAATGACGTTTAGCCAAGTGGAAAAGGCCGTCAAATGCGACAAGGATTCAAAGAGGCTTTATGGAAAAGCCGATAAGTTTTTGCCATTTACTGAATGGCTTGATAAGCGACTTTCCAAAGACGGAGCTTTGTTTATTGATGTTTTTAACAGTAGAGCCATTGGCCAAGTTGATGTATTTAACATTACAGTAGATACGCCAGATCATTCTTATCTTCTTGCAAATGGTCTAAGAACTTTTAACTGTGCGAATTTCTCTGAACAAGAGGAAGGTGTCTATCAGAATCGTTACATCGAGATTGCTCAGTCAGATTATGAATACGCAGATATGCGGCCACAACCCAACTGGCTCTATGGAATTGGAGTCGATTGGAATGATGTGAAGATTGGTACAGCCATTATGGTAGTTGGTTACAATCCTACAAACGGCATTTTCTATGTTGTAGATAAACAGATTGTTAGCAGGGCTGGATGGAATCAGACGGCAGCAATGTTGAAAGTAGTTGAGTTGAATAGAATGTGGATGCCGCAGTTTATCTATGTGGACAGCGGGTTTGGTCATGCGCAAGTCGAGTTCCTGCATGGCGAAGGTTACAATGCTGCCGCAGATCCAAATCGGGGTGTTGCGAGTCCCGATGCGCGTCTGAGAAACGTTGTTAAAGCTTACAAGTTCGGCGGGAAAATCCAAATCCACGATCTGTTTACAAAAGAACCCGTAGACAAGCCAGCTAAGCCATTCATGGTCGAATCTTCAGTACGAAGGTTTGAAACGGGAACAATTAAATTCCCCAAGTCAGACGAGAAGTTAACAGCTTGTCTCCAAGGTTACATTATCAAGAATGTGACAGAATCTGGTGAACCCCATTACGAAGCTCAGAACGAAGCTGTTGGAGACCACCTGGTAGATGCATTGAATCTTGCTCTTGTAGGGTTTGTCCTGGAGAAGACAAATCTTGGGAAGCCAAAGTTTACAGCAACAATTGGTTTTGCAGGGAATCTAGGTCAGTCGCCGGCTGAAACGAGAGAACACGAGAAGAAGATTGAGTCTATCAAGAATAAAGAGTCTGGTAGAACGAAAGAACTAGAGCACAGAGGACTGCCCCAGGTTTTCTCGAGAGTTCCGGCCGCACACACAAGGGACCAAACACAGTCCAATCCTTCAAAACTTTGGTCATGGCCTGGATTTAATAGAGATGAACCTCCTCCTAAGTGGAAACGAAAGCCTTGGCGAAATAAACCAACTAGGAGTAATATTTAATGCATGAGTCTTGATATCTATACCAAGCCCTCCTCCGATCCTTCTTACATAGTAACAAATCAAACTTGGAAGAATCCCTTTCGCATTTCTTTTGATGGACAAGTCGGTGGCTCAATGGTTCTTCCATTCTGGCTAAGAAATAACGACAAGAAACATGCCTACGCAAGTATAACTCTAACTATCAACGACACTTCTGTTGGAGCGGCTTGGAGCACTTCTCCAAAGTGGATGTGGAAGTTGAAACAAGTCGCGGCAGAACCCCTTCCCGTAGAGTGGGAATCTGTTGCTTCAATGAATTCTATTTCAGTAGCTGATATTGGAAACGCCTATCAAGGGGATATTATTACTTTCGTGCCATTTTGGCTCTACATACTTTTTCCTCAAGGACTCCTTGCTCAAACGATAAAGGAAGTAAGATTCAATCTTTCTGCTCAAAAAGTTTATGTGGTAGGAGTCTAAGTAGATGCCGCTCTCTGAACTTTGGAGACACGATTGCGATGCACAGAGTGATTTTACTCATTCTGTAGTTAGCGGCACAATCACGTATGCCAGTGGTTACTGTCAGCTCGCTTGCGTGAATACTAACAATGCTGGTTGGGATGGAGCTACTCATCGCGGTCCTATAGCATACAAAACTCCTCTCCCCGACGACGAAGAGCATATGCTGCAATTGACTGCGAAATGTATCTACTACACTTCGAATGATTATGGAACTAATCACGATACAGGTTGTGGGTTCTATAAAGATCGAGACAATGCTTTTGGAGCCTGCATTTGGAAGACTGCGGCTACTACATACAAACTTAAAATCTGGCGTCTATTGGCTAATACAAATGTTGATGTTGCTCTCATTACATTAGGCAGTACAACTCCACAAGTTGATCCACTATTTATTAAAATGTTGTATGATCCTGTGTATCGAACAGTCCAGGTTTGGTATAAGGGATGTGGCGCTGCTGACTGGACGTTAGGAACTGATTTTTACAGTCTAGGCTTTACGCCGATAGCTTGTATGCTCTATACACGCAACTATGGTTATTACGGTGTCACAGGTCGTTGGGATTACATGCAGATCGAAGAGTTTGATGCTCCTCCTCGATTTCGTGAGGGGGAGATAGATAGTAACGGCCTTTCTGTTCAGCGTTCGAGAAACATTTCTGACGTGATCTTGATCGACACAACACAAGGAAGGTTCGGTGTTGGAGGAGGATCAGGCTTTACTGCTGGCGGTATAGCTTACTTAAAGGGGTCGGTTGCTGGGGTTGGTATGTGGCGCGACAGCCATTCAGCTTCTTGGCGTTGTGCTCCTGCGCCTACGGCAACAACACCAACTTTGTCTAATAATGGATCAGAAATAGTTATTTCTTGCGGAGCAACAGCGGGAGCTTCTTTTCCAGGGAAGGAAGCTGGTAGAGTTATATCGAATCCTTTATGGGTTTTGCAGGGAGATTTTGACATTCAGGTTCGTTTCTCAGAATTGACGCACACAGCAGATGGAATAGCATTTTTACTTGGCGTAGCCAAAGTTGTTGGAGGGAAGGAGGGTGGCTCTTGGTATGCAGTGAATGGCAGTACAGGTAGAGGTGGTTGGGTTAACGCATCAATTGAGGGTATGAAGGCCGGAGTATGGGGTGCAGGGGGCACGTCGGATCCTATAGCTGTCGATAACAAGGGGTATTTAAGGCTAAAGCGAACTGGCACTACTTTTTATTCATATGATAAGCACAATTTGGGTGATGGATGGACCAGTATTACACGTTCTGATTATCCTGCTGACCAAGATGTAGGAAATAGTGATGTCTACGTATTCCTGTCCATGCAGGCATGCCTTAACGCTGCGGGCTCGGTTAAATTTGATGAATTTACTATCAACGGAGGTCAAGTAATTACGTCATATGGGTGGCCAAATGAGGCTGCAGGAATTCATCGAGGTCCACTAGGAGCGATGCCGCCGTTGCTTGTTGGTGTATTAGGTTTCAATGAAGTTAACCTAATCAATCCGGCCGACAATACTTTGTGGGCAAGATTCTTGCGAGGAACTAATCTAGCTATATTTGATAACAATAGCGCCTATCCAAGAAAGTTAGATTGGGACAATGGAAAATTGCTTATTGCAAATGGATCGCCAGATTCAACTACAGATAACGGCGGTTTGATTGTAGTCGACTTTACTACGGACAATATATTTCTGCAGCGTCCAGCCGCTACAACATATTCTGGGTCTACGTGGAGAGGTAATAGCGCAGGAGATGCAGAGCGCGTGGGAGGATCAATTAAGCTCAGAAATACGAGCCCTGGTTCTTTTGGATACGGAGGAGATGTCGCTTCGTTAGGAACTACTGCGTGTCGCACCTATGGTTGTGCTGCGCTTGATTACGGCGGCTATGAGATTAGGGCTGCAGCAACCAGTTCCGGAGTGTCTGTTACACGTAGGTCGCAATCCTGTCTTAGCGGCAGTTGCGAAGACGGGCTAACCGCTACATGGGATGCTGCGACATCGACAAAGTTTGTTTATCTAGATACCAATGGAGATCTATATTGGGTTACTGCCGCAAATGTTTATCATATAGCGTATGCTACGTGGGTTGCTAGTCTTGGTTCGACATTTACGGCGGATAAAACGCTTGCCTTGCCAGGTACGCGCGTTGCCGAGTCCCAGTATAGGCTGACAGTTACTTCTGGATCAATTGTATGGATGGCTGCTAACGAAGGAGTATATCGATCCAACGCTTTAGCAGCATTCGAGCTTTGGTTGGGCGAAGAGGGATCTGGGGCAAGAAATGAAACACTTCAAGACTATGATCGAGTTTCGTGTCTAATTTCGAGAACTGAGGACGAGGAAACATATTTAATTGTTGCCTGTCTAGATGGAACAACAACGCTGCTGTACACAATAGACTTGGAAGATGGCTCCATTGTTCAATACACCGATATTTCAACAATGTTAGATTTTTCGGAAGCAACAGCGGTAGCATAAAAAGGAAGTCTTAGTGAGGCTATTTTTTTCATCCACATACGGTGCTGATTATGTGGATCTTTTTATTTCTGAAGTCTACCCAGTGGATGAGTCTGTTGGCGTAGATCCAGAAACAGAAATTCGCATTTACATTGAAGACGAATATGAAGGGATGGATGCCTCAGAGACAGTTATTACGATTCTTGGAGAAGTGGCCTGGACTGGAGGAGCGGCTGCAAGTGGATGGTCAGGTAGTGTTGCGTATGCAGATGATACTTGGACTTATATTATTCAGCGCGACACTTCCTTTGTGCCTCTCCAGACAGTTACAGCTTCTATTCACGTGGAAGACGGGTCTGGAGCTGTCTCTGAGTACGATTGGTGGTTCCGGATAGCTGATCTTGGTGATTTTGCTTTAAATCGAAGACACGTTCATTCTGCTCAGGTTCCTAGTGATTTTAGCCGAGAGACAGATGTCCTCAACAGAAAACCAATCATTGAATGGGTCGAGCCGCCAATTGATGAGGAGGTCGCAGAAGCCTATATACCCGCTGAGACAGAAGTTTCTCCAATTGAAGAAGCGCGCAAAACAACAGAAGAACTTATTAAAAGCTATAACGCACTTGAAAAACTTTCAGATGTTGTAGAGAAGCAAATTGATAAGAAAGTTTCTGATTATGCTGTACAACTAGATCCTGTTGCAGATTATCATGTAATTGAAGCAATCAAACGCTCTTTCCCCGACGCTAAAGATCCAACCAAAATTAATTTCGAAATGTACAAACAATGCCTGGCCCGTTCAAATAAAAACCTGATTCCCTCTGTAACTTTTGACGATATTCAAGAGGCAAAGAACGAACCCTTGAGAACTCAGTTCGGAGGATACGGAAACGAACCGGGGACAAACAGACCAGAAGTCGCGGGATCAATGATTAAACCAGTGGATCTCAATAAATTCCAGAAATCAGCAGTAAAGAAACTTTGGAGCTTCCTACAACCATTAGTAGCCCTTCAAGCGCAACTGGCAGTCTTGATTCATAAGCAAACGACGATGCACGGGAGTTAAGGTGACGCCTTGCCAGAAGAAATAACCTTTACTCCTCTCGGAACCTCCTCCGATAAAACAGCAGGAACAGTTTGGACTACTACAGAAATCTATACTGTAGAGAGTCAACAGACTCTTTATGTGTTACTTGCTTGTGATACAACTCCTACTTCGGTTGAGTGGAACGGATGTTGCGTAGGTTATGACAGATGGCAAAACAACACTTTTCATGTAGGAATGTATACCTTAAAAGTATGTTCAGCTGGGTCTTCTGCAATTACAGTCAGATTTGCTTCTTCTACAACAGCTAAGGCTCTAGCTGTGTATGTGGCGTCGGGATATGAGATGGCAGATAGAAGTGGGGCCGATACTGGGTTTTCTGGGGTTGGTGTTGATACGGGACTTACAAGTGCAACTACAGAAAACATTGAACTTTTAGTTTCTGCAGTTGCTCTTGAGGGACCTTCAGGGGACACCGCAGGGACTTTTGGTGGTGATATTGCCCACACAGGTTTGCGGTCCGGCACGGCAGGAGGGGCGGCAGACACCAACATAACTGTTTCTTGTGGGTATTCAACTCAAACAGAAACTGGTCAACGTCACGCAACTTTAACTGGCCAAACCCCTAGAAAATGGTCGGCTGCGATTGTTTGTTATAAACCTAGAGGCGTTTATGAAAAAATTTGGAGGAAACGAGCCGCCCATGGTTTGCCGGCCATTTTTGATTATGGATTAGCTTATGACGAAGAGCGAGATGAAGTTGTTATGGGTGGCGGCATTTATGCTCCAGAAACAGCTGTTTGGGATACACACATATATAAAAATGGCGTCTGGACATTAAAGTCCCCGGCTCATACTCCTCCTGTCGATAGTCGTCGAGGAGTATCTCTCTGTTACGATCCTATCCGCAAAAATGTTATTTCGTGCGGAGGAGGATTGGTTGGAGGAGCTAAGAGTCCGTTCCCAACATGGAAGTGGGATGGAATAGATTGGATTAATGCTTCTCCTGCCCATTCTCCGGTCTCCTTTAAATGGCCTACAGTGTGCTGGAATCCGATTTCAAACAAGATCTTACTTCTTGCTTGGTCTGGAACGTTTGCTGATGTGTTTAGGTTCTACGAATGGGATGGGACAGATTGGACGGAGTTAACTTCCGTACATAGGCCTCCGACTCGCTGTATGGCTGGCATGTCTTATGATCCAATTAGCGAGAGAATTATTTTGTTTGGCGGACAAGGTCCTACCGCAACTACATTATATGACACATGGGCTTGGGATGGAGTGGATTGGACTGAACTTCATCCAGATACACCTGTCGGAGTAAATCTGTTTTTTAGTTGGGGACAGACTCTGTCCATTTGGAGGGGGCAAATTTATTTTGTAGGAGGATGTGATGTTGCAGGTTCAACGCAAGCTCTATTTGTTGCAAGGTGGACTGGTAGTGATTGGGAATTAGTTAGTGTAGTTAACCCGACAGCTTCACCCTGGCTTTCTCCGTGGAATGGATCTCCTCCCGCAGCGCGAGTACGCTTTGCTTCTGTCGCATTTTCTTCTGAAGATTGCATTGTTGTGCCATCTGGCTTAAGTCCTTATGGAACGCTTCCAGATACTTGGGAATTAATTGGACAACCAGATATTACGGGGGTTGAGGGGTCTCTATATCACGAATTTAGTGTTTGGCTCCCTCAGACTGTATTCGATGAATATGTAGTTAATGTTGCGCCAGATGTAGATAAAAGTATTGCTCCGAGCGATTTCGAACGAGAAAGCGATGTCTTTAATAGAAGGCCAATTATCGAATGGGAAGTTCCTCCAATTGACGAAGACGATGCATTTTATTCAACAAAAGAGACAGAAGAATATGAAACAGAGCTTAAAGATCTCAGAGAGACTGTTGACGATTTAATTAACAGCTACAATGCTCTTGAAAAGTTGGCAGATGTAATTGAGAATAAAATTAACGATAAAGTAAAAGGTTATGTTGTAAAATTGAATCCAGTAATCGACTCTCATGTTATTGAGGCTATCAAAAGAGCGTTTCCAGAAGTAGAAGATCCTACAAAAATTAATTTCGAGATGTATAAACAATGTTTGGCGCGATACAACAAGTCAAATACGCCAGTTATTTCCGAGAAAGATGTCCAGGAAGCTAAAAATGATCCCACAAGGACAGATTTTGGCGGTTATGGCAATGAGCCTGGCATGAATAGACCCGAAATTCAACAAAATGGGATGATGAAGCCGTTAGATCTAAAGAAATTCCAAAAAGGCGCAATTACGAAGCTTTGGAAACAGATTTTGGCACCCGTAAAGGACCAAACACTATTGGCAATACTAATTCATAAAGCTACATCGATTCATGGAAGTTAATTAATGTCGGCCGAAGACTCTTTTGTTCGAGCTAAAGGCGAAGAGGGATCAGAAGAAGATCTTGGGACTTGTTTTCAAGATTGCAATCTGATTGCTTCAACTTTCGAGAAAGCTTGTCATTACGATGCAAGCGAGCCAGCCGTGTATGCTCCAATGATGAGGCAGATTGAGAGTATTCGTTCTTTTAGCGGCTCGGCTCAACTATTCTTGAATTCATATATTCAGACCCCCGTAAGCAAATCAGATACTGAATCTCAGTTTGAGGCTATGACTAGTGATCTCAAATCGACAGGAACACAAAATGTAGAGATCCCGTCAATGACGAGCTTTGGTCCTCAAATTGGAGCCTTCCTTTCTGACACATTTGGTAAAGATTTGATGAATTGGGTTAAGGATTGTATCCCCTGCACAGACAGAATCCTTTCTCTTATAGAGGTTTTCCCGCATCCCGATCTTCTGAGCGCTCTGAAAGCAGATGTCATGTTTAAGGCTGAGTTGTTTGCCGACATGACGAGTTTGCTTAAAAATATTGATATTTATGGTGATTATTGCGAATTGATGAAGTTGTTGAGTTTTATGTGTATCCCAGATTTACAGAGACTAATTGCCCTCCTTATGTCTTTGATTCTATTTGAGGCGCCCAAATTAGACCTGCAAATCAATATATTGATGGCTTTGATTGCCCCTATCTTTGCTCCCATTCTGGCTGGCATTACAGCAATGCTAGATCAATTTGCGTTGATGGTTCTTTCCCCGATCGACTGCATTATTGATAACATCAACTTCCAGTTGAAGAAGATCTATATGCAGATGGATCCTAAAAATCCTCTGGAAGAGATGAAGAACGGTATTGCTGAGTTAAATAATTCAATTATCGAGGGGAAAGAGGCTATCCAAGAGAAGCTAGATTATTATATTGAGCAAGTTAAAAAGCTTTTGGGTGAAGCGAATTTTGGGGCAAGCGCTTATCTGAAGGTTTCTTTCAAAAAGCTAAAGCTGATTAGGCTTATTAGTTTTATCGCGGCGATTATTACCTCTCTGTCAAAGGGCCAGCTTGCATGCACGCGCGAGGGAAGATCGCCCTCTCTCACTGAACTAGACAACTTCTTCAATAATTTCTTCGGCGACAACTCTAATTTCCGGGTAACTGTCGATCCTAATGGGAATTTGAGTATTGATGAGGCGTTGCCGGAATATAACGACATCTACCAACAAGATGTTGCTGGCGTGATTGGTCAAAGCGCAGAGATCAACAATCTTATCCAGGCAGGTTCAACAAGCGACTTCTATAAATCTTTCACTCAACAGATTGAAGGAATCCAAAAAAGTCTCTCTTCAGCTGTAAAGGTCAATATTCCTTGCAGGATAGAGACAACTCCTGAAGATAGCAGTAAAATAGAATCCTGGATAGCTGAACTTAGCAAAACAGGCCTGTAGAAAGGATACCCTATTGGCTTTCTGGGATTTTCTCAAAAGAAAAAAGAAGGAAGTTGTTCAAGACTTCAAGCCTTTTCCGGGTGTCCTGGGAACTACCAAGAAAGATGTTGTCAAAATTAACGCTGTTGTTCCATCTGCGCAAGGGGAATTAACAGTTTCGGGACTTAAAGATAAGGCCAAGAAGATCTCCGAAATCAAGAAAGTTCCTCATTCTGAATTTAGCTATACATCTGGCAGAACAATGGGTCTTGAGGAAGGCTATGTTCCTTCTGAATACGATCTTGCAGAGATTGGCGTGGTTGAGGATGTAGAAGGCATTGTCCGTCAGGCTAACCAAAAGAAGATAGCTTTGATGTATAAAGAGGGTTTTGACTGGATTGGCTCAAATCCTCTAACGATTCAGTATGTGAAAACTCGTCTAGCTCAAATTGAACGCGCCAGCAGAATCTCAACATCCACATTGCTTCGGCGAATTGGAGAGAGTCTTGTAAAGTCATCGAACGCTTTCGTTGCTAAAGCTAGAAATCCAGAGTGTTCGGGAGGAAAAGTTCGCACAACCCCAGAAGGAAAGACGTTAAAGCCTGTTGCAGGCTACTTCCTTCTTCCTCCAGAGACAATGCGGGTCAAAATAAATGATAATACGGGCAAGATTCTCGGTTGGCGCCAACAAATGCCAGACGGAAGGACAAAAGATTACAATCCAGACGACATTATTCATTTCTCCATCTACAGAAAAGAAGGATTCGTATTTGGAACTCCAGTCCTTGTTCCTGTAATGGACGATATTCGTTCTCTTCGTCATATCGAGGAGAACATTGAGCTTCTGATCTATCAAAATCTATTTCCTCTCTTCCAGTACAGAATCGGAACAGATCAACAGCCTGCTGGTTACACAGAAGACGGGAAAGATGAGATCGATGTGGCAAAAGAGCAGATTCAGTATATGCCTGCAGAGGGTGGGATTGTTACTTCCCATCGGCACGAAATTAAGATGATTGGTTCTGAAGGACGAGCCCTTCGGGCAGAAAAATATCTTGAGTACTTCCGCGAGAGGGTTATTGCAGGTCTTGGTATTTCAACAATCGATCTTGGCCAAGCCTATTCAGCCAATAGAGCCAGCGCTAATACCCTTTCTAGACAGCTAATTGATAGCGTGAAAGATATCCAGGACGTTCTCGAAGAACAGTTTGCAATGGAAGTCGTTTCTGAGCTTCTTCTCGAGTCTACTTTTGGCTTTGATGTTCTTAGCGAGAAAAACATAGTCAAATTGCGTTTTCGAGAGATAGATATTGAGAATCGCGTCAGGGTTGAAGAGCATGCTGCAAATATGTTTGATAAAAACGGTCTTACCTATTCCGAATTTCGTTCAGCTCTTGGCAGAGAACCGATTCTAGTTCCGGAAGATGGAAAGAGTCAGGATCCTAAGAAATATCCAGATTGGTTTAATACAAAGTGGAAGTTGTTTGGCGAGCCCGAGGCCCTGATCAAGGCCGTAGATGAGCCATTTTTGGCTAGCGCACAGGCTGCCGCAGAATCAAGATCAACAGCTATTACACAACCTCAAATCCAAAAGAGTGTAAGCACTCAAAAGGAGATTGATAAAGCGGCCAAATCTCCAGCCCCTAAAGTGGTTGCGGCTAAAAAGCCGGCTGCAAAGAAGAAAGACTTCCTCTCCGAACAGTACAAAGATTTGGAATCTGATGTTGTTCAGTATATTGACAGAGCGGTAAAGAATCTCAATGAGATTTCTTACAAACAGATCGAAATGGTTTCTAATATTTGGGTTGACAATGTAATCAAGACTCTCTCTGCTCGTGGAGGACTTGAATTGGTTTCAGGCTTCAACGATCAAACTGGCGGAAGGGCACATCAGGCCAGCGCAATGATCCAGTCAGGAAGGAATAGGGTCACTGAACGATGCCGCCATTTCTTGGATAGATTAAGCAAAGACATTTTATCTCGAGTTTATGATCTGCTTAAAAATGAGATAACAAAGGATAATCTGGACTCTTTCATAGCTGAGATCAGGAATGTTTTCCAGTCTCTCCGTTATCGTATTGATTACATTGCCAATGTAGAGTTATCGAAAGCTTACAACTATGGTAACCTTTTAGGTATGAAGTTTCAGGGGCATAAGGAAATCGAATCTGTACCGAACGATTCTGCTTGCCCAAAGTGTTCAAGTTACAGAGGCCGCAAGTTGAATATCGACGATCTGGATATCCAGGACATTTCTCCACATCACAACGGATGCGAATGTCATATTAGGCCAGTAATTCAGGAGGCATAAATTGGCACGTTTTATTCAATTTACCGATTTCTTTACCGCGAAACCTCTTGCTTTGCTGACCGATAGTGAAGATGCAGGCAAGAAAGACTTCTTTTCTCTTTTTAAAAAGCCTGTTCCTCGTCGATTCCGCGCCAAGGAAGACAATACCAATCTAGTTCTTCCAAAGTCTCTTGGTGCAAAGATTGCCGCTACCCATGCTGCCAGAGTGACGGGAAACCATGGCTTTTATCTTCCTGACAAGATGAAGAATGGGGCGGGTACCTGGCTAGCTCCTTTTGCCAAGCCTATTCTTCTTCATCACGAGAAGACTGACGACGCAATCGGCCGAGTTCGTGATGCGCGATATGTAGATATTTCTCAGGGCTTCCGCGCAGACATGATCAAACGCAAGGACAGCATTACTGATCTAGAAGTTAGCGACAATCTTATCGACGCCTTCTTTGAGGGAAAGCTTGAACCCACTCAGGTTGTCGACGTCGTTCGTTTCTGTTTCCTAGATCAGCAATTCGCAAAAGATCCCTCGTATCCTGGCGTCGGTTACATTGAGCTAACTGCCTCGATTACCGATCCAGATTCGATCAAGAAAGTTATCGACCAGCGTTATCTTACAGGTTCTATTGGCGCCAGAACAGATGCAGCCATTTGTTCGATTTGTAAGAAAGACTGGGCTGACGATTCTTTCTGTGATCACAGGCCTGGAAAGACCTACAAGGTTAATGAAGTAGATACAGTTTGTGTACTAATCGCGGGCAACCTAATCTATTCCGAATACTCCTTTGTAAACGCTCCAGCAGACGATCTTTCTCAAACACTAGAACTCTTTGTTGACGGAGAGAAGAAAGATTCTATTTCTACAACAGTAGCCAAAGACAGTATCTACGAAGTAGCTTTTGACTTGGAAGACTCCCTAACAGAGTTCGAGGCGGAAACAGATCTCGTCCTCTCGGATAGCCAACAAGAAGTAGTTCAAGAACCAGAGAAAGAACTTTCCGAACAAGAACGACTTATTAATTCTCTCAAGGAAACTCTCGGAGATTCTTTTGAAGAAGTAATTGGAACAGAACCTACAGTATCAGATCTGCTTTATGGCCAAATGTTCCTCGACCTAGAGGGAGAAGATCTTCAAAAGTTGGTAGACGCTAAACTTTCTGCTGCTGCTCGCAAGAAACTTCCTGCTTCAACTTTTTGTGGACCAGATAAAAGTTTTCCAGTTGGGGACTGTGCCCATTTTTCTGCCGCGCTGCGTCTATTAGGAAAGTACAAAGGTCCTGGAGACAAAAACAGAATCCGCGCATGCATCGAGCGAAAAGGTTCTCGCCTTGGTTGTACTAGTAAGAGTAAGAAAGATACTATTGGCATCGGCCAATTCAACCTCGATTGGTTTGATAAATTCGAGGATGACGAACTTCTGCAACTCCAAAATGGCCTAACAGCCGCAATGAAAGAACGGGGTATGGAGGAGTACGTAGAAAACAAAGTAGCTGATAGTAATATTGAATGCGAAGAGATTAAGAATAAGCTAGAGCAGCTCGATTCTTTACAAAAAGAACTTGCGACTGCATATGAAACCCAAAATGCGCTTGACGAGCAGATGTCAAAGGTCACAAAAGAGCTAAAAGAAAACTTTATTGATTTCGTAATCTTTATTAATGGGTTTACTGGTGCTACTATTAATAAAGATGAGCTAATCACAAAGACTGAAGATGAATTGAGAAATATGCTTAATGTGCTTTATACACAAGTTGACTCGAAGCAAATTTTTGAGAAAATAAATTCAGGGCTTACAAAAGATGCTCCACAACAGACGGTAGAAGATCCGACATTGGGTTTTAGACAAGAAGTTAAGGACGAAGTAAAGAAGCCCGTGGTAATAGACGCAGAGCGATTGGCGGAAATTAGAGATTGCGCGATAAAGATTTTGGTAAATCAGGGGTTCGATAAAGCAAAGGCTTTCGTAGAAAAATTCAAGGCGCAAGGGGTTTTACCCCCAGATATCGAAACCATTAATTTTTTAGGAGGAAATAGATGAGTATTAATTCACTAGGTCAATATTCAGCTACTTTCAAGCCGTATGACCACGTAGGCAATATTGTTCCGGATATTGAACACAGTGAAGGCGAGCGCCCTGCTGGCGATTTCTGGCCTGCTGCTTGGCTACCAGTAAAGTTTTATGATAAGCATTATGAAAACTGGATGACCATCATGCCTGGCAAGATTCTTGCCCTTGATCCGGATGGTCGCCTTATGCCTGCTCAGTACGGCCTTACCAGCGCAACTGTCACTTATACCCAGAACGATATCGATGCTGGCGTAATTGACATTGCAACTGGCGCTGCTGTTACGACTGCCAAGACAGTGACCCTCTCTAATCTTACTGGCGAGAAGGATCCTACCTGGACTGCTGCTAACGCTGGCGTTGGTGCAGTTACTTCAGGTTTTATGGGTCGTTTCGGTGTCGCTTTTGATGACAGTACCGTAAAGTACCCAGTTGGCGTTTGCCCTTACCCGATGATTCAGTGGGCTGGCGACGGGTCGACTCTAGACGATGGTTTCAACCCAGTAGCCTATCGTCAGACAAATTATAATATGCAACATCGCGCTGCGTTGCTTTGCGATTATGTTATTAAGCTCCCGTTGATCCCTGGCCAGGTTACTTCTGAGGCGCTTCCTACTACTTGGACTGGTTCTGCGGTGCCTTTTACTGGTGCAGGCGGATGGCGTACCCGTACTTGGATTCAGGCTACCGATCGTTACAATAGCTCGACTGGTACCTTCCCGTGCCTTGATACCTATCCAGTTGTGGCTTGCTCGCTGGATAACCGACCGATTGCCAAGAATACAACTCGTACAACGATTACTTCGTCCAGCACAACTCTCCTGGTAACTGAGCGGGATTCGCTTGCTGAGATTACTCAGGCTGGTGACTGGTGGATGGATTACGAGATGGGCGTTCTGTTTGTGTACAGCGCTACTGGTTCGAGTCTGCCTGTGAGTGGCGCGACTACGATTACTTATTATCATTACGCAACTGCTCCTACTGTGGTTTCTTCTTTTGGCTGTGTAGTTGCAACCACGACCGAGCTAGTTCGTGGCGAGTATCTGAAGTGCGATTCTAACTCGAACTTCGTGCGCGCGGACCCTGCTTCTGACAATTTTGCCACTATCGTTGGTCAGGTGCTGCAGGTAATCGATTATCCGAAGGACAATCTCGAGTATGTTCGTACCGCGTATAATCCCGCTCTGAGAACCGCTTCTGTAGGTACGATGGCAAACCAAACTGCTGGTTCTTCGAGCGCGAATCTTGGTCAACTTGATCAACTAACTGGTAGTGCTACTGGTGGCGTTCCGACCCTGGTTACCTACGCTGGTGGCGCTAATAAGATCGTTGTTGTAAACCTAATCGGTCGCTAATTAAGAACTTCTTTTCTCGTAGGAGGAATTTAATATGAGTTATCAAATTAACGATTGGTCCGAGCTGAAGTGGATCTGGGATAATAACGGTCGAATCCCTGGCTCAGATTCCAATGAGCGTCTGTCGATTAATGATGCCATTAGCACCACATCAGCTCCTCTGCTTTTCCCGAAGGTAATCAATCGGACGGTTATGGAGGCTATGGAACCCCTGATGATTGGTGCAAGCCTCCTGCAGGAAATCCGATTTAGCTATGGGCAGCAGATTAGTTTCCCAGCGGTTGGGGCTCTTGAAGCTGCGGAAGTTGGAGAAGGCCAGGAATATCCAGAGCGCAGCCTGGATATGGGTGGCGGGGTTGTTACCGCGAATATCGGAAAGAGCGGCGTAGCTGTTAAGTTTACAGAGGAAATGCTTCGCTACTCTCAGTACGATGTAATGGGCATGCATCTTCGCGCTGCTGGTCGCGCTCTTGCCCGCCATAAAGAGAAGAAGATTTTTAATTACATTCGCGCAATGGGCACCACTGTTTTTGATAACCTTCAGCCCACTCGCTCTCTCTTTGGCGTAACTCACGGCAGAGGTTTGAACGGTCAGCCGAATGGCTCGGTTATTGTGGATGACATTTTTGATACCTGGGGCCAGGTCAATGCTCAGGGTTTTAACCCGAATACCCTTTTGGTTCACCCACTTACATGGGTTATGTTCGTGAAAGACCCAGTACTCCGCGCATTTGCTCTGCAAAATGGTGGAGGCGTATTCTTTGCTTCGTGGACTGGGAGCCCCTCTGATAAGGCTTCGTGGCACAGCAAAATGGGTGTTTCGGGCGGCCAATACATTAACCCTGGCCAGACCGCGACTGGCTCTGCTGTACCGAATAGCTCGACTGCTACTCCGACTTTGTCGTATCCGCAGACACTGACTTCGGCTCCTCAGCTTCCGAGCTATGCCAATATTCCTCTTGTGATCATCGTGTCTCCGTTCGTGTACTTTGATGCTCGTCGTCGAATCACGGATATCTACATGTTTGACCGCAATGAGCTTGGCGCTCTTATCGTGGACGAGGAAGTTAACTCTGGCCAGTGGGAAGACCCTGCACGCGACCTGCTCAAGATTAAGATGCGCGAACGCTATGGTATCGCCATCTTCTCCGAAGGCCAGGCAATTGGTGTAATGCGTAACGTGTTCGTTCGTCCGAACCAGATTGTACTGCCTGCTCAGGCCACTATCGAAACTTCTGGTACTTTTGCTGATATCGATCCTTCCACTGCCATTAGCTAACTAGACTTCTCCTTGACCTTTCGTCGAGTTTAACCTAACATCTAGAAACAAGAACTCGCCCTAAAGTCACAGGAGTACTCTATGTCCGCTATTACCAGAATTACCCTTCCTGATCCAGGTCCACCTATGTGGTTTTTTCAGGGCTCTGGATATGATATTCATCTGACGTTTGCCAATCCCGGTCCTGCAGAGGTTGACTTTGAGGTCCTCAGCGATCCAGATCAACAGTACCTCGTCAGTTCTGTTCATAGTGGCAGTGTTGAAAGTAGCGTTCCCATCCATGTATTGCTGCGAATTGTTTCTCAGAAGAAAGCAGAAGAAGTAAAAGAGATGGAGGAGCAGGCCTCTCCAGAAGTTGTTTCGTATATCCAAGAGATGGAGAATAAAAAGGTTCAGCAGAAACTTCTTGAGGTAGCTGCAAAACAGGAAGAGAAACAGGCTCGGTTTGAAGAGCAGTGCAAGACAGTTGTTAAAGGTTCCTGGAAGGCAATTAGAGATTATCTTGCAGGCAAGGGGGAGGACACGACTCTTCTTCTTGCCCTTCTAAAGTATGAGCAAGAAGGAAAGAATCGGAATTCAGTGAAGGCTCTTTTGCAAGATAAATTGAAGAATATCCGTCACAAGAAAATCCTTGAAGCAGAAGGGGAATTCAAGAATCTTCCCGAGGTGGTCGGTGACGTTAAGGAGAAAGTAGTTTACAATGTAGATGATGAGGAAGGGCAAATGATTGATTTTCTACCAGATGGTACACCAAAAATAGTTAAACCTAAAAAGAGGTGAGGTAGCTGGCCACTCTCTCTTCGATTATAGACTCAATCCATCCTGCGGTATCTGGCTTAAATATTATCCTTTCTGATAGGGTTTGGGTTCTCTTCGATAGAGAGCTTGATGAGGAAAGTGTAAAAAAGAATCTTTTCGTTACTGGCCCCGATCAGGATACTTGGTCTGGTCCAGATCTCCTGCTTTTCCACAATAAACTAGAAGATGGTGACGAGGAGCAAATCCTCCAGTCTTCTGATTATCACGGCCTTGTTGATGGAGACATTACCTTTGAGAAAATCCAACTAACTAGTCTTGGTGGCTATTCAGGCTATGACCAGTCTGGAAATGGAAGTCTTTGGCGCACTAAGGCGATCTTTACACCAACCTATCCTTTTACAGCGAATACAGAGTACAGGGTTTATCTTTCTGGAGAAGAAGATGAAGATGATGCTTTTACGACTGGAATCCTTACCAGAACGGTATTTGATACTGTTCCTGGCGGCAATGTTGGTACTGGAGAAGCCGAGTACTGTGGTTCGTATACAGGTACGGCGGCCACAAATACCTTCCATGTTCTAATCTCTGTCGCAGGCGAGGCAGGGACTGCTCGATTTACCTGGTATCGAGGGACTGACCCAGCCCTAAAGTTTGGTCCATTTCTAACTGAGAAGGGCGTAGTTCTTTTAGGAGACGGTGTAAAGATAAATTTTGGCGACGGGACTTTTGAGGTTGGAGACAACTTTGCCGTCGTAGTTAAAACTGGGGAAGTTTTTACTGGCAATGTAACTTGGCCGTTCACTACTGGTAGCGGAAGCATTCAAGAGCTTCCCTCTACAACATCAACCACTGTTACTGGGACTCCTGTTACCGATAGCGCTTCGACGTCGGCCACTACTTTTGAAGTTGAGTCTACTTCTCCAGAAAATCGCGCAACTAACCTAAGCTCCATCTTGGATACAGATTTCGATATTGTTATCACCCTATCTGATACCGTAGATCCGGCGACTGTAATAAATACAACAGTTATTGTTAATGTAGAGCCCGTAGACGGAGATACTTCTCTTAACCCAGCTTCTGGGATTATTGCCAAGTCAATTGTGGTAAGTGGAGACACTATCACATTAACTGTTGCATCTGGAATGGTGCAAATGAATCAAGTTGTCACAGTGACACTAGACGAAACAGTCGCTTCTTCAGGTGGAGTAGAGCTTGGTGCTGATTACGAGTTCTATTTTACTTCGACCTACTATCCTCTTTATTCCGCTGTTAGACGAGTGCGCCTGGATTACGGAGCTATAGTTAGCCAAATTCCTGACGATACAATTAATCTTGCAATCTATGTGGCGTCTCAGGAATCTGATCAGTTAACCTGGGCTACAACAGCAAGTACAATTGAAGATTACTACAATTGGGTTAGGCGAGAATACACAACGTGTCGTGCGGCAGAAATACTGATCCTGAATCTCTTGCAACAAAGTGGCGGACTAAAAAGCAAACGTTTGGGAGATCTTGAGGTTCAGTACGATCCACAAGCCGCAAGTAAAATGTTGGACAAAGCGCTTGCTTGTATCGGCAAATGGGAAGCAACACTCCATGCGCGAGGTGCGGGGGTAAGTAAACCCCAACTAGTAACCAAAGGTCTTTTAGATCCCGATAGACCTCCAGTTGGAAGACAATGGACTCCACCAACAGGGGGCATTCCAGTAGCAAAAGCAAAATCTAGATATACTCTCAGTCGTCGTTGGCAGAATGGTTATTACAATACGAACTATGGACGTTCCGGAAAGGGAAATGAGCATTAGTGGTTGATTATTATCCCAAGGTCACAGGAAGCCCAAATTTCTATTCTGGCGTCTCTACAACAGAAGCCAGTATGAGAGATGAAATTATCAGGACTTTGGACGGCTATTATCCCGAGGTGGCAAAAGCTCATCCTGTTCTTTTGAGGGTCGCGCGCAGAGACGAAAACTACAACACAATCCCCTGCAGCTGCGTAGATCCAACAACAAAAGAATGTGACAAAGACAGATGGTGTCCAATTTGCTTTAGCATGGGAGTGCTTTCAGATGAATCATGGGCTCGGGCCTATAGACAATACCAGGCGCCAAACGATTCAACAAACGCATTTCTAAACAAACTTTCTCCTACCGGATTATTTAATATTCCAGCCATCATTTTCTATCTTAGATATTCTGATACAGTGGAAACAGATGACAGAATTATAGAGGTTAAACTAGATGAAGAAGGAAGTGTTTTGACCCCAGTTACCCGAAAAAAGATCTATCGTATTAACTTAGCAGAAGAATATAGAGCAGATAATGGACGTGTTGAATATTATCGAGTACTCGTCCATGAAGAAAGCGTTAAGTATCTAAACCCACCTACCTATGGATAAATCATGACACTTAGAAACATTAGAACAGATCTTGTAGACGAAGATCTAACTACTGAAGAACCCAATATTATTGTAGAAAAGATCTACGATCTTCAGATTGCTACTTATTCAGTTCCAGATCGCCAAACGACGATTGCCCCTGCGAAAGAGATTGAAGACGTTATTGATCTGGTTAAAAAATGTATTGATTCCTACGAGTCTCGCTCTGGGGTCACCAACGACGGAAAGCTTCAGTTATTCTCGTATGAAGAGCCAGAAACTGCTTCTGAGCTTGAAGCGATTACTGTTACTCCTGGAACGAGGCTTCCAGGAAAGATCTCTGGTGGTGGCGCTTCTAGATCTGTCGGAGCTACAGAGGTTAGAGAAGTCCGCCCTCATTTGAGAGAAGAGATAGAGGATCCAGACAGCCACGGTTATCGATTAGCTATACTTGGGCAGTACTTTGACAACTGGGTTGACTTTACTTGTTGGGGTCGCACGACGAAGCAAGCGGCTAAAAGAGCAAGATGGTTTGAAAATTTGATGGAAGAGCATATGTGGTTCTTAACAGCGATGGGGGTTGGGCGTATACTATATCAAGGAGGCAAAGATAGAGTTGTCAAGAGGATAGATAATAATACGATTTACGGATACCCTCTTACATATTATATACGAACAGAGAAGATTACACGGTTCTCAGAAAAGACATTAGAACGACTAGTAATTGAATTGGGTCTAACAACCTCTTAACATTAGGCAGAATTTGATATTAAATTTAAAGGAAATATTTATTGATTCTGGCTCACAAAATAACTCTTGATCCCAATAAAGACCAAGAGGCCCACTTGCTTCGGGCTTGTGGTACAGCCAGATTTGCATATAATTGGGCGCTTGAAGAATGGCAACGCCAGTATGAAGCTGGCGAAAAACCAAATATTCTTAAGCTTAAGGTACTTTGGAATAAGATCCGTAAAGAGCGATTCCCTTGGTCTCTAGAGGTAACAAAATGCGCTAGCAATCAAGCTATCTTAAATCTTGGAAAAGCTTTTGATAGCTTTTTTAAGAAACATAGCGGTTATCCAAAATTTAAAAAGCGTAATGTTTATGATCGTTTTGCACTTTGGAATGATCAGTTTTCTGTTAAGGGATGTAAAATTCGCATTCCAAAGCTTGGGTGGGTGCGAATGCGCGAAGCTTTACGATTTAGCGGGAAAATTTTGTCAGCAATTGTCTCTCGAACGGCTGACAAATGGTTTGTAAGTATCAATGTTGATACCGAGGCCACCCTGCAGTCCAGCGAGAACCAAACTGAGGCTGTAGGGGTGGATCTTGGCATTAAAAACCTCGCTGTGCTTAGCACAGGAGAAGTTGTTGAAGGATTAAAAGTAAGTTGTAAGTTAGTGAAAAAGTTGGCCAGATTATCTCGTAGCTTGTCTCGAAAAGCAAGGGGTTCGGCAAATTGGAATAAAGCAAAGGTTAAATTAGCTAAGCTTTATGCTAAAATAAAGAATATGCGCAGGGACTCAACTCATAAATTTACTACAAGATTGGTGCGAGATTTTGCAATTATCGGTATCGAGGATTTGAGTGTAAAAGAGATGTTTGAGAATTGCCCCTTTGCTCGTCTGCTTGGCGATCAGGCTTTTGCCGAAATAAGGCGTCAACTTGAATATAAGTGTTTAATGACGGGAAGTATATTAATAGTTCATGATCGTTATTTTCCTTCAAGTAAAACTTGTTCAAGTTGTGGATTTGTATTGAAAGAATTGCCACTTTCAGTGCGAGAATGGATTTGTCCAGAATGTGGTGTTGTTCATGATAGAGATTTGAATGCTGCGATTAACTTGAAACCAACTGCCGTAGACTTTACGGTGGCAGCCTGTGGAGCGGAAGGCTCTGGTCGGAAGCGAGAGCGCTCGACGAAACCCGCCGCGTTGAACCAGGAACTTTTGCACGCGCCTAAAAGTGCGTAAAAGAAAGTAGGATATCTGTGGCATACGACAATCTACCGCAAACTAGAGCAACTTTAGAAGACGGCAATCTAATTGTAACCGCAAAAGACGACAATAGAATTATTGCCATTCTTGGTACTGCTGCGAAGGGCGATAGCACTATCGTATACGATGTAGATCAAGGAGGAGTTTCTACAGCGGCTTCGGCTTACGGCAAGTCTGAAGGTACCCTTATTCGTGGTCTTTATGAAGCGTATTCCGGCGGTGGAAAGCGCTTTAAGCTTGTTCGGATTGGCGCTAAGAGTGCAATCCTTACTGGTATTGGCACTGGTGGAACTCTTGAGACCCTTGAGAAGGACGACCTTGCTGGCCAAAACGTAAAGCTTTTCTTTGAAGCTTCTACTGGTCGCCTGAGGGTGTGGCGTGTTTCTGACGATCTTCTTGTCTATGATAACAATCCCGCTTACCCAGCTGGTGCGATTGATGAACATCTTGTTGCTGTAACTGGAACCTTTACTACTGGTGGAAGCAATATCGGTACCCTTGCCGCCCCTATTACTATGGCTGCAGCTGATGGTGTTTCGGGTGCTACTTATACTGCTGGCAGCGACGGCATTCTTCTTTCTCGTATGGAGCTTTTTGAGGCTCTTTATGAAGGTTACAAGATGCTTGAAAACGAAGATATTGATGTTGTAATTCCCCGCGATGCTTATTTGGATGACTTGAACGTTCAAGACATGACAACTGCGGAAGTTTCTACTTTAAATACTAGTGCTCCTTGGGATGGACATCCGACTACATATCCTACCCGAGGGACTTCTTTTGATGCTCTTGGCCTTGTGTTTGTTCAAGAGTACGAAGGTAAGTATTATTTCTGGTGGGACATGGATCGTGACGGCCAGGCTGAGATTTATCCTTCGGTTGGCTCTGCTTCTGCAGCTCTGGATGCTTTTGGGACTTCGCTAACTAGCGCAGATTTCCATGAGGCAAATTTTGCCTATCAACTTGCTGATTTCTGTTATCGCACAACTGAAGACGAAGTTAGCATTATTGGCACAATTGGCGTGAAGCCTCCAACGTCGTGGGCTCCCAAGCATGTATCTACATGGATTGGCAAGCTGCCTACTTACACCGAGGATTCGAATGGCAATCTCTACATTGCCTCGTCTTCGAGCAATGGGACTGGTCTCTATGGCAACAAGTGGATGGCCGGAAAGAAGGGCAATTCCGGAACTGGTCTCCGTGGTTTGACTATTAAGACTATCGAGGGTCTTGCTTATGGTGGTTTTATTGCTACTGATTCTGGTTGGCCGGATGGCACCCAGCAGTACGACGACAATGACCACTTGATTGATATCGGCAAGTATATCTCTGTTGTCAGCGCCTATGCTGTGTTTTCTAACTCGTCTTCTTCGACTTCTTATATGGCTAGTGCCGCTACGTACTACGGCGGTTTTGTTACAACAATGAAGAGCAATCAGGCTCCTACAAACAAGCTAGTTCCCAATGTTCGTTTGCCGTTCCGTATGCACAACGAGAAACTAGACACACTAGCTGGGCTTCGTTATGTAAACTTTAAGGATGCTCGTAAGGGTATCGTTGTTGCTGATGCTCCGACTGCTGCTCGTCCTGATTCGGATTATCAACGACTGATGACAATTTTTATTGTTCAGGACGTCATTGAAGCGTTGAGGGCGAAAGCAGATCCATTCTTGGGAGAGGGAGTACTTAGCGATGTTCGCGTTGTAGGCTTGGATACTGCTCTGGATTCGGCGCTTGCTTCTTTTGTTCCGTCGCATCTCGAGAGATATACAAAGGAACTAACCTATACTCGTTCTCAGAAAATTCGAGGAGAAGCGTCCTTAAAACTTCGTTTGGTGCCAGTATCTGAATTGCGGCAACTGCTCATTACCCTAGCCCTCTCGGCGGGTTAATAGGAGGTAAGCTTTGGCAACCCCAACTGCAAGTAAATATTCGAAGTCGTATAATTCGTTCTCTGGTGTAGACATGAAGGTGATCGTGGCGTCAAAGGTAATTGGCGAGTTGCAGGGAATTAGTTATTCGATTACCCGTGAGAAGGCGCCCATTTACACAATGGGAGATCCTAACCCGAGAGCTATTTCGAGAGGTAAACGCGGCATTGCTGGGACTCTAGTTCTAACCATGTTTGATCGACATGCTCTGCTTGGCGTACTCGGCGGACTGTCTCCTGATGGCGGGCTTTTGTTCCAGGCTGATATCGACGAGATTCGTCCTGAGTTCCGCGTAGCAACGAGCGGCAATCTGACTAGCGTTCCTCTTGGTTCAACAAGTGGCGTAACCCCTTCGGATACGGTTCAGAATGCCGAGAGTCCAATTACGATGGTTGGTGGCGACCAGGAACTAGCGAGTGCGTGGTTTGCCGACCAGATTCCTCCGTTTGATATTTCGCTGGCGGCAGCAAATGAATATGGCCATCTGGCTGTAATGCGTATCTTCGGAGCGGAGATTCTGAACGAAGGTTGCGGAATGTCGATTGATGATATTATGACAGAATTCCAGCACACCTACATTGCTCGTTCGATTGTTCCTTGGACTCCTGTAGTTAGCAAGAATGCTACTACTATTGCGGAACAAGGTGGAGTCAACCTCTCTTCGGGTAAAGTTGGCATCTAAATAGTATTGTGTAACAATATGTTTGATGCCCAACGATTCAGTTCTTAAAGGATCCGTTTACATAAACAACAGTTCGTATGCGGGCACTGACATCAAAGTGCTCGTGCATACGTACGATCCAAATGCCTCTGCTCAGATTCGCTACAAAGCCCTGAAGAATGAGATCAAGGTCGCGCAGGTGGACTATGACACAATCAATAGTCGCCTGTCTGCTCTGCAGACAAAGATAGCTTCGTTAAAACAAGGCACGCCAGAAATGACTCGCTGTGTTGGAGAGATCAATACTTTAAAGAAAAAACTACAAGATTCATTTGACGTTTTAAACGACCTTAAGTTAAGTGGAGGAAGCCCTGGAGATTTGCTGAATCCGAGTTACGGGGCAGTAAAAGTTCTCCTTGAGCTTCAGACTCTTTCCATCTCGACCAACAGAGACAAACAACAAGTCCGTGCTCTAGGACATGTTTCTCCAAAAGGACACACCAGAGGACCAAGAGATGTTGCTGGAAGTATGATCTTCACGGTATTTAATAAACATGTGTTAGAAGAATTTATGGTTAACCATGCTACGGAGTTTGATGGCTCTAAATACGGGACTGCTATAGCGGATCAAATTCCCCCTCTCGATGTCACTGTTGTTTTTGCCAACGAATATGGACATACCTCTAGAATGTCTATTTATGGAGTTGAGTTTTTCCGCGAGGGAATGGTTCTATCAGTTGAAGACATTCTGACGGAGTCTACAATGAATTTTATGGCTAGGGATTTTGACCCCATGAGATCGGTCGCGGAAAGAAAGATTGATGAAAATTGCATTATGCAGGCAGAATGGGCGGGAAAAAAGGCAAGTGATCTTATATTCGAAGAGGACAATTGGGACACCAACAAGGACCTTGATCCATTTTATCGATTTAAGGTCCGCCAGAATCCATTCATCTAATGTCTAGACCACTCTTTAATAGAACTCTTGATCTAGAGTATTTTTCGGGCAGCCAAGCCTGTATCTATATTGGCGATGTCTGGGTAGATGAAATCACTTACTTTGAGTATACAACTCGCCAAACCAAGCAGCCTATTTATGGTTATGCATCTCAGTTATTTGATGCTTGTGCAGCTGGCCATGTCTTGGTGACTGGAGCTTTTGCGATTAACTACAAAGAGGCTGGCTATTTATGGACAGTTCTCCGCAGATGGTTCGGAATGGAAATGGACAGCATTTCTTCAGGCAGCAAGCAAGATCCAATAAATTCTAGCAAGAAGAAGGCTCTCTTTCAGAATAAAATCAATTCAGCTGGTGGTGTTGGTGGGGCTCCGATTGTTGGAAGCAATGGAACAAAAGTCTCGCGTGCAGGGATTGAAAGGTTAATGAACGGTCAAATGTCTCAACAAGAGAGATACGACTTCTATCAAACCCTCCAGGGATTTGCAACAGAAGAGAATGGAGTTGATAAAACTTTCGAAGATGTTGTAGAGATTTTTGAGGATCAAATCTGGGGAACACAAAACAACGACAAATTGATTGAACAATTAAGAAGAACAGATGATAATGCTTTTGATGGGTTTGACATGTATGCGACATTTGGAAACTATGCCAATCCAGGTTCAAATCATACTGCCCAAAAGATTGTTGGAGTGAGACTTCTCTCTCAAGGAAAGACGATTAAGATTGATGGCATGCCAATACAAGAAGTTTATGAATTTATCGCCCGCACTACTGTTTAAGAACTAACAAAGGAAATTTATGCCAGAACTAGAAAAGACTGAACAGGAACGTCTTGAAGAGGAAAAAGAAAAGGAAGCAGAAGAGAAGCGGCGCAAGAAGCTAAAGGACGCTCTCAGTAATTTTACTGGAGCCCCTACTGTAGAACAGATAGAAGCTTGGAAGGCCAAGTACGACCAGGTATTTACAACTGGTTTCTCGGCAACAGAGCTTTTTATTTTTCGTTCAATGCAGAGGCAGGAGTATGTAGAACTTCAGACTGCCATGCAGTCTCAGAAGTTCGAAACGGTCTATCAGTATGAAGAAGCTTATGTTCGAACCTGTATGCTTTGGGCTTCTGACTCCCAGTGGGCAACACGAAAAGCAGGAACGATTTCAACTTTGTTTGAACAGATTCAACAGCAGAGCAACTTCGTGCCAGCCTCAATGGCGTCTATGCTCGTAATTGAACTCTAACCTTTTACCTGCCGTTGTCTCTCTCCACGAGAAGTACGGGAAGGGCAGTTACGCGACTCTCTTCCCAGACAATACTCTTGTCCCCTGGCGAACTCTCTCGATAAAAGACTATCTTGAATATGCGGAGGGCTTTGAGAGGGGCCTTATTCCTCTCGCTGCATTCGAAGACGAGATCTTCAAGAAATGTGTTCTAGATAAATCTTTTATCCGTTTGTTCCCAACTCTCAAAGCTGGGATTGTTAGCACTGTTGTCAATAATATCTGGGAAGCTTCATGTCCTTCGTCTGCAGAGGGAGTTAACTACACTCTGAATATGGCGCGGGCAGAACTAGACGGGAAACAGCAGATTATCCATGAGTTTGTCTCGGTTATCTCAATAGCTTTTCCGTATAAACCAGAAGAGATCTACGCTATGGATTATCAGACAATGATCAACACTCTGGCTCTTGCGGAAAGAAAATTAATCCAGCTTGGGATCAGGCAGTCTCCAATTGAGATTATTCCCGCAGGACAAGAAGAACAACCTGAGCCACAGCGACCTAAACTAGACGCTAAAGAGATTTGGGATATGCAGCAGAGAGATCTCGAGAAGGCTCGACAAGAAGCTTTGAAGCGTCATCAAGATATTTCGAAAAAGAAGATAGAACCTATTTCACAAGAGAAGCAGCCAGACGAGCCCGATTCTCCTATTTTGAAGTACAAGCCTACCCATGGAGTTAATTTTAAAGAAGAAGGGCACGATGTATTTGCAGTTGGAAGTGGTTGGGAGATGAGGGAATTAGGAGAGAAGCGCGAGCAAATGGTCGAAGAAGCGCAAGAGCATTACAAGGATGTTATCCAAGCTCTTGAACGACGTCGGAAACTCAAAGCTGGCAAGAAGTAAAAACTCCTGAGATAATCGTTCTGTGGCTTCTTCCTTCGTTCCTGAATTATATCAAAACCAGCCTGTAGATGATTGGCGATCTGGCGAGCAGCCACTCCCTTATCCAGATTCAAGACACTACGCTAACATAGCGGTAGCTGGACTTGGCCTTGGGGCTCTTACTTTATTCGGTTACACTAAAATCGGAGATCAAAGGGGTTGGGATTATTATCTAAAGGCCATTAGAGCGGTAGAGGAATATTCTCCCGGCAAAATCCTTCGCACATTTCAATTGTCGCATATGTTGTCTCCGCTCGAGACAGCATCTCAACAGTTTAGGTATTTTTCCCCCGAGATCCTCCAAGGATTGTCGTCTTCCGACAATTATCTTGGCAGGGGATGGTTAGATTATCTAACCAAGCTAACTGGTGCCGACTTTACTTCCCCCGAGTTGCTTAACGAGGGTTTCCGTTTCGAGAACGGAAAACTTTATCTGGGCAGGACGGGCGACAAAGTACTCCTTGAGCACGCTTCGGTACTCAGAAATCCTCTTTCTGTAACTCCTAGATTCCAAAGCGCCTATGCAAGATCTTTCCGTGGCGCACCCTGGTCTGGAATCGAAGATGTCTTTACTCAGCGGATCCCGTTTATTGATGCAGCTGGCAAACAGGCGGAAGAAGTATTCGGATTTGCCGGCGGGAAAACACGCTTTCAGGCGGCCAGGCGTTTTATTTCTGGTTATGGAACATCCCTAGTAGATAGGTTTAACCAACTAGCTAATGCTCCTTTTGAATTCTTCCCAATCCTTCAGAAGGTTCCTGGCCTCGGGAGATTCCGTCCAGGAGTCGAGCCTTCTAGTGGACTCAGGACTTTTGGGAAGCTAGCTTTAAAACTCGGGATAGCACTTCCTGCAGCTAAGCTAGCCTATGATCAACTAGATTACTGGGTCAGAGAAAGCTCTCTTTTTGATGAGACAATTTTTGACCAGGGAATAACAGCTGCGGCGGGAACAATATGGACAAAATCACAAGTCCTTCTCTCTCGGACAGCAGAATTAACGGGGCTTCACTCCCTTAGAGAACGACAAGAGGAAGTAGCTCCAGGAAGTACTAGTCTAACTAAACTAGCGGCTTTTCCTCTGATGGGTTATTTAGGTGGTTCTGTTCTTGGTTATGGAGAGAGAATCGCCAAACAAATAGCCCTTCAAACACAAGGTTTCTCCGCATCTGAAGCCTCTCTGATCTATACAGCTAGAGAGCAGATGTTTCTTCAGCAGCTAAAAGGGATTGAACCACAAGAACAAATCATTCGTGGGCTCTCTCCTGAAATGAAAGCTATCGTAGATAGAGAAGTAAATATACTGACAGAAGGAAGAGTTGGTAGAGCCGCTAAGTGGATTGCTACGAGACAAGAAGAAAAGGGAGTTCTTGGAAGATTACTTAGCGTAATCAAGAAACCCACTTTTGGCGGAATGGCTAAGTGGGGAGGATTGCTTCTTGGTGTAGCAGCAATAGCCCCGTTTATTCCTGGCGCTCTAGTCCCTTCAACAAGACCAGATGAATTAGAGAGAATCTATTCTGGTGAACAAGAAGTGCCCGTGCGGAAAGGGCGTTGGTGGATGTTTGGTAGGTCGCCGATCCAGGGTGAACGTATCACCAGATACGAGCAACATTGGTATCCTAGGATGATTAATAAGGCCAGAGAGAAAGCGATTTGGGGCGAAGACGAACCCTCTCCGATAAGTAAATGGATACAAGAGAATTTTACCTACAACCTCGAACGAGAGCATTATTGGGATCGACCTTATCCCCAGACATCTCCAGCTTTTGAGGAAGTTCCTCTTATCGGTCCTCTTCTTGGCGCGACCATAGGAAGAATTGTTAAACCCGTTCGTTATATGCATTCTGACGAATGGCTAAGAGAAGGATCGGGCGGCAGCGAATACGCTCCAGAATCTTTGCGCTTTGGAGAACGCAGATCGCTTCCTGGACTTGGAGAATCTGGACCAGGTGCTCCTGTTGGTCCCAATGACGCTAGTCAGGTAATTGGAGAGCAAGTCTATCGTTTACGCCAGATGGTAGGCCTTCCTGGATTTGCGATGGCTTCTTTCAAAGAACGTTTGACTGGCACTCAAGACCTGTTTTCTCAGGAAGAACAACTGGCTTCGGCAGGACAGATCTATTCTCCTGGAAGAGCTTACTGGGAAAAGGAAATTGGAGATCCGGTCGGATTCTGCTTTGTAGAAGGAACTCTTGTTTATACCGAGCAAGGTTATATGCCTATTGAAACAATTTGTATTGGAGATAGGGTTTTGTCGCAAGGAGGAGTTTTTCGTTCTGTAGAGAATACCCTAAAGAAAACTGAATATAGCGAATCGATTATTGAACTTGAGGTTTCTACAACCGATTCGAAGATACGAGCGACGGCAAATCATTGGATTCCTGTATTTAAGAGACAAAGATATTCTCAAGGTCATGTTAAGCCAATAAGAAACAGCGATGAAATTAAGTTAAAAGATATTCAGCTTAAAGATATTTGTCCAGGGGATATGGTTGTTTATCCAATACTGAAACCAGCTGTTTTCGGAGATTATGTTGTTGATTTGGCTCCTTATGGAAGAGGGGTTATTACAGACAAGTTTGTTTATAGACAAATTAAAGATATTGAGATGGCTAAGGCAACTGAATTCGCCGAGTTTGGCTTAAACGGAGTCTGTTCTCGCAAATCTTTAAAGAGAGAAGGGTTCTCAAAAAGAACGATTAAGGTTATCCTGACTGCTCAAAAAAGGGGATATATTCCTGATCGCGTAGATCGTTTTGTTAAATTGTCCGATGATCTTCTTTACTTTATTGGCTGGTTTATAGCTGAAGGATTTACAGAAGATGGGAGAATTTCGTTATGTATGGCCGAAAAAGAAAGAGATATTGCCGAACATTTAGCCTCGATATTGAAAAAAGAATTAGGAGTAGATGCTTGTATTAGCAAGAATAATGGAGAAGGAATTGTTCTTAGGGCTTCTTGTTCTGAATTTGCAAGATGGCTAAGTGCTTCTTGTGGACAAGGGGCACACAAGAAGCATGTACCGTTGTTTGTGAAGCAAATGGAACCGAGCAGATACGTTCATTTGCTAGCTGGCGTTGTTTCTGGAGATGGCTGGTGTAACAAAGAGAAGAGTAAGTCTGGGTTTACTTCTGTTTCTAAACAGTTAATTCGCGATGTTTTTGATTTAGCGCTTGGCCTTGGTGTCATTGGGAATCTTGTTACTTCCTATGAAGAAAGCGGGAGAGGAGCCTATCCTCAAGGGACTAAGCGTAAAAATTCATTACGACATTACTTAAGCTGGGGAAAAAAAGCTACAAAACAAATTGAGGCAATTTTATCAAGGAGATTGCCTGAGCAAACTTCTCGGCTAAGTGGGAAAAGCTTTATATACGACGGGATGCTTTTTGCCTATGTGAGGTCGGCAAAAGAACTCGAAGATATTCGCCCTCCTGTTTATGATTTAACAATCAGTGACAAACATTACTATGTAGTTGAAGGAACGCTAGTTCATAACACCGAATTCTTTAGACGCCTCTATCCTAATGAACAAACAAAAGACTTTTATAATCCTTTAGCCAATACCCAACCTTCATGGATGCCTGGACCAAATGACCGATCTGAGAATTTTAGACAGGGCGATCCTTACACCTTGGTTCCTAGAGGCGAAGAGCGTGTTCCAGGTCTTGGTTACGAAACTATACATCCTGAATTAAAGGGAGTCAGCCCTGAAGATTATCCTGTTTCCCATCGCGTTAAGATCTTGGGCGACTTGGCCCCTTACAGTAGGGAATATCGCCAAGCTCTTGTTCAAGCTCGAGCAATGGATAAGCGCGGGCAATTAACAACAGAAGACCAAGAGCGAATTAGCGAAACAATCAAACAGGTTGCCGAAAAGAAACAGCGTAAGCAATTTTCCTCTTATCTTTACAAAGAAAAGATTTACAACGAATCCGAGTTAGCGCTCGCGCGGGAAAATGAAGCCGCCAAAGCGGAAGGCGGTCCTGGGTGGATGGGTCAGCTTTTGGGCTCTTACTGGGAGACCCTGAGCCACAACGCAGAAACTCCGTTTGAGTATCTGACTCCTATCTCTCCAGCTTCCAAACTGGTTCACGCTAGAACAGCTGTAGAAGATTATGAGAAGACTCAGGTATGGGGCACTCAATCGGGATATTGGCAACATCCAATCCGTGACTTCGTAAAACCATTTCTAACTTCAATGGCTCACTTTTTGGGATGGGACGGCATACCTTCGGACGTCCAACGAAGAAGAGAGATTGAAGAGTATTTTGATATACTAAAGTATGTTAAATTCACTAAGCTAAAGAACGAAGCTGTGGCCGAGGGAGACAAGGGGGAGGCGCGTAAATACGATGCTCAAAGACGAGAAACTCTTTTTGGAATGAATCCTTTTACGAAGAATCCAGCAACCATCCACCGTTCATTGCCCAGACGAGAAAGGGATTATTTCACAGAGTTTGTGAAGGCAGATGCGGAAGAACGAGAGAAGATTCTTGAGATGATCCCTGAGAACGAGAAGCCCCTGATGATGGCTCGTTGGAAGATGCAAGATGTCGCCAATTACACGGAGGCTCAAAAGAAAGGTTTGTTAACCGAAGAAGAGATGAAGAAAGCAGAAATCGCGGCGGAAGAACTAAAACAACTTCAAGAGACAGAGGGGTTTCCAGTAAACGAAGGATTAAAGAACGAATATCTCTCCTCTCGGACTAAAGACGAAACTTATGCAGATTGGTATAGAAGAACTAAACTTCTGCCAGAGAAATTAGAAGACAAGCCGCTTCCTGGCCCAGATTGGGTAGGATTCTGTTTACCGCCAGACCAGGTATTAATGTCGGCTCCAAATCTAGAAGAGAAGATGGCTGAAGAAATAAAGATTGGAGATAAGATTTATGATAAATATGGTGACATACGGATAATAAGCGATATATTTAAACGTATGATTAATGAAAAAATTTATACCATTCGTATTGCACATGATGAATTGTTCAAGATGGAGGCGACGGGGAATCATTTAGTTTTGGCAATTAAGACAGAGAAGTGTCCATATGACGTTAGACCTAGTTCTATCTGTCTAGCTAGAGAAGGAAGATGGAAATGCTCTCATTGTGAGAATATCCATTTTGTAAATTACAAGCCAGAGTGGATTGCTATTAAAGACCTGACCACAAGCCATTATTTGATTAAACCATACCTAAAATGTTCAGAGAAGAATCCTGTCGTTGATTTACTGGAAGAGTTGCCTCAAGACTTGAAGAAATTATTTAAGAAAGACGGGGATTTTGTAAGGCCTCATTCGGGAATAATTAGGCCCGTAAAGAGGATTATGGAGATTGACGAGCAACTTGCGTGGTTGACTGGATTAATTTTGGCAGATGGGAATGTGTGGTCAACGGGGAAGCGGGTACGTGGCGTTATGATAACCATGACTATTAAGGAAAGGCCTGTTCTTGAATTGGCGAAAAAAGTAATTGAAGAAAAGTTTGGTCTGGTTTCTTCTGTGTACGAAAGGTACAGAGATACAGGAAATAGTTGTTGTTTGAAGGTCAACAGTGGGTTTTTGGGAACTTTATTTGAGACTTGGATTGGACGAGGCTGCGACACCAAGAAAATTCCATATTGGATAACCAATATTACAAGAGAGTCGCAACAGGCTCTTCTTGGGGGGCTTTTAGATGGAGACGGCAGTAAAGACGGAAGAGATAGACTTATGGTGACCAATAAAGCTTTATGCTATTTGGCTAAGTTAATTTGGGAAGCAAGCAGACAGCCTGTTTCTTTCCGTTGTGTTACGAGGAACTACAATCGCAAGACCATTTACTCAACTGAACCAATTGATAAATCTACGCGAGCCATACTGGGTGATGGATTTATTGCATACCGCGTAGAGGAGATTTCTAGCAAAGATTATGACGGAGAGGTCTATGATTTCGAAGTTCCTGACGGGCATTCTTATCAAAGTTTTATAGGGGTTTACCACAACTCTCCTCTTGTTTCTCTCGAAGATTTGAAGTTAAAAATAGTAGAAAATCTTGGAGAATCTAACTTTGATTACGACATTTGGCCAGACGACATTAAAGCCGCAGCACAGAGACCTTATCTTGAAGCAGCAGCAGAAGAAGTGGAAGAAGGTCCGAAGCTAAATCAGCAAGAAGTGCGGGAACGAGTTCTTGAAGTATTATATAAGCATGGAGTAAAACCAATCGACGTAACAATACTTCCTCGTTTTGGAGACAAGAAACATTCTGTTAATCTCCAGCTTAAAGAAGATAGAAGCGAAGAGATAAGAGGGCTTTATCGCAGAGGAGAATTGGAGGGCTAATGCCTCTCAAGAAAGATGATGATATTTCCTTTAAGGATGTAGTAGCCACTGCTGGCGGAACCGCAGCTGTTGGGCTAGGTGTGCGTAAGTGGTATGTCGATACTGATTTCAAGAGTATCTTTGGTGAACTAGGAAGGGCTAATCTTCCCAGCCCATTTGAGAAAGCCTATTCAGCAACCCAGAATGCAACCTCGACTCTCTTTAAAGGGATTCCCACTGGAAGAGTTAGTGATTTTAGCGCAACTGGACTGAGAAATCTTATTGATGAGGTTGAGAGAGGCGTGACGACATTAAGTTTCAAAGATGTTGATTCGGCAATTACTAGGGCTCTTAAACATTCCGATCCTACCGGAAAGTTTGCAGGTCTACTGACCGAAAAGATTATGAATGGGCAGGCCCAAACCGCTGTAGACCTTCTGCGCGACCTCGAACAAACTGCAAAAGGTTCTTCTTCAATCTACATGCAGCGTACAGTATCTGCCTTCCTGAGAGATGTTGATGTCTTAAGAGGGAGGCTTGACCAGGGTCTTGGACTGGTTACAACAGAACTTCCAAAGTTGCCAAGACAAAAACTCCAAAGTATTTCTCTTGCCAGCCTAGAAGGAAGGGGAAGTTTAGCAGAGACTATACAAGAGATTGAGAAAACTCTGAAGGGGCATGTTCGTCTAAGGGGTACGGCGAGACCCGATGTTCCTGGATCTGAATTAAGAATCCAGATTTTTGATTCACCCTATCTTGGAAAACAACTCAAAGGTAAAAAGGGATATAAGATCCCACAGGCGACCTTTACTATTCCTTTGTCTCTGAGAAAAGACAAAAAAATGGTTGTTAAAGGGGCTACGCAGCAGTCTCAATACATTGCCGGAGAGTTTTGGTTAACAGAGAAGACTACGGAAGGATATCTACTTAAGAAGAATGCTCGATATGAGGAGTGGGCCGCTCAAGTTCTTTTGAGTCAACATGTTCACGAAATGATGCAAGAGCACAAATTAACCAGACGTCGTATTCACGAAGTGGAACGCGCTTTTCATCAACAAATCACTCAACCTCTAGAATGGGTAGATCGACTTCCAAAAGACTTGCATGCGGGGCATGACGAATATATCGGCTTAAGAAAACATATTGCCCACTTGTATGGACCCGCTGGAGAAGAGATTGAAAGTTCTCTTTATTATTCAGATTTATTGAGTCGAGGTATTTTTGAAGGAGAAAAGAGATTAAGTGTTTTTCCTGGACATTCTCCTAATCAAATAGCTAACAGGATTATTTCTCTTACGGACGTCAGAAAACTAGATCCTTTGTTTTCTAGTGAGTTTGATTGGGCTCGTAGACCTGGTCAGGCAATTCGAGATTTGTTTACACCAACGATTTCTTCTGAGACAGCCATCCTAGAAGACCCCCTAACAAGTCGTTTTGGGTGGGCGGCCAAAAAGAGAGCAACGCCTATCCCGATGGTTCGAACTATGTATATTCCCTCGAGCATGGGTTCTGAAATGCAAGGACTAATGCTTGAAGGTTCGGGTATTATTTCCAGGGAGAAAGCGGCTCAATTTGGCCAGTTGCAAATTGAGAGAATGAAGGTTGCTAGTGATTCTCTACTTGGTTTAGGAGAGATCTTAAATCCAAGAGAAGCAGATTGGGGCCTCCGAGTTCCTTCTCGGGATTTAAACAAGGAGATAGAGAAAGGGACTGTTCTTGGCTACGATCCCCATGGAGAGCCTGTAGTTGCAAGACGTAATATGAAATTGATTAATGCGATTAGACATCAAGACAAAAACACTGGAGACTATGTACAGGTTACAGGTATTAGCGAAACGGGACGGATGGAGCGATTCAAAGTATTCGGTGACGCTAAAGCTATGCTTACAGTTGTTGAGACCGATGCAATGAGAGAATGGATAGGAAAAAGAGTGGGCGGTGCTGGACTTGGCGTGGATGCTCTTATTTCAATGGACGAACTGCGTAAAAATAGACAGCTTCATTACAAACAGATGTTTACAGCCCTATATGACTACGCAAAATTAAATATGTCGAAATCAAGGATTGGAAGACGTCGTGGATCTGGGACTAGTTGGAAAACATATGGAGCGCCCGAAAGAGGAATAACTTCAGAATTTTTAAGGAATCCTTTGGCAACGATGAATCAAATTACACAGGTTGCCGAAGCTAGCGGAGGGCTTCAAAGAGAACAAGTTTTGTCAGAACTTGTCAGGATTGCTCGTGCAAGTAAACTTTCTCCAGAACAGATGGGGCGTGTTTTCGGAGCAGTGCCAGAGGTGTTTGGATGGAAGAACTTAGAGTCTGACTGGCTCACCAATCTGACAGCAGCTCGTTTAGCTAAGTCTCAAAATGTTTCTTTCGAAGAAGCTTTGGTGAAAGCTCAAGAAGCTCTTTCTGTTCCAGTTTCTAGGGGTTATTGGCAGAAGACTGTCGGTCTCTCTTCTCAAGAAGCTGCAGAGATTTCTAGAGGAATTCCGATTGGTATAGCTCAATTCTCTTTTGCAGGAGAGTATGGTTCGGGTTCGGGCGGTAGAGGAACAATTGAGCCTCGATTGTTTGAGTTTTTAACGGCCCCTAATCTGGGTGAGCTTGGACGAGATGTTCACGAAGAGATTATGGGACGAATGACCTACAGATATCCACACAAAGCTTTTGAGGCGAGCGAGCTTGGAAAATCGATTGAAAGTTTAATTAAGCCTTCTGGCGGACTTGGATTGACTCCTTCTCAACTTACTAAAGACTTCTTTCAGAAAGGTGGTCTCGTAAATCTTTCTGGCTTAGGAGATTTTTACGTACCTGCGGCAGATACAATCTCGCAATTAGCCTCATATGTTCCTCCCTCTGGAGAAGAGGTCATTCCGGATTTGGCTGCCAAGTACAGAGGATTTGTTGATGTAGCTGAGCAATTTGAAAGAGGAGAAATAAATCGAACAGCTATGCAGGCAGAGATGCATCAGTTTGCTCAAGATATTACTCGAGCAAGAATGTTGACGGGGACTGGTGGTGAATCCTTGATGCGCGGACGTTTGATGGGAAGTAGATTCTTGACTGCAGCTCCACCTAATCCTGGTGTTTTCTTGAAGCAGAATCAAATTGGTATAACAAAGGATTATGCAGAGATGATGTTAAAAGACATGGAAGAGCTTTACGGGGGCTTAGAAGTTGGCAAGATAAAGGAAAAGTTGTTTGCGGAGGGTGGCTCAATTGGTGGCATGATGATGCGACATCCTTCCATTTCTCCATATTCTGCTGTACCTGTGGAATTTAAGGTCGTTGAGGGAGAAGGGCCGTATGCGTATTTTGGTGAAAGGGTTACGAAAGCCTACTTAAAGAACGGGGATGCTCTCGAAGATTTGGGACTACTCAGACTTTCTCCAATGATGGGAGCTATGGGAGACTATGATGCTGACATTATTTCTGCCATGATGCTTTCTTCCAACCTTAGCGATGAAGCTATTAAGAGATCTCGTTCTGCAGAAGCGGATGCTTATATGATTCGCAATCAGTTGCTCAAAGCAAAGAAGGCTGCGGTCAGTGGTATCTCTATTGCCGATACAGAAGCTATGGCTGGAGCAGCTATTAAATTAGGTGCGACTAAAGAGCAGATTGGCTTGATTTCCGAGGCAACTCAGACCGCACGGGCAGCTATCCTCGAGAACTCAAAAGCTCTTAGTCATCAGAGGCAGATGAATGCCCTTGGGCTACTTGAGTGGTTGGAACAAACTCCGATTTCTGGAAAGCACATTAAACCTGGTGAAGAAAAGAACATTCTTACTTTGATGGGAAATATTCAACAAGCTATTGGTAATCGCGATACAGAAAGTCTTGTTAGGAATGTAAGACAGGTTGTTGGCACAGGAACTATTGGTGCGCGTTTTATGGACGAGGGTGGGACTGTTGCGCTGGAAGGGCTTAATGGATTAATCGAGAAAGATATTCCAGGTATCGGCCTAGAACAAGCGGCTCAGGACATCTCGGGCTCAATGACGTCATTCCACAAGTTCAACCCAGCCTACGGAATGAGCCCTGCTAGATTTCGAGATATCCAGCGAGGGCGCGCGAGAAACATTACCGCAGAAGAAATGTCTTCGTTGCTTACCAGAAGCTTCAAAGGAGCTTCTCCGCTTGCTGGTGCAGTTCCTCCTTTGCACACTCCTGGAACAATGTCCGAAGTTACTCAGAGAGCAATGGCTGTTAAGAATAGACTGATGGCTACAGGCGGAAAGCTGATTGAGCATGCAAAGCCTGTTGCATTGGGAATTGGGGCGGCGATTGGAATAGCTGCTTTGTTTAGTAGTCCACCGAAGACAATGGGACCTGGAGACTTGGCTCCACCAATGCCTAGAATGAAATCAGGAAGTGGCGGCCAATACATAGGAACCAATATCCATGATCCTGACAATTATCATGCAATGAAAGGTAGTCCTACGGCACAAACACCAATGGCTGGAATGAATAGAGCCCGTATTTCTCCTGCAGGAACCAATGTTCAGGTCAGAGGCTCATCTCCTGGAGGAATCAATTTTGGTATGTTAAACTCTGAGATATCAGTTGCATTGGGTGGAGCGAATGTAAATTCTAGAGTAATGGACGACAGAGCTTCCCTTACGCCGCAAAGACTTTCTAAGATTATGAACGAGGATTAATACTTGCCCGAAACTACCGAAATCAAATCTGCAATTAGAGCTGGCAAGGTAGAAGAAGACGACTTTACGATTAACGATGTTCTTCTGCAAATACCTCCAGATCAGATATCTGTTAGTAGAAGAAGTTTCTTGAATCAGTGGGATTCTCTTCGGGCAGCAGCTCCGCAGAAGGCCAAATCTGGCCATTCGGTTATCAGCGTTTCTTTATCTGTTCCTTTTTGCGGAAACGAATCAATTAACAATCGTCTTCGTCCTTTATTCGCAGGACTAAGATCGACTCCTTTCTGTGTAGTCTCGAATAAATATCTAAACGATCAATTAGCATTGGTCGGCGGCCAAAGAGACGAAAAGTACAAGGAACTCAATCAAACTGCGCTAGTCCTTACGTCGATGACTTTCTCGACGATTCCGGGAATGCCAGATACGCTGCACGGTCAATTTAACTTTATCTGGTTTAACTACTTTCCCTACGTTTCGACCCTGGCTTTTAAAACAGGGCCAGATTTCGCCTCTCCCGGAAACATTAAAGATTCCGATTTATGGAAGATGTTCTATCAACCTGTGCTTAAGAAATGTCAGTCAGTTACTTGGCCCTACATCGGACTCAATAGCGAAGCCGAAAGAACAACTATTGCCTGGAATAAATTCAAGATTCTTCCGCACACGAACGCTGCAGCGGAAGCAGCCGCAAAGGAACTTCTCGACACATTAAAAGGTAATCCTGATGGAGCAATGGAGGCTTGGCGCGAAACTCTAGACTATGGCCAAAGCTCTAACTTCGATCTTCCTGGGGTTCAGGGAAGATGCGTTCCTGTTGAGAACTCAGATACTTTGATTAGCCAATATGCTGTAGATACCTGGGCTCAGAAGATGAAGGAGAGAGGAATTCTAACACAGCCAGAAGGAATGGCTCTGATGGGATTCCAGAAGGGCGAGTTAACCAAGGCAACCTCCGAAGTTCTTTTGCCAGTACTCCAGAAACTTACTCCTGGCTATATGCAGAGCAAGAAGTCGGGGAAGGCTGTTGTAAACGAAAATAAAGAAGCTATCAATTCGGCTGGAGCAGAAGTGTTGAAACGTTTGCAGATGATTAAACAAGCCGAGAAGGAAGATTCCCAGCTTAGTTTGTATCAAGAGATGGAAGGTTTTGGAACTCAAGCCTCGATCAAGGTGGGCGGAAAGAAGATATCTGCCGGCGGATACAAACTCTATCGCAAAGAAGAAAGTTTCCTGATTAGCTCCTCTACTCCTGGAATGCCTAACAATGGCATTGTACTGGAAGCTTGTTCTGTAACTTTCTCTCCCTGTATTGCCATTATTGCAATGGCTGGTCATTCTTATCCGACTTGTCAGTTTACAGGAGGCTATGATTCAACAGCCGAGTTTACTATGAATGGAACAAACTATGCGGTAAACAATCTGGCAAACATCTATGATTCCTGGGAAAACATTAATCTTCGTTACAAGATGGTCCCGCAAGGGATAAGAAACGTATTTGTGAAGAATGACTTTCTGAGTCTTTTTGGTCTCTCAGAATTTATAGGGAAGTCTTTTGATGCCGCGACTATTCCAGATCAACCTGGACGTTCTAAAGCTATCTTGTCATTGACGTCTGCCGGCATTGAAAGCAAAACCCGCCTGGAAGACCAAGAAGCCCTTCAACAAGAATTCGTGATGAGTGAGAATGGAATGAGAAATGAAGTTTGGAAGGTTCTTTACAAGAATACTAAGGCCTCTAGAGAATGCTGGTATATGATCGAGCCTTCTGTCTCTAGTTCAAAACAGAACAAAGCTTTTTATGACCTGGTTCTGGAAGGTTGTATTCTATATAACAAACTAGCCAAAGATGTAATGGAAGCGATCTACCCAGATAAAGCTGGAGCTACGTTTAGCAAGAGCGGTGTTTGGGGAAAGGGAGACCAATATGCCGAAAGTGGAATGTGGAAGAATGGGAATATGTCTCCTGGCGTTACATTTGGGAGCGGGCGCGGAGATATGTATTCCTGGAGAGGGGGATGGCAAACTTATTCATTGATTGAAGCTTTGCCAAACAACGGTTCTATTTTTGGAGTCGATAAGCTAAAGAGAGATGTTATTAGTAGGAGCGGAGGAGGTTCTGGCGAAGGTGAGCGCCAAATGAATGACATCCAGAAAGCTATTAGCAGAATGTCTGATGCAAATGATAAAAAAAAGCAAAGACTACAAGAACTTGGTTTTCAGAGATACCAAAAAGATCTTTCAGCTTTGTTGGACAAAATCATTAATGGAGAATATCTAACTCTTCCAGAGTTCGAGCATCTCAAGATTAAGAAAGAAAGCCTGGGAATCGGGCAAGGAAAAACAGCCTATCCAGATTTCAGAGAACAACTTTCTTCTGTCGGATCGTCGATGGATGCAACGTTTACCAAAGAGAAACTAATAGACTACGATCCTGATATCTACTTCTGGTATCCAACCTACGATGGATCAATAGCCGCAGCTACAGCTGGATCTTTAATTGACAGCAACCTTTTGAATCAAGCTAGAGAACACAGTCTTGCTCTATATGACCAAGCTCAAGATTCAACTGGAAACTTCTTTAAGAAGTCGTATCTAGAACATATTGGTGGAGGTGATAAAGGTCCAAGAAAAGCTATTGAAGAGTTAGCTAAGAACGAGATGGCGAAGCCTCTCTACGATAAAATCTCTTACAACAACTCTACCCGCAACGAGAATGAGGGAGGTAATTCAGGAGAAGGCATTAAGCTAACCGTTAAACCAGATCCCAGTAGAATTTCCACCAACTGGTATGACGATGAGTATGTCATTCAGAGCCAAGGTTTGATTCCTCATTCTTCCGACACTCACGAACTGTGGGGAGGCGTTACGGCTCGTATGGGCGGAACGACAACTCCGAGTGGAGGTAAAGATACCAGCCCTTCCGCTTCTGTTGGAGTGAGATCCGGATCAAATTCTGATTTAGGTATTGAACCGCTTGAATTCCAGTTTTCGTGGCCACCCAAGAAGTCAACTCAGACCCCAAATGAATACGGTATGGTTTGTCCTGTAGCTAGCTATTCGGTTATTAACGAGCCTCTGGGTGTTAGAGATATTGGAACGACTCCTTTTTCTTTTGAAGGCAGAAGGAAGAGCGCGGTAGCTCATTGGAATTCTCCAGCTGCAAGAAAAACTCTTGTAGAAGCTGGCTGTTGCAATCCTTCTGATTTCCCAAATTTAAGTAAGGCTACGCATGCGCAGTATATGGCTTGGAGTAGAGATAAAGGTAAAAAGATTGGGTACGTTCACGAGGGTGTGGATATCTTTGGCAATGTTGGAATAGAAGTTTATTGCGTGGCGGACGGAGTTGTTAAATTCGCCAGCAAAGTTCCAACTCCTCAGGCTGGATTGTTTATAGAGATTGCGCATCCGAATGGCAAGCAAGTTAAGTATACAAGATATATGCACCTTCAGGCGATCAACCCTGGTGTTAAGGCAGGAGCTAAGGTAAAAGCCGGAGATTGTATCGCTGTTCTTGGAAGAAGTGGTTATCCTTATACAAGACCTCATTTGCATTTTGAATGTTGGAGTGTTCAGTCTAATAAAGATAAAAGTAAGATTATGAATCCTGTTGTGGATTCGAACATTCCTTGGATCAAGGGAAAGAATGCTGGTCGCCAGATGGCCGAACAATCAAGACGCGCAATGAATAAAATCGCTGCACGGTCGACTCCCCTGGATATTACTTCTACGACCACTTCTCCTTTGATCGAAGCAATTAATGATTTTGAGACTAGGCTTTTAAAGGGACAAGCTCAAAGATTAGTTAGAGCATTCCCAACATTCAAGCTTTACTTTATCGAAGATGATTCGGGTCAGAGAAAGCGCCTGGCCTATGACGATTTCTTTTCTTACAATTCTGTTCAATCAATTCGCGTTATCAAAAGCAGAAAGATTGCTGCAGATCTCTGTGTAATTGAGCTAACAAATGTTTCTGGAGTTCTTAGTAATAGAAAATTCAAACATGAAGATGATTCGCAGAGAGGAAGATATGATTCAAAAGGCAACGCTCCAAGAGACAGCAAGGGCAACTTGGTGTCGGAAATGGGAGCTTTAGATGATCCTTCGAAAGCAAATACACTTCAAGAGAATCCAATAGCCTCCCTTCTACTTCAAGAAGGAATGGACATTCATCTTAAATTGGGTTATTCGGCGGATCCCAAACTGCTAGACGGAGTTTTCACAGGCAAGATACAGGCTGTCCTCTTCTCGGATACAGACGATCTAGTAACCATTGTTGCTCAAAGCCACGCGACTGAATTGCAACAAGATATTAAAGGACTAGATAAGCCGACATCCAAGAATACCTGGGGACTTGGGACCTGGTGCTGGTGGGGTTTTACTGACAACGCTACAACAGGACGTATCTTTGAGGAGATGTTGGCTCAACCTGAGATTCTCCACTTTGGTCGGTGGGCGCGCGGAGATACAACGAGTGAACGAGATCTGTTAACCCACAAGTGGCAATTCGTTCCTGCTCCGGAAGACGACAATATCTTTGCTCCTCGAGCAGAAGAGGATCTAGCTAAGTTTGGGTCTGGGATAATCTTTAAGGAATTGAAGTACTTTATTTATCAGACAACAATTTGGGATATCTTCAAGGAACTCGAGCTAAGACATCCAAACTTTATTGGCTCTCCTGTTCCTTATCCTGACAAATACGGCGAGCGGATGACTTACTTCTTTGGCCTTCCCAATCAGATGTATTTTGCTAGAACAGCTACTTCAGACGAACAGTCTGCTCAAGCTAAGGTTAAAGCTATTGCGGAAGAAGAGACGATTGAGTCGCGGAAACAAATAAATGCCCACCAAGTTCTTGCTGCAGTTACGCCAATGGGGACTAGTGCTGGTAGTTTAAATAGTGTTGAACAGATCTTTAACAAGACAAAAGAAGTAAAGAAGACATTTGCCAAATACAACGAACAGCGTTTGCAGTTGGCTAAAGAAGCAGGATTTATTCGCCCATTTAGACAGTATCATCTATGGACGGGGGCTTCTCATATCGTAGCGAATAATATCAAGGCCGATGCAAGAGATGTTGCCAATACAATTGTTATTAAGTATCCAAAAAGCCAGGTAGATTCTGAAAAGAAAGAATCTGTTGATTTGCAAATGCAAACTGAGATGGAGTCTTTTACTTTGAAACTTGATAATGCTCTGCCAACAGAAGATACAAGAGTTAGAGTAGGTGAGTTTGTTAATGTAAACAACGAAAACATGGCAAGACGCTACGCATTGAGTTTGTTAGCTAGAGATGCGAAAGATATTTACAAAGGAGATATTATCGGTATTGGCGATGCGAGCATCAAGCCTTATGACACGATTTTTATTGTAGACGATTATTCGGATATGGTTGGTCCTATAGACGTAGAGCAGGTAGTTCACACCTTCACTCGTGAGAGCGGTTTTCTAACCGAGGTTACTCCAGATATGTGTGTGTATGTTAACGACTGGTGTCTCCTTAGCTCGATGGAGGCTTTGGGGGTTATTACCGAAGGCGTTTACAAGAAGGTTTGGGGTGAACAAGCCGCCAGTAAGCTGAGGGCTTTAAGTAGTCCATACTCAACTATGCTGTCTGCTCCAATAAGTGCGGCCATGGGAGCTGTCGGTCTTTTTGTGGCCAAAAAGATCCTTAATTACACGCCTTGGGGAGAACCCATCACGATGAACCCATTGTTGCATCATGGACGTCCATTTACGGGCGGGATTCCTACAAGAAAAATGCCTGCGTCTACCTGGAGCACCTTGTTTGGAGAATGGAAGCCAGAGGCAGATCTTGGTTATGACGCCTGGTTTGAAGATACGATGGACAATATCGTTGGTACGCTCAAAAAGTGGACTGGTCGATATGCCGTAGGTACTATTGGTGGTTAGCTTCTTGGCAGAAATCTAAAAAACTGAAATAATCGTAGTATGTCTTCTACGGGCAAACTTAGTCCTGTTATGGGGTATGCGTCTACGCTCGCGGGCGAACAAAAGAGACAATCAGGTCTTGGCTCTGTTGGAGCATTAGAATCTTTACATAAAATAGATGGCATAATATCTCAAGTTAGACAATCTCCTCTCTCTATTAAAGCTTACAATAGAAACGACGGATCTATGATAGCGCAGGATAAATGGATTAGGCTTGTTCATTCAGCAGAAGAAATTAGAGAGAAGTTCGGAACAGTTACTATTGGTTGGGGAGTTCATGTAGAATATAGATTTCCAGATGGTTCTGACGCGATGGCCACAATTACACATGCTCCTGATGCAAAACCAGGCCAAGAAGAAGAGTTGTTGAACGATGTAGAAACGGGACTTTGGGAAATTTTTACGCCATAGGAAAGGAATTAATGGCAAAAAAGGATCCTAGAAAAAGAGTCATTAAGGCATCCAAAGATGCAGAGGCAGGAATTACCCTCTCTAATAAAGCTGCCCAAATCATTGGGAATGCAAATAATTTTATCTCTGTAACGGAGAATGGTATTTTCCTAAAGGGAAAAGTTTCTTTTATTACAGACGGTACAGGCGTGCGCAGGGGCGGCTTGTTTGTTGAGATGCCCGACATGACCAAAATGATTCCTTCGACAATTATTTCTCCACTTCCCTCTCATCTCCCAATTCCTCCTATTGTAGGATTGGTTAACATAGCAAAAGATGTGGCTTTCTTTATGAGCTTGCTAGTTTAAGAGGCTAGGATATTGGCCGACAATTACGATTCTATAGACCTTAAATGGACGAGCAGTGGCGATCTTGTAATCGAAGATGGTGATTTAGCAGACACCTCAGAAGATACCCTTATGTCGTTGGTCCAGGAAATTCAGACTGTTGTAAAAAGCAGTCTTTATGACTGGGAGCTTTATCCTGGCATTGGTGCTGGATTGGATGATTTTGTTGGGGAAGCGAATGTAAAAGAGACCTCCAATAGAATTCACGATCGCCTTAAAGCTTGCATTGCTGCGCTCGGTGTTGTTAACGAGAAAGATATTTCGATTGGCATACTGCCCGTACATCGACACGAGCTTTTGATTATCCTTCGCATTGGAGCCCTTTCAACGGCTTACAACAGATTAAAGAACAACCAACTGTTGGTTATTCAGTTTATTTTTAACTACATGGAGAAGGGTGTTTTCTTCCTTCAAGAACCTCCCCAGCTAACTGCTGACATTTAAGGAGGCCACAGTTGCCGTTCCTAGCTAAAACAGAAAGAGAGATTCAACAAGAAGTTTTCCAGATGTTAACGGAGAATACGGCCATTACACGTCTAACCCCTGGCGGGAAAGCTAGGGCTATTCTTGATATCGTCAGCAAGCTTCTCAGGGTTGCCTATCAGGAGTTCGATATCAACCTGATGAGGGCTTTTCTGTCTGGAGCTTCAGGCCAGTTCCTAGATCTCTTTGGGGTCATGTTGGGAGAGCCGAGAGAGCCAAGTTATGCCGCTGTGGCAGAATCAGATCTCCAGAACGTTAAGTTCTATGTAAAGTCGGGAACTTTCGGCAATATCAATAGCAGCAATCCGATCATTATCTCTCGTGGAACCCTCATCTCTTCCAAAGCGAGTGCTAGCGGCATTGTCTATCGCCTTATGTCGGATCTGACATGTGGAGCCTCTGCAAATCAGGCCTGGGCCTCAGTAGAGGCGATTAGCCCTGGATCTTCCTACAATGTTGGCTCAAACATGTTGGTCTATCATGATTTCATAAGTTACACAGATTATCTGAATTCAACTCTTCTGGTTACGAACGTTTATCCTATCGGAAGTGGAAAAGATGTAGAAAGTGATACCAATTACAAATACAGGCTCTCTAAGAAAGTCTTTGATGCAGAAGCGGCCAATGAAACATCCCTTCGTCTAGCAGCCCTTTCAGTTCCTGGAGTTGCAGATGTCATTATGAAAAAGAACTATAAAGGCATTGGAACTTTTGGTATTATCCTTAAGTCTGTTACACCAACAGCTTCTGACACTTTGGTTGATAATGTAACTAGCCGAGTTTCTCTCAAGCAAAGCTATGGTTCAATTGCCTTTATTAAGAAGCAAAAAGAGCTTGGCTTTTCGATGAAGACAAGGGTTTGGTACAAGAGGAGACAAACAGAAGATGAGTTAGATGAAATTGAGAATATGCTTAAGGACAGTGTAAAAGATTTTATTAATGGCCTAGACCTTGGTGAGACGTTTATTGCGGATAGGATGATGGGCGGACTTTACGACATTGATGACAATATCTCCGCTTTCGGATCTTATCAAAATCCAATCGATGAGTCTTGGATCTACAAACTCAGTCGCTTAGAAGATAATAGAGTTCCAGAACAACTGCTTGGAGACTATACTCCGAATGAAGATGAACGAATAATCATTGAATCTACTTCCGCAGATCCAGTTGTGTTTGAACGCAAGTTTGGCTTGAGGACTAATGAATAAATGGCTAATCAAAGAGCTAGAATAACTCAGCGATTAGTTAACTCTTTTCCTGACTGGTCGGATACCAGAAGGGATATCCAGAGTGTTGGTTTCCAGTTCTTTAATGCGATAGGAGTCGCATTCGAAGATGTCTTCAAACAACTGCAGGACACAACCGAAAACTTCCATCTCTCAACGACCTATCCAAATGACTTAGGTCTCCACTACAGGGTTAATCTTCCTGGAGATTTTGAATTTGCCAAACAAGATGAAGACGACATGGAAAGTAATTATTTGCCCCCGACTGTTTCAGGAATGGTTGGGACTCAATTCTTTGAAGTAAGTTTGGCGGATGACAATAGTGTTTTTAACTTCTGGAAGGAAGCCGTTCCTTCGAGAATCTCTATTTTGGAAGACTATACAGCTGGCCATATCAACACAGTCAATACGCTTTTCTCTGGATTTGCCTCTACAAGCCCACTCCAGCCTCTGGCCAATTCTGGTTTGGTGGGAATCCCAAACAAACTCCATGTTACTGTAAGCGGCGGGACAACCTACTTAAGTCTGAATACAATGAACGAGGTTCGGCGCGGAACAGTCCAATTGATCGGAGAGACTCAATCTGGCACCGAACTAACCGAGGAACACGGATTAATTTATGACGAAAAGTGGCAGACGACAAATAAATTCTATTCCGTAAGCGGCTTGTATATTTACAATGCAGACCCGTCAGATGATGTAGATGTAAGAGTCACAATGTTTGATTTCCAGAATCCCCCTTACAAAACAAATTATTACATTGATTATGACGAGGACACTGGTTTAGACATTCCTTCTTTCTGGGCCATTGGAAGTGGTTCTCCGGGAGCAGCAACCCTGGACTTTGTTGTCTACGACCATCCTGAATTGGAAATGAAAGTAGATGGGTTTGTGGGCACGCACGCAAAGATTTCTCAAGAGTTAGTTGATAGCGACGAGATTGCAATTGACGCTACCGACTTGGCTGTAGAACCACATTCAGATCGAATCTGGGTAACAACCCATCATAAGCTCTACTGCTACAGCGCAGATCTCCCGTATATCAATCTTCAAACCCTTGCGGGGAAAGATGCAGATCCTGTTTGTCGGATTGAAACAGATTCTGATTTCGTTATCTCAGGAGAGGTTCTGACCTTGGAACTCTTCTGGAGAAATCCCTCGAAGGGTATCGATAGACACAGGGTCTTTATTGAGCACGAGAATGGGAATAGATGGGGTCTTCTAGAAGACGGGACCATGGAGGCCTACAATTCCGCGACAGACTATTATGTCTACGGAGAGCCAAGAACTCGCTATCTAAGACAGCCGGTTGAACTAACTCTTTCTACAGCGGGCACCTACACATTTATCCTAGAGACCTACTTCGAGGACGGAACAAAAGAGACAGATAAACGTTGTGTAGTCTATTCGCCAAAGCTTCTTCCTGTCGGAGAATACGATCTAGAAACTCTCGGGCTCTCCAATCTTGTCACGGGAATTGATTTTGATTCCGACAACTTCATTTGGTTAAGAGATCAAACAGGAGCAGTTCACAAGATCGGCCGATTTTACGACACTATGTTGATCGACTATGAAAAGAAGATTCTCTTCTTGAGAGACGAATATGATAGCGTGACTGTTTGGAGAGAAGAATAATGCCAACGACCACCTCTTCTATCCATCATTATTTTAATCTCTATGAAACCAGAATCATTTCAACTCCAACTCCCTATACGGCATTTGGAGCCTTAGATGAACATGGGATTCCTCTTAGTCTAAAACGACTAAAGAATGAATCTGATTATGAATACAAGATTCGTTTAGAGGAAGTTTATTCACGCCGCGCCAATTCCGCTTACCTCGGACTTATCTATGGCATCACTAGAGAATTGGGCCTCAGTGTTTATGACGGTATTTGGGTTAATCCAAAGTTGAGGAATGGAGCTTTTATTGCCCCAGATCCCTATGTGAAGTTTGATGGCGTGTATGTTTATCTCTATTCAGACTATCGAAATGGAACTTTGGATTGTACTCTGGACAGATATGATGCAGGGGGTTTTGAGGTATACAGTAGGCTGGTCAGCAGAATTAATCAGTCTGCCTATTTTGAAGCCGGCGTTTGTCCCGAGGTTGATCAGTGGACAAGCTCAATGACTATTGTGAATCAGGACAATCGAAAATGGATAGATGTTGAAGACGTCCCGCAAAGCAACAGGTTCCGCATTAGACGCTGGTTATGCCCAGGAACAGTCTATTTTGAAGACAGAGTTGTATTTAAAGAAGAGAAAGATACAGCTGGCGAGGTTGATAGCGCGGGCGACTATTATATTGATTACACAACTGGGATTGTGGATGTCTATTCTATTCCTGTTCTTAATACTACGGTAAGATACTGTTATACCGTTTTTCCTTTTAACGCACTGGCTTCTCCTGTAATATTGCATGATGTAACAAACGACAACTTTAGAGTTAAGATGTTTGAACAGATCCTTCAAGACGATGGAACATATGAACATGGAGAAACAACGATGGTCGGGGCAGACATTATCAACGAACTTGTAAGTGTATTTCCAGGATACTGGGGTGAGTAATTGACCGTACCTTCTGGATACGTAGTTTCGTCTGCAGCCGTCTCTCCCGTCGGGATCTCTCCTCCAGGCATCACCTTTGCTGAGCTAGGGAGCTATCATGGCTCAAACTCCTATGACTCAGCTAAGATAGCTTTTAGATCTAAATACACAGACGAAGCTCATCCTATTACAGCTAACAAAATTGAAGGCTGGAAGTGGGACCAGATGGTTTGGATTGACGAAGAAATGAAGAACAACTTTGCTGTTCCTACAATTTATGATGCCACAACTTCTGGCATTACAGAGAGCTATTTCCGTTCAGGAATTGGCGGCGGAACAGACCTTGAACTCGACGAGATTGAAAAGGTTACGGTCTCTGGATTGTGGCACGCAGACACCTATCAAAACATTTGGGCCTTGAGGATAAAGCACGGCAACTACTTTATTTACGACGAGAGAAGTTATCTACACAGCGATGATTCTGAATACATTAACTTAGAGTATGCAGATGTAGTTCCCGGCATTTCGACTTCAATGAATAAGGTGACTTTAACGAACCGCCCAAAGATCGGCGTTCCAATTGTAGCTAGGCAGTACGCTTGGGATAGCGAACAATGTAAGTATTTAGTCAGTACTGACGTTAGACAGAAGTCTCGATTCACAGGAATTCGAGATGCCGACAATGTTCGCCAAGATACTTACAACGAAGATACCGAAGCAATCCTTTATCACAACATCGACGCTGGCAGACCAGAATTTGTGATTACTTGGTCTGGATTAGCAACCTATCCATCTCTTGTTTTTAACGATCAATTCTGTGAAGCAGTAGGAGGGTTTACAGGAGAGACAAGTGTGCTGATTGGATATCTTAATGGTTCGGATGGGCAGCTAATCTATACTCAATATTCCCCGATAGATAGTTCTAAAAATGTAAAGGTCTATACAACTTTAGAAGGTTCTGGAGTGTATCAAGAATGGACGGTTATTGCTGGCTTGGATACGGAGTTAGAAGAATATCAAGTTGGAGTTGATTATGATCTTGGTATCTTTAAGTTTCCTGGTGTGATTGTTGCGACTGGTGGAGGAGACGTTTCTGGGTTCGCTTCTTTGGCTGGTTATTCCGTATACGCCTCGTATTACAAAACCCTGCAGATTGAATACGAAGCAGAAGATGCAACAGACGATCTTCTTTGCCTAGACGTAAACGCCAATATGATTCGAAAGTATTCTGATCGAGGGTTTGTATTTGTAACTGACGAATCCTATCAGCCTTTCTCGATCATATTAGAAGCCGAGTTGGATGAAATCAGTGAAGATGTCTTTGGCCCCGTTTATCTTGGCAATGTGTATGCCAGCCTAATTGCCACAGTCTATAACAGAAGAGGACTTCCGCTTGAAGATATCGATGTAACTTTTGAGATTACTAGCTCGCCTACGATTGGGTATTTTAGTGGCGGCGAGACTTCTATTGAAGCTGTAACCAATGCTGAAGGCCAGGCAAAAACCTATTATAATACCCCTGCAATGATTGATGAGATTGGTGAGCAGACAACTACGATGGCTACCACTGTCGCTCCTCCTGAATATCCAGGCGTAACCCAAATAACTAAGCTCCGACTCTCTAGCCTTCAAATCGAAGGTGGAGAAGACGAAGTCTTTCTATTTAAAGTTCTGACTGATGATCCTTTCCTTGGCTATCGAGATTACACAGTTCCAGATACAGAGGAAGACCAACTAGAGTCTTACTATTCTCAGTTCTTTGATGAAGAGTCTATTACGGGGTCTACTGGAAATGTTCCCGGCACAACAACTACTTCTCCAAAAGCAATTGATTACGAAGCTACCCATCGATTGCTGTGGGATCTGGCTCGTCCAGCTCTATTCGGAAGCACGAATACAGGCAAGAAGATTCTTGTGGCTACGGACGACAATACAGCCCTAGACCCTCATGATTACACAACTCCGTCTGTTTCTCCATTCCAACCGATTGATATTATTGCGTTGGACCCAACTGGATATGACATTGTTTACGATACAAGCTCATTTACTCTAGATGCTCCATCCGGCGATTTTTATTCCTATTTTATTGTTGCGCCAACTTCTGTTAAAATTAAGGCGAAGGCCTGGAACGCAATAACAAGAGAATGGGTTTACAGTAATGAGATTAGTCTTCAGATAACGATTCCACCTCACATGAGTGGTTTGTGGATTATTGAAGATCTGAACAATATTTCGTTGTCTGAGATTTCGAGTATTTTGGCTGCGATGTTGCCTGGAGACCTGATTGGAAAACGAATTCCGTTCGGTTGGAGATTGAAGTCATCAACTATTACACTGGCTTCGGCACTTGGTGGAATCTGTTTCCTAGATGTCAATGAGACTTCAGACCCAGACATTTGGCCAGGACGAAGCTTGGTTCATAGCTTTGATATTACCTCTATTAGCTAGGAGGATACTTTGGCAGATAAACTAAGAAGGACTTTCCCGATTGCAGTTACATTCTCGCAGGGCGAGGTTGTCGCTCCGACCAAGATGCAGGGTTTTTCTACTGAGACCAGGAATGCTTTTGGTATTGCGGAATACGCAATTGGAGATATCTGGAATCAAGCCGGAGATTCTTTTTTAAGAAGCGCTGGGGTTTCTACCTATGCCCTAATGATTCCTAATATTGCAAGATATCTGGGATCTTCAAAGTTGTCTGGCCCAATGATTCCTTATTTGGATACAACGCAGGTTTATTCGCATAAAGTGGTTTCTTCTGATGTTGGGCAATATGAGATTACTTTAAGCTTACCCGCCCATAGCCTGTCATCATTTTCGTGGTCTGGCACAAGCACTCCAAGTAATACGCCTACTACTAGAGGTTTAATGACTGGCCTAACAGACTGGTCGATAGACGATAGTACGGGAAGAGTTTATACAAATCTACCAGCTCAAGCAGATTGGGTATTAACCTATACTCCAGCTGCTTGCGGAGATCTTAGCGCAAATTCAACGTTTAATATTATTCCAGATCCAGCTCAGGAAGTTTCATATAGCTTTGCAAGTTGCAAGATTGCCTACAAGAATAATGTAGATAATTCGGCTGGATATATAATCTTCCTTCCTCCTCGTGGACCCCTAGACTCGACTAGATTTTTAGACAGATCGCCACAAAGTCCTTACGATGCTTCTTCAAATACTTATAATATGCAAACAGATCCGACGAGTGCCTATACAACTTTTTGGCAACATTTTGACGATAGCGGGACTCCTGTCCAAGCGGCGACAGGCGATAACGGGGAACACTATCGCTATAGATTACCAAAAGTTATTACCGATAATTGGACGTTTGAAAGTGTTCTTCCAGCGGGAATGCTTTATCTTTGGGATTCTGCGGGAACTGGAACGATTTTAGATGGGGTCACTTTTTATGCCGAGGATTCAAGTTTAAGCCCCGTTGCTCCTCGTAAATATGTTCTTGTTGCTAGTGGGGCGGCTTTAGATGCGTGGTGTACAAGTAACGTGGGAGTTGCTTATCCCGCTGACGCTTTAACGTCTAGAGATACTCATACTCCTGTGTATTACCCTTCGACTGGATTGAAGTTAATCACTATTGGCACGTCTATTGGAGATACTCTTTCAGCGCTGACCAAAGCCTTTCTTGATCACGACCATTCAGATCTAAATGGGACTTTCCCGTCAAAACCAATCGACCATGCTTCTCTTAAAGACAACTTTTATCCACAAGAAATGGCCGGTCTGTTAGGAATCGCAACAGACGTCTGGACTCGTCCGGCTATTCTCAACGATCATCATCCTCAGTATCTACATAGAGGTGGATATAACGCGGCAGAGAGAGACAGATTTTGCAACGGAATGCTTGGAGATATTTTTTTCCTTTCGGTCAATAGCGCAGACAACCATCAAAATCTTCTTGGATATTCCTACGGACTCCGTTTTGGAGACTCGACGAATGGCACGAGAATGCTTTACGACCCCATCTATCAGGGATTGTTGTTATACGGGAATAATTCGACAAAAAAAACAATTAATTTTTATGATAGTACTTCTGGAAAAGGGGCAAGAATAGCTCCGGTTTTCGGAACTAATGGCGCAATATCAATTGAAGATCGTTCGATAACGATGGGAGAAGGCAGAGGCGGCATTATTCAGGCCAATCAGCATTACGCCGGGCATTACAACCATTCAACTTACGGCGATTCTGGCTCGACTGGTATTTCACCTGGCGGATGGGGAAAACCAAGATTATGGCATATTTCCGCCAATGATTTTTCAGTCTACAACGGAGGCATTAACGAGGGAGATAGTCGGGCAATAGATTCGAAAGAGGTGGAGATCCTCTCTTCATATGGCGGCGCAGCGGTTATGATGAAGAAAACAGGAGCAACTCAAACTCAAGCCTTTGCCTATATAAAGATACCGTTTGTTCGGTACCTTATAGTAAATATGAAGATGGCATTAAAAAGCGTAGAGGGATTTAATGTTGGAGACCTATCTATCACGTTAGGTAGGGAAAATTATCTCGATGCAAGCAGGCCGTCTTCAGAAATAGATGTATATAAAGATCTGTGTCGAGATCCCATAGGCGCCCCTGCTGACTTTTCTTATAGATTCGCTGGAGAAAGCACAGCTTGGCAAAGAACAGACTCGCATCTTTTGTTCAATCCCGAGGATCCAGTTTACATAACTGGATTAGCAGAGATCAATAGTGATTTAGATACAGTTGACCCCTATGATTTAAAAGCTCCTTTTATTCATTTTGAAAGCCAGGCCGGAGCAGGGGATTTTTATCTTGCTCATATCTACGTTGTTTACCGTATTTGGGAGTATTAATTGTCTATCTCTAGTTTCTACAACTCCTTCACTCTATCTGGTATTACCTACCAGACTTATCCAGACATCCGCTTAAATATCAAGAAGCGGCGAGTCAATATCCTCTACAAGAGCCTGACAGACTCAACCCATGTAAACCTTGCCCATTTGATGGGAGAAAAACCATCTCCAGAAGACAATCTCTTTCTCTCGGATCAAGGCAGATGTCTGCCTCAAAATACTATCTATTACGAAGATGAATACATTACAACTTCAGGCTATAGTTTTACTATCAAAGGAAAAGACTTTCTTGTAACAGACCAGTTCACAACCGATACAGCGACACAAGAAGAGACCCCTCTGTTCTTCTGCCACGAATTCAAAGGATATAATTCGAGCTTGTCTGATTGGGATAACAGAGTCCTGGTCTCCTTTGAAATCCTCAATCAATTGATGGAGCCACAGACGTTGTCGGAATACAAGCTAGATTCGACAACTGGCAAGCTCTACAACAATCTTGTTTGTTCGGAGACGCCTCTGGAAGTTTTTTACGTAAGATACAGCGTTAAAGTTTCCGGGGCTTTGTACACATATCACGAATTGCTTAATAATGTTCCTGCGTTTCATGAAGCTTCTTACGATGATCTCAATGAATGGAACAATCTTTCTATCACCAGCAAAGCCTATTTCTTTGAAGCTACACCTGGGGGTCAGTCTTATACAATTACTCTTCCTGCTGGTGGAGCTGCTAAGTATGCCTACAAAGAAAGAGATACTTCTAGGATTTATGCGAAGTATCCGACAGCAGAAGATGTGTCTGAACCTTGGTATTTGAGGATTACAAATGGGGAGTTCATTGCGCCCGTGCGCGTGGGCGAATCTTCCTATCGTTCGTGTAAGTACAAAATCTCCGAGTTCCTGAGCCAGTCGTTCAATCCATATTACCCCTATAAATTTATCAACAAGGAACTCTCAACTTGGATTCATGCGAATCTAGTTAAGGTTTCTAGGAATGTTGTGGATGATGCGGGCGGTGGACTTTATATCGACGTCGTAATTTACGATGCGGATGAAACGGCGGCAGAAACAGCCTACACAACCAATTCATCTCTTGTCGGGACTACTATTGGAAATGCAACCTATCAGACAGGGATTCTAAGTGTTAACCAACAAGATGGGCTTATTCAGATAACCAACACTATTCCTGAAGATAGAAAAATATATGTAAATTATTATACAGAAGCCGACGAATACGATTTCACTGAGGTAGACTTCAATCCTCTCTCAAACGTCAATATTCTTAATCAGCGTATTGTTATTTATATAGTTCCCGAGACAACTACAACGGGATCTCTGTCTTCGTCGCTTCATTATTTAAGGGTAAACAAAGAAGGAAAGGTTACTTTTTGTAGCCAGGCAAGAGATGGAACTGGGTCGATTGATGGCGGGACAGTTAAGTTATTGGCCGAAGATTTCGATACGGATGGCGAGCCGACACACACTATCTATTACGACAAACCTTCTACTGCCAGTGGTTTGCGTTGGAGACCAGCAGATGAATATGCAGGAGTTTTTGCGGGTTACGCAGACAACATTTCCTTTGTTGATAAATATACGGTCAAAACAAGTCTGGCCTCCAAAACAGGACTCTCTGAACAATGGCTTCTCAATCTACAAGAGAACCCTCAATTCCTTCCTATTTGTGAGGCCTACGTTGGAGAGTCGATTGCCCCTCAGGCTCTAACTGAGTTAGATGTTAGAGTTCGTGGGGGAGGAATTTTAGAAGAGCACCAAACAGATGCTTTGGCGGAACAACCAGAAGCTGCTTGGTATTGGGACGACGAACAACCTTATCCTGGAGCAGGAAGTTTTGTTGTCGAGATTCCTCAATCACTTTTGGCGGATGAAACATTTACCCTCGCGGACGTCAAAGACATTGTTAACAGACACGTTGACTTTGCACACTATCCAGTAATCAGAACCTATGGAGCTGTAAAACCAGTTATTGTATCAGGGATTGTTCAAGCTGATCTAATAGACAATATTACTGTTTCAGGTACCGTCCAATTAAAATGGCCAACTTATGGTCCTTATACAACCTACAATGTCTATTATTCATCATTGCCCGATAAACAATTTACATGCCATAATAGCTCTGAGTTAACAGATGCGACACCAATGAACTCGTATTCTGTTAGTAATCTATATCCTAGAACCTTGTATTATTTTTACATAGAAGCGATTAGAGACGACGAGTCATCTTATAGTCCTGTTGTTTGTTTGAGGACCGATCCCTACTTCGTCTAACTGGAGGTCGCAGTGACAGTTTCTATCACTTGGAGTACGACAAATGGCGGGAGTGCAATTGAAGGGAATTCTGTAGATCACGGTGATCTGACTAATAATTCATCTTCAACTGCCCAGCAGATCTATATCCGTCACAATGGAGCTAACGAGATAACGGACTGCGGGTTCTATGTTCAAGCTGCTTCGGATAGTTATGGAGGAGACTTTACTGCAGCTGGTGACTTGTCAGAGATTCTGGCCTGGGGAAATGCTTTGGTCTCGGCCGATTACGGTGGCTTTGAATTAAATCTAGATGCAGACAGTAGTTATCCTTCTGGCTCGTGGCCTTCGGTTACCACGAAGAGCGTTACTGACACTGGAAGGACTATTGGCGTTGTATGTCGCACAGGAGTTGGAGACAGTACAGCTAATAAGATTAGTCTTGTTACAGATATGGGTTGCACTGCTAGCGAAACCATTCAAACAGGATCTGGCCCCAACGTGAGGTTCAAGTGTAGGTTTACAGTTCCTCAATCTGAAGATACAGTTGGCATTCGACAAATCAAGGTTACCCTTACCTATACCTACACAAGTTAGAGGTCTGCATGGGCAAATGGACTAAGTATTTCATCGACGGAACAGTCTATGAAGGTTCCGACGAAGCTATTCGACTGCAAAAGGCTTCTTGGCGAAGAAGCCGAAACGAAGGAATTATCAAGGTTGAATTGGAGAATAAACCGTATCGGATTTCCATTGAAGGGCCAGGAGAATACTGGCAGTCAGATACCTACGATATTGAAATGTTGGATAGCGATACACCTAAAATGGTCAGAAGAAGAATCCAAAGAAGACTAACCGAATCGGACAAGTTTCTAGAAGTCGTTACCGCGCCTGCTCAGTATGGGATTAAAGTTTTTTCTGTCTTTCCAGAACAGCCGACCGAAAGAATCATTGCTCTTCCAGGCTATCGGACAAAAGAAGAAGTATGGTTAACGGTTGAAGTTGATTTAAACAAGCGGCTCTTGCGGCATTTCTTTAGCCCGCGTAAAATCTAAGTTGTGACCTACTCTTACCTCGACAAACTCCAGACGACCCTCCCTGGAGTTCAGGGCCAGCAAATACTTCGGATCCTCCAACGACAAAAAGAAAAGGGACAGATCCGTACTGTCGATGAGTTAAAGAATAAGCTGAAGACTCTTACTACAGCTCTGTTGGAAAAAAGAATTCAACCAACAATGAAGTTGTGGAAGGCCATTGCTAAAGACGATATTAGTTCTGAAGAATTCAATGACATGGTTGAGCATATTTCAGACGATCTTGAGACGGCTTTTTCTGAGGCAAATGATTTATATAGCTTGTTAGATACACATGGAACTTTGATCAAAGATGTTTCTCTAAAGATAATTGAATGTTCTCTCAATAAACTGGAGGCACAAGTTGAACTCTACGAATTCATTCGTAGAAGCGGAGAGGGTTTTGATGACGCGGTTTTCGATACTTTTAGAGAAGTCGCGGCACACTCTGTTTCCAGGACTGACGTAATAGCAGGCTTTGTCTATCTTGATCCTAGAACTGGAAAGTTTATTCCAGCAAAAAAGAATGCGGTAGTGGACCAAACAGGTGAGCGCCTGATTCTTAATTACGACAAGGTAGAGTACATTACTTTGCGTGGAGCTATTCATTTAGCAGGCAGCGATAGTGCGCGCAGTGAACTAGAAGCGACCTTTATGAATTCGGAAATTGAGAACCTGATTGACGGGCAGAAACACACCTACTGGTCTCTTCCTGTTCTTCTTTCATACAATCCAGAAGATGGAGTTAGCACTAGTATCGCTATTGAATTGCCAGTGAGCCAGGATGTGAATTTTGTAGAGATCGATCCAGCTAGTCCACATCCAATGTCACTGGAGTCGATTACTTATTTAGACGGTAATGCTACTGCGCGAAATGCCTATACAACTTCTACAATCCTGGATAAAGAGACTCAGCGGATTTGCTTTGATAGGGTTTCTTCGTCCCAATTGACACTTAATTTCAAACAAGAAAATTTCCAGGAAAAGCAGTTTGAGGCACAAGACTTTACAAACTTCCAGAAGGCTACTCTGGATTACTCATATCTAGAAACAAATATCTCTCTCGCGGAAGAAGACCTTCTGAAAGCTTTCTCGTCTTCATTTATTAAAGACAAGCTTTCTCTAAGCCAGCCAGAGAAGGACTCTTATCACTACTATGAATATCTACTTGCGTTAGACAACATTCGGGCCGGCAGGATCGAATACACAGATTCTAGTATTTATGTCTCTTCCAAACAAACGATCAATATGCCTGGACAATTGCTTCTTAGAACCAACGAGACAAGGCCTGTCCAGGTAGTTGGAGATAGTGCTATTGCGATGACGGCCTTTACCTATCCGACCCAAACCTCAACGGAAGATTTGAATTATTATCATGGGAGTATTGAGTATTGGGCTACAGCTCAGTATTTAGATAAGAGTGGCAATATTATTGCGACGAAAACTTTCCCCGTCCTGCCTTGGCGAGCCAAAAGGATCTATCATGAAAAGCTAGTTTTCTCTGGTCGGGTAAGTAGTGGGTTGGGCCTAAAGGACGGAAGTTCTTTGATGTTCTACACTGCGTCGAATTCGTCAGATGTCTTGGTTTACAAGAACGGCAATCTACTAACCTACGGAGTGAACTGGTTCTTTGTAGACCCAGCAGATGCATCTGCTTTGACTAACGAAACAGCAGGTAGTGGGTCGAGAATGAAGCGTGGGATTAGGATTGCTGATCGTTCTAGTTCTCTGGATCATTATACCGCCAGTTATACTCCGACATTTGGGAACTCGTACATTGTTCCTAAGGTAACGGATTTGATTACGATAATTGATCTTGTTGGAGATAGGTCCGCCAGACTTCTGAACGAAGGAAAAGTTATCCTCGATCCGATAACTTATATAAACAAGAATATCGCCAAAGCTGATATTTATCTTACAATTATCTTGAGAAGAAACTCCATCAATCCGTTTGTAACCCCGATGCTTGAAGACTTTCTTTTTGCCGCAGGCTATAAGGACACCACGAAGTTTGAATAGTCTAACTACACCAATAGAAAGCGCTCTTCTTTCGGGCAAACTCAGAGTCCTGGCTGATAAGCTCAAGGCTGCTTCAAACCCCTACGGCTCGAGCGAATACCAGACTCTAGAGGAATTGTTGCAAGGTGCCTACAAGATAATCAGCACTTTCTACAAGGACCTTTCATCTCCAGTCTTCAAGAATGACAAGCCGGCGATCAAATATACCGACCCAGATCCAGAAGATTACACAGAGGTTTTTGAACAGATCAATATGGACATCGAAGTTATCTTTGCTGAGTTCGAGAATCTAGAATCGGTTCTCCTTGGCAACTTTAACTACATGGTTTCCAGATTGAATCGACTGATGGGAAGGTTAAAGCAAGCCTCTTCTCGGTTGGGCGACTTTTATCTCTATTCAAAAGACACAGATCGCAGATGGACTTTCTTCACAGACTCATTTGCTAATCTAGAGCGCATTGAGGTTAATTCCCCTCTTCTTCAGTTGGATCAATTAGAGATCCACCAGGACGAAGGTTTGCTTACTCTTCCTCTGGATGCCGGCAAACAGAAACTAATCCAGATTTCGGAGACTCCAGTAATCAACTCAAACAGCAATGGGATTCCTGGAAACAATTATGAGCCTGGAGCAACTTCTCAGACAGACATCAAAAAGATCCTCGATTACAATTCTGACACTTGGTTTGAATATGAACGGGTCCTGGAGGTAGAAGATAACGTTCCGTTGATTCTTGATTTTACAGTTAATATCGGGAAGACAGAGATTGTTAATTTTATCCGAATCAATCCGAACAACTTCGGAACCAAGACAGAACTGGAAGTTCAATCAATCCAGACGTCGGTTGACGGGAAGACTTACTACGATATCAAGGAGTGCATTCTAGCTTCTGATCTTGTAAAGACTGATCGTTTTTCATTGGCTCCTTCGACATCGAAGTATGCTGGCCAGGGTGTCTATTCGTTTGTGCCGCGCAAAGCTCGATTCGTTCGTTTCTGCTTGAGGCAGTCCACAGCCTATCCGATCTTTAATTCCAAAGGAAAGCAGCTGTTGAGATACGCCATTGGAATTCGAGATATCTATCTAGAGGCGCGGCCCTACAAAGAATCGGGCGAACTCATTTCCAAAGCATTTGAGACTTCGGACCCAATACGAAAAATCCTTCTGATCTCTAATCAAGATCCAGAACCAACATATTCCTCTCCTTTCGGAACTATTGAACACTTTGTATCTCCAGATAACGGAGTTAGTTGGCTTCCTATCAGACCCAGAGATTCAGATGGAAACAGCGATACAACACAAGACATCTCTGAACTAATTGATTTCAATGGAGTCGACAAGAATACTGTAGCTACCAATGCTCCTGTAACTTCTCTAAGATACAAAGTTAAGATGAAAAGGAATGGACAGGCTTTTGCTACTGGAGCTTTGGATGCAGATTCATCGAAGGCAAGAACTGCGATTGCAACCGAACTTTACGATACACCTTCTGCCACTCCATTAGAGTTTGTTCTTCAACATGAACCTATTGATGGAACTGTAACCGTTATCGACCCTTGTCTTGGTTCTCGAGGATTGGCCGACTATAGATACTCTACTCGTACTCCTCAGGGTGGAGACACACTGAAGATCCGTTTACCCTGGCGTCCCTTACAAAGAAAATTGGTTAAAACTTGGGCCAGTAGCAAGTGGCATCTGGATGAGCAAATTGCGGCACGTATTTACGTAGATGGAATCGAATGGTCTCAGGGAAAGATCTCTGGGGCCTCAACGACGTCCAAATATTTTCAGCTTGACCACAATAACGGCATCCTTGAATTTGGTGGCGAGACAGATGGCTCTGGAGGAACAGTGGGAAAGGCCGTCCCTGGGGGCGCCCTGGTAGAGGTTTGTTTTGACGAAGAAAGATTGTTCCCTTCATCTGATACAAGCCATCTAGCCGAACTTGAGTACTCAGTAGCTTCCGATAGCGAGGAAGTGGAAGTTTATCAGGTAGATAAGGCTACGGTAAAAACAATAGTTCTTGATAAAGGAGCGAAAGTTCATCGGCTCCTGCCAAATCTAGATTCTACTTATTCGGTGAAGTTTTCAGATATAGCTGGTTGTTTCGTTAGCGAGATCACCCCTTATGTAGATGGCAGTGTAGAGTTGACTGGGACGGGCGAGTACTCGGTCGATTACGAGAATGGAATAGTCTATTCTTACGATAGATCAAAACCAGATGCCGATACTTCTTGCACATTTCAATACTTCCCGCGCACGAAGCTTCCTAGCGATGGTTTCAGTTTTGAAGAAGGAGTTGATGTATCTCATTCTATTTCTATTTCGCAGGCCTACTGGAAAACTCAGTCTCCCGATTACCCAGAAGCTATCCCTGCTAGCGTAAAGTATTTCAATCTAGCTAATCTTTCCATTGTGGAAGATTCGTTGATTTTTGCGGGGACTGGCTATTCGTCAGTATTTTCTAAAGAGGTAGCTTTCGTTGACGGCCGAACAGAACTACTGGGAGTTCTCAAGGCAACAGAAAAGCTCAACCCAATTACAGTTGTTGCACCAGGCGTCCAGACTATAACACTCAGACTTCGCATTTCGTCTGCTACAGACTTGGATGTGGGTTTTTCTAACAAGACAGCATTTGCCAGCGAGAGAAGCGATCCTGCAGAAGTAACTGTTCCGGGAAGATACTATATCTATCGTACCCCAACAAATCCCCGTGTAATCGTTTATCTCAGTTCTTCTGTGGCAGATCCAGGAACAATTACTTATTATTACGAAGATCCGAATTCGGATTTATCTGGGGCCTATTCAGTTAACTATGATACAGGTGAAGTTTACACCAGAGCGGCAACGACTTCTGGATTGACCGTGACCTACAGGTATTCAGATTATCGAGTTCGTTATCCCATAGCTAGACAGATTTCTCCAGACGACTTTACTGTTGATACCAAAAATAAGAAGGTTACCTTAAAGGATAGAGAGATTTTCAAGAAGTCGAATGTAGAAAAATCTAGTACTAAAAAGGAGTATTATAGGATAACGTATAAATACATTCCGACGATTGACCAGGATATTAAAGATCTGGAGACGTTTTGGACTCCCAGCCAAATTGACTATACAATTAAAGCTATTACAGAAAGCAAGTTAGCGTGAGCGTTTCAGATCTTCATACACAAGAAGTTATCAAGTCGATTGTAAAAGGAATTATTGAGGGAGGAGACTATCCTTCTTCTTCTGAGATACTAACTCAATTAAATGCCTATCTTGAAGACTACGATCTAACAGAACCGCGCACCAAATACTCTGAGCACACGGTTGAGGAAGACGAAGTTTCTAGCGTTTCTAAGTACAACGGGACTCTAACTTCGATCCACCAAGACTTGGTTGTTATGTACAAGTCTTTATTAGATATTGCTGATGAATCGGCCAAACGAGTTAGCCGCTGGAAGAAGAAGGGCGAGATTCTTGAGGGGCGCCTAAAGACGCTAGTCGACAGGATTTCTAATCTGCTATTGCTGGAAACAGAAACTGCTGGTTACTACAATTTTGTCCAGGACAACTTTAAAGACCTCTCTAAGGTTGATCAGTCGTCAACTACTGCACGTATTGATCTTAAACAGGGAGTCGTGTCTCTAGGTGTAACTTCTTACACCCCGACAATCCCGACCAAACAAATCCTTTCCTTGAAAGAGGGGGATGTTGAATTCTCAATGCTAACTAAAGATGGAGTCACGGCAAATATCAGCTCTCCCAAATCTAAGTTAGTTAACGCTTTCAATACGGCGGAAAACTATTTCCAGCAGATTGTCTACACCAATAAGCCAGTATCCTTGAGCGCAGAACTAAAAGTAAAGCTGTCGACATCAACAATTTTCATCTCTCGGATAGACGTCAATCTACATGCATCCAACAACAATGCGGCAAAAACAATCCTTCCCCTCTATTCTGCAGATGGAAAAACATGGTATAGACTTCCAATTACTAATTACACGCTTTCTATTGTTGATACGGGGATGTTCGTTTTCCCCGCGATTGAAGCCCAATATTTCAAATTCATTCTAACCAAGTCTGCCCCAGATGTAGTTTTTAAAACAAATTATGCTTACGAATTTGGTGTAGATGAAATTGCCTTCTACAATGAGACAGTCAACATAACTACTTCTGGTCAGGAATTAATCTCTAAAGCTTTGAGTGTAACCAACCCCGCAACCAAGGAAGTTCAGTCTTGGAGCAAGGTTGCTTTCGAAGCTTGCGAGCTAATAGAAGAAAACACTAACAATATTGATTACTATGTAGCTGTATCCAATGATTCTTCTGTTTCGAATCCAGAATGGCAATCAATAGCGCCGGCCAGCCGAACCAATCCGACAGCTCCAACGATCCTTGATTTCTCAGAATCCGCATTTTACGAGAGATCTGGAGCCCCAATATCCTACGATCCATTGAATGCAGACAGCAAGTTCGTAAACCCAAAGCAGGCCTTCTTTCTATTGTCTGCTCTTTCTGGATCGACGGGCACTATTCTTACTGCCACCTCCTCGTCCCAGCGTTATGATTTCTTCAATAAAGAAGACAGGCTTCTTGATTTTGCCATCATGAACACGATTTCTTTTGTTGAAGATAGTCTTGAAGTTTGGCGCAATGTAAACACAAAAGGCGGATCCACACTGGTACGCGGCAATCCTCATGGTTGGGGTTTTAGCGAAGATTATTACACCACTACAGTTCTCGTTAAATCTGCAGTTGGAATTGATATTGATTTTGGTCCAAAGGCAGTAGTGATTGACGACGTCGCTCTAACCGGCTGTAACAAGATATCTTGTGGTTCTCACACAGTCAAAGTCCACAAAGATAATTGGTATGAGGTTGATTATAGTACGGTTAATAGTCTGGCAGAGTTGAGGGCGGCGGATAAACTCTATCCCTACAACCACCGCTATTTAGTAGAAGGATTTAATTACAGAACAGGTTGGAACCTGAAAGAAGAAAAGATCTATAAGGGTTTTGATATTGTTGCAGAATACAAGATGAAAAGAGTCAGCCCATTTGAACTCATCCATAGCGTTAGCGCCACAGATTACGCAAGATTCGCCCTGGATTATGATGCATCTGATACCTCTCGGATTCCTCCTGCAGCTGGAACTTCTGCTACAAAAGTATTCTTAGTTAAAGTAGATGATACAAATTCAGACTTCCTTAATGAAGCTTTTACTATTCGTTTGCGCGCATCAGATACAACCTACAAGTATTTAAAATTGCGTGCTATACTAAAAACCACAGACAGTAATGTTTCTCCTTTGCTCTCAAGTTACAGGATTAAGCTCGGGGCTTAAGAAAGTAGGTTAGAGCTTGTCCAGCAGTAATATCATTAAGCGCTTTGATCCTTCAATGATTCGGAGGCCTCAAGCCTACCGAGGCCCTCGCTCTTCTGAAGATATTACAGATACTTTCGACGAACTCATTAGCGATCTGACCCAAATCAGCAAACAGTGGAACAACGGCCTCATGGCCCTTCTGGACTCGGTTCCCATTGGAGAAGAAGACTCTTCTGTTGATGCAATTGCTAATGGTCTAGATGCCAGAACTCTTTGGGTAGATTCAGATGTTACTTCTACTTCAGATCCTCTAACCTATTATCATTCAGCACTTTCTCGTCCAAAGACAGTTAAGGAAGCTCTGGATGATTTATATACCTATGTAGACGATACGGCAGACACAATTCTCGCTGGCATCGAAGGATCTTCATCTTCGGGCGCACTAACAGCAGATCAGAAGTCCGCAATTGGTATTCATATCTTTGATGTTACCCAGACATCCACAGCGTCTTCTCTCGACGGGAAATCAGAAAGAAGCAGACTGAATCTTGTTCAGGTGGCTCAGGATGTCTACGGAGGCAGTTATTCGCTGGACGATGATGGCGGGGCAAACCTAACCTACTCAGTCAAGGATATGGTCCACGCTCTTCTTCTCGCTCACGGAGGAGTCTGGAACTCAGATATTTCTTTAATTCACTCGGGAATCAATCTAAACCAAATAGACGTTGCCCAATCAGCACTCTACAATGATTCGTTTGTTGGAGCCCCAGCAAATCTTCAAGAAGATTTGAATCAGGTTCGCACCAGAATCAAGACCTATGCAGGTGGAGCAACATGGACAACTGCTATGCCAGCTTTGTATGCAGCTGGTCCAGATTCTCTTAGAGATCTACTTAATGATACTTATGGCACGGGAACAAAATCGGCAACCAACCCTTGGGGCTACAATTATACAGACATTGATGGATTAGTGACGGCTCTAACTAAGATTGAAACTTTCGTTGGCCAGGGAAGCGTTTCAGATGATTCTCCTAACTATTCGAGCAATGATTACGTGGTAGACGGGACCAGCCTAGAGACTTCAATCGGTGTTTTAGATGACGTAATGGGCTGGGCGGCAACTCCAGCAGAAACACGCTCTTCTAGCTATTTCAGAAGAATGGAAGTTGCTTTAATTGGATCCGGGGCAACAGTAACACATAACCAATCTTCATTTCCAGATGTGAAAGTAATTCAGATTTCTCCATCTCCATTGGTATCTGGAGAATTAACCTACGTAGTTAGCCACACATCAACAAATGAATTTGAACTCAGATTTGTAGATAGAAACGATGGCGTTACTCCTTCTGGAGTTGTAGGCAGCGGGATTGTGCTTTGCACCTGGTAAGCTATAATAAAGATTAGTAAGGAGGACCAGGTTTGTCCTTAACAAAAGTAAGATTTCCAAAAGCTTCTTATCATAAGGTAGAAGCTAATCTAACCTGGCCCAGTGGTGTAACTACTGGAGATATTGTTGATGTTTTTACTTCGTTGGGTGGGTATGGAAAAAGCCTTGAGGTAGAATCTTTTTACGGAGATACTCAGCTGCAGCTCAATGTATGCGAACAAATTCGCGGAACACATGAAAACCTAAATCCCTGGCTGGCTAATGGAGCTTTCTATAGCGTTCCTCTGCCTTCTGGAGAAGTAGCTGGATTTAGAGATACGATCACAGTTCCATCAGGTAGCACTTGGTCAACCAATCAACACATTAGAGACTTCAAGGTTGTGGCAATTTCGGCGGGAACAAAAATCATTTTCTCCCTCTAGGAAGGTGATCTAATTGCCTATTACTACAGATTACGGCCCTGGCATTCTTGGTCTTCTTAGAGAGATTTCTAATAGACTAGTTTCGGCAACTACAGAAGCCATTGGAGTAATCCTAGCTACGATCTCGTCTACAGTTAGTACAATTTCTACTACAGCTAGTTCTATCAAAACGAAGACAGATAGCATTCCAACAGATCCAGCCAAAGAGAGTGGCAAGTTAACTGATATTAATGCAAAGCTTCCTGCTTCTTTGGGTCAAAAGACTCCAGCAACTTCTCTTGCTATTGCTCCCCCAACAGCTACCGTAACAACTCTTTTTGCTGCTGGAACTACAATGGATACAGATAGAACTTCTTCTGTGATAAACAAGTCTGGATTAAATAAAGTTTCTATAGATTTGACTTTTGCGATGGGTGGTGCAGGACCTTTTAATGCTGTTGGAATTATTAAAGTTTTTGCTGGCAACACAGATTCGATCACGACAGCTGATGCATTAGCAACTCCTATTCTTAATATTAGCGCAGTAGGTGTACAGAAACTTGAATTTGAATGCGACTTTCCGTATATAGGGGTGTGGTATGACAGAACCTCAGATGGCGACGACGACACGATCACCGGGACAATCGGGGTGAGTGAGTAATGCGCCGCCAGGGAATCATCGTCGATCCCGTCGTCGCCGGGGTAGAGCGGCTGTGGGAGTCTCGCGTGCTGCACGTTCGCGCCGGGATGGACATCTCCCCGACGATGTTCTTTGCAGCGGCGGATGTGAACTGGTCCGCTCTGACCATCGCTGACCGCGTGTCGTCGACGGTGCTGTCACTCGCTGGAGCGGGTGCCAACCCGTCTTCAGGATACTCACCAGCGCATCCGGGCAAGTCCGTGGCCTTTCCTGGCGCGAAGTATTTCTCCGGAAACGGGATCGGGGACATCGGGGCCAATGATCTATGGTTCGGCGCTATCGCATCCCCAACCGTGGCAACAAGGCGGCTCGCGAGCCAGATGCACCTCGCCCCCTCCAATCAGGGTTGGCAACTGTACGTCGGGGCATCCTACGGGGTCTCTCTGTATGTCTACTCCGGGGGCTCGTTTGGGAGCGTTTCGACTCCAGCGTTGTCCGGCGGTGCGTGGGGGTTGTTCACCTTCGGCATCAACAAGACCGAGGCGACCGGCTATGGCGGAAGAGGATTTGCGAACGGGGTTGTTGGGACCGGGGTCGACCTATCAGCCCTTGGCACCTTCTCGAATTCCGGAGATAGCCTCATGCTCGGGAGTGGCTATGATGGAACCCTGCCGTTCATAGGCGGTGTCGCGGCGTTGTTTGCGTACTCCGTCGCAGACCTATGGTCGGCCGGCGCAACGGGCGCTGCGGAGATGCAGGCTCTAGCGCTGAAGCAGCTCCAGATCTACACCGGCCTCGCCGCGCTCCGCAACGACAGCGGCAGCATCTATCCCTCGTCGATGTGAGGTGACGCATGGCGCGTACATCTGTGGCATACCTGCAGCGCTACCTCAGCAACGCGGTGCAGCTGTTCTTCGTCGGGGCGGGCTGGCCTCGCTGCGATATGGCCTACGACGCCGCGCGCGGGCTCTACCTGCCGGGCGTGCGGTTGGAGCCTGAGCGACAGAACGTCGCGCTGCAATCCGGCACGATGGATCAGACCACTCCGTGGGGGTGGGCAAACCTGACCACGGTATCGGTGAATGGGTCAATAGGACCGACGGGCGTAGCCGCAATGGACGGTACCATCGGGAACCTGACCAACACATATCACGGCCTGGCGCACGCCAACATTGCATGCTCCGGGGCGGCCTACACGTTCTCGATATTCGCGAAGCAGGGAAACAAGGTTGGAGTGCAGCTCGATTTCGACGGGGCGAGCACTGTCACCTTCAACCTGGCGACCGGAGCCGTTATCACAAACAGCTTTCCGGCGACGGTCGAGGCAAGGATTGTGAAGTGCGGCGGTGACATCTGCCGGGCGTCCGTTCGCAAGACGGTCACCGCCGGCAATAAGAACCCGTCGGTCTACGCGTGCGATGCGTCTGGAAATACCACGTTTGTCGGCGATACCGTCACTGTCAACACCTGGTACTGGGGAGCGCAGCTAGAGATCGGCGCCTATCCATCGTCGCCGATTGACACCGTAGCGGCTGCAGCAACCCGCACGACTGACGCGCCGATCGTTCACTCCCTCGTCGGTGACTACACCTCGTTCGCGCTCTGCCTGCCGTTCATGATGCCCCGCCACACGCCAGCGGCCGACACGCTGATTTACCGCCTGTTCAAGAACGGCAGCGAGGCGGACGACCACGTATCGCTCTGGTACTCGCAGACCACGGGCCAGTTCAAAGTCACGTCGGCGGCGACCGGCGGCGCTGCGGGGCTCGTCACCGTGCCGATCAACATCTGCGACGACGGCGTGCATTGGCTGCACGTCTCGGGGCGCAACGGCATGCTCTGCGCCTGGGTGGACTGGGCCTCGGGTGGCTGCGACGACACCTTCACCCCGCCCAACGTCGATCGCTCCGAGTACAGCGTCAGTGGCGGATGGGCTGGCGCCTACAAGCTGCTGCCCCAGTTCTCGCGCATCCCCATCCGCCCCGAGCAGCCGGGCGTTTACACGGTGGTCTGACCATGATTTCTTGCATAGTCGCAGTAGCTCAAGGAAAGGAAAAGTTGGCTTTCGAGGCTTCTAATACTTTTGCCTTGAGAGAGCCAGATGGGGTTCAATTTGTCCACAAGCATCTTATTGCTATCCATGAAAGTGGAATCAAGTTAGATTTGATAGCGACACTTATTGTTTCTGGAGTTGATATTGGGACTCAAAGTGAAGCTTCAGGCGGGCTATGGGATCTTTATCTGTTGCTTCCAGATAGTCTAGATCAGACTGTTCTTCCTAAAGCATTTAGAAGATTATTGAGAATTCAGCCGAGACAACCAAAACTTCTTCGAGGACCTTGGTCTCCAAAAGAGTTCAGCAAAAAGTTCGCTTCTCTTGGGAATAGTCATTTGAAAGGACAGGAAGTAGATGTTAATGGAAATCCGACAGGACCAAAAGCTGGTGCTCCTCTGAGGATTCCACATTGTCTCGCTGGTTCAGATCCTGTCGCGATTGCTACTGTTGATTATCGGCCGACTGCTCAAGAAGTAACTGACGATACCGATCCTGATTTTTCTGTTTTGTTTTCCCCAAAGTAAACAAGTCTTTTAATAATGAAATATATTCTTTTGTCTTTCTTTCTAGCCTTATCAGCTTGTCGTCCCTCCACTTCAGAAGGTCTAACTCCTATTGCAGGGGAAGAGAAATACAGTGTTCTTCAGACTGTTCAAGATTGCAACAATGGAGATCTGCTAGTTAGAAATGCTGATCTTGGATTAGTTCTTATTGCTCGAGAAGCTCAAAGAGAAGGACTGATTGATTATTCTTCTTGGGCGGAATATTTGAAAGATCATTGGATTTGGATGTGCATGATTGATCAGCCTGAAGAGTGTCCGAGAGGATCAAGTCTTGGTAGAAAAGCTGGGTGTACTCATTCTTTTGGAACAACACTTTGGGTTTCAAGGGTTTGGCCGCCACTTTGTCCAATTGAAAACGAGCACGAAAAGATCTGTGTCAACTCTCCAGCCGAACAGAAAGAAGTTTGGCAAGCAACAATTGTCCATGAGTTAATCAACGTTCTGAATGTCTATCTGGGAATCTACGACCCTCAATATAAAACCGACGTCTGGAAACCAGGTGGATTAGAAGATCGCGTAATGAAAACTTATCAGACCGTTCTTCAATCTGAACAATAAGTATTGCCCCTCCGTTTCTTCCGTAGTAAATTTAGAACAAGTCTTTAGGAGATTCATCTCTTGCCTAAGGTTCTTGTCACCGACACTCAGGGTGGATTAGTAGCTAAAACCCAGTTTCCAGGTCACGATACTGTAGCCGTCCGTCCTCCAAAAGGTTCTCCTCTTGGAAGGTTTAACAAGCTTCTCCAAGGAGCCCCTCCAACAATTGCTATCATTCGTTCTCGTGGGGGAATTGGCGACGTCCTGATGACAACTCCTACGATCAAGGGAATTAAGAAGACCTATCCAAATTGCCATATTACCTATGGGACAGATCCTCTTTATTTAAATGGGGCGCTAATGAAAGTGCTGGATGGAAATAAATACATTGATAGCCTGGTTGATTTCCACGATATCAAGGCAGAAGACTTTGACGTCGTTATCAATCTAACTTGCCCCTGTACAGCTCACGAAGTTCCCGGCGCACAACCAATTAACCGTATTGATCTATTTGCAAGACACGCGGGATTAACTATTCCTCTCTCGGATCCAGGAATGGATTACGAAGTAAAAGAAGAAGAGAGAAACTGGGCTAGAGATTGGCTTGATTACCGAAGACTCTCTGGAAAGAAGCTGGTTCTTGTTCAGGTAAACTCCTCTACCACTAGAAGAGATCTTCCTCAGATTGTTCTTCAGAAAGCCCTGGTTAAAGTTCTTACTACAGTAAAGAACTCTAGAGGAATTGTCATTCTTCATAGCGACAACGTCTCTGATGTAGACTGGACTCTCGAAGGAGTCACTCAACTAAAGAATCAAGATGTCAGACACATTGCCGCTTTGGTGGAGTGTTCGAATTTAGTTCTTTGCCCCGATTCTTCCGTCCTTCATCTAGCTTCAGCTCTTCGCAAAAACACTGTTACTTTCTTTGGTCCTACAGATCCGCGTGCGCGCGTAAACTACCATCCCGAAGCAGTCGCCGTCTGGGGAGCCTACGACCTAAAATGTAAGAATTGTTGGTGGTCTCAATGTCGTTCAAATTTTGCTTGCTGGTCTAAGATTTCTTCTGATATGGTTGCAGAACCAGCGATTTGCATGTTACAGAACAACCCAGTAGTAACTCGACCCTGGTTGATTAACTACAGTAATCTTAACGGTCCTTCCTCCGCAGTGTTTGAAGTTCTATAGGTTTCTCAGTCTTGAAAATTAAAAAATCCTCGGGCTTTAAAGAGACCGCTTCCATAGAACGGCCAACTCCCAAAAAGATTCAACTGCTTTGCTGGGGAGACGCGCCAACCCAAACCACTGGATTTGGCATTGTGATGAAGAATGTCTTGAAGTATCTATACAAAACAGGCAAGTACGATGTAGATATTATCGGCGTTAACTATTACGGAGACTTCTACGACAAGAATGAATATCCCTACCAGATTACTCCAGCAGCTCTTTTGAATAAAGCCGATCCCTACGGCTGCGAGATGCTATTGAGAGCTTTGAAGAAGAAGAATTACGACCTGCTTTTTGTGGTCAATGATACGTTTGTTACGACCCAGATCTCTCAGCAGATTCAGCAGGTTCGTTCCGAGATTAAGGAGTCGGGCCAAAATCCATTCAGGATTATCTACTATTACCCAGTAGACTGTGGCATTCTTCCGACCTGGAAGGGCTTGTTAGATATTGCAGATAAGAAGGTGGCCTATAACAATTACGGGAAAGCCAAGTCTCTTAATGTTGGGATTACACCAGATGCGGTGATTAGTCATGGTGTTGATACTCATGTTTACAAAAAGCTGCCACTTGAACACAGACGAGCCATCAGGTCTAAGATCCTTAAAATTGATGACGACAACACCTTTTTATTCATTAATGTAAATAGAAATAGCCTCCGAAAAGACATCGCACGTACAATCCTAGCCTTCAATGACTTCTTGAAAATTCACCCCAATTCTAAATTATATTTACATACGGCCGTGAGGGATGGATTGTGGGCTGGCGGGATTGAGATTGACTTGGCTGTCGCTGTTCACGATGTAGGTCTGGAGATTGGGAAGCAGGTTCTTTTGCCGGCCAAATACGAAACTGCCAATGGGATTCCGCCTGTCCATCTGAACGAACTTTACAATTCTGCAGATGCCTACATCACCACAACAACTGGCGAGGGCTTTGGCCTTTCAACTCTGGAAGCAATGTCCGCTGAAGTTCCAGTTGTTGTCCCAGCTTCAACGTCCTTCTTTGAGATTATTGGGGCTGACGGAGATAGAGGTTACATGTATCCCTGCAAGGAAAAGGTCTTTATCGATTCTTCAGGTTTCCGCCCTGTGGCCAGACTAGAAGATATCGTTTCTAAGATGGATGAATGTTACAGGAATCGTTTTTCCAGCAAGCATAAAGATATTTGTTCTCGCGCTCGGAAATTCGCAGAAGAGAACTCGTGGGCCAAGCTTTCTAATGAATGGATTAAAGTTTTTGACGAAGCCTATATCTCTCGATCCAAAGAGGAAGGGGTTCTTGAATGTCTATAAAGGTTCATTGGGTTGGGGCCTTGGGAGATTCAAGCGGTTACGCTTCGGCGAGCAGAAACTATGTTCGCATGTTGATGAACTACAAAGATATCGACCTGTCCATCGATCAGGTTTCATTTGAGAGAGAAAAAACAGGGCATCATCTAATCGGAGAGTTCTCGGGCCTCATTAAACCAGATCCTGGGGCAAGAATTCGTATTGTTCATCTGACCCCGGAAAACTACATTCGTTTCCGTAACCCCAGACCCGGCGTCTACAACATTGGTTACACAACCTGGGAGGCAGAACCAATCCCCGGCATGTGGGTAGATCTGTGTAATCTGATGAATGAGATTTGGGTTCCCTCGCAATGGAACATTGGGGTATTTCAGAGAAGCGGCGTAACAAAACCTATCCATTGTGTCCCTCACGGATTCAAGAAGATGAATTCAGATCCTTCTCAAAAATTCCCAGAATACTCTGACAAATACTGGTTCTATTCTATCTTCCAATGGACAGAGAGAAAGAACCCATTCGCTCTCCTAACAGCCTACTTTACAGAGTTTCAAAGAGACTCAGATAATGTTGTTTTGGCTATCAAGGCCTACAGAAAAGGTTCTTCTCAGACCGAACGAAATATCATTAAGGCAGATATCGACAGTACGAAGTCTGTTTTGAATCTTTCTAAATATCCGCCTATCCTATTTATTGGAAAACTCTTGAGCGATGATGAAATGTTAATGCTTCACAATACAGGAAGTTGTTTTGTTAGCCCGACAAGGGCTGAGGGATTTGGGATCAATCTCGCCGATGCAATGCTTCATGGGAAACCGACCATTGGTCCTCGATACGGCGGCAGCATAGATTTTATGAATGATGAGAATAGCCTGCTTGTTGATTCGAGAGATTGTCCTGTCTTTGGGATGGAGTGGATGACTCATTACACGGGCGAAATGAAATGGGGGGATCCAAGTATTATGGATCTCAGAAGCAAGATGCGCTGGTGTTACGAGCACCAAGAAGAAGCTCGACAAATTGGGCTTAAGGGACAGCAAACTATTGAAACTAAATTCAGCTGGGATGTCATTGGCAAACTAATGTTTGACCGCATTACGGAAATCGCAAGTAAACTGGGGCTCTAATCATGTCCGAACTTTTCGACAATTTTATCTATTGTTCCGATGGAAATTCAAACTGGTTCTACAAGAAGTATTACTATAACGGCGCAAACCTGCGTTATTACACATTCCAAATTGCCCTGAATCTTCTCTCGCAAAAGAAGAAGACTGATCCAGTAATCCTTGAAACGGGTTGTCAAAGGTTGGCTAATGATCTTGGGGCAGGAATGTCTTCTAGTATTTTTGGAGAGTTCCTACACAAGTACGGCGGCCATCTAATTACCGTAGACAATTTCCATCCCCATCTGGTAACTTGTCAGGAATGTACACTTGAATGGTGTGACTGTATCGATTACGTTCTCTCGGACTCTCTTTCTTTTCTGAAGGATTTTCAGGGAAGAGTCGACCTTCTTTATCTTGATAGCCTGGATTACCCGGTAGGAGAAGACAAAGATAATATCCAAATGAGGGACGCCGCTCAACTCCATTGCTTGAATGAGTTCAAGGCGATTGAGCCAAGGCTTCCTAAGGACGTAATCGTAATGGCCGACGACAACCAACTTCCCAGTGGTGGCAAGCCCAAGTTTCTGAAGGAATATCTCCAGAAGAAGGGCTGGATTTGTCTCCTGGATTTTCAGCAGACGATATGGGTTCGAAAGGTCTAAATGAGAAAAAGACTCCCTCCTCTTTCAAGAGAAGAACAAGAGAAACGAAGGCCGCTGCCTCCCGAAATGTTGGTTGACGCTTTGCAAGATAGAGTCCATGTTGAAAAAGGAAAGCTATTGTCTTCAAGGCCAATTATGCTTAACAAACCAAAGCCAACTGTTGATTATGTTCGTTTGGCCGAGTCTCCTGGCGATTTTTACAATGTTTCTGTTGAGCCGATGATTGCTCTCTATGAACTTCCTGACCTTGAGATAGCTGAATGTTGTACATGGTGTAAGTACGCGCAATTTAACAAGCTATCAAAAGATGCCCAGGAATTTCTTCGCTCTCATGGTAAACGAAAGAATGGTTGGTGTAACAAATACCAAAGAGCGATTCATCGTTTGACTACATGTAAGCATTTTGAAAAGGGAAATATTAAGACGGTTGGCGCAGCGAGAACGGCTGTCAAAAGATATAAGAAGTCTGTAAAACAGCTAATCAATACGACAACTACTGTTGCGAATGAAAATCAAAAGAAAAATTCTTAGGAGCAAACCATTGAAGATTCTTTATCTGTCTTGTCATTCCATTCTCGAGTATGACGAGTTAAGAATCTTTCGAGAATTGGGATACGAGGTTTTCTCCCCTGGAGCTTATTGGCATCCAGCTACGGGTGGAGGTGGCATGCGGCCTCCAATGCCAGATCTCCAGTATGATCCCGAAATGGTTGAGATGTGGCAAAAGCTTGAGGAAGCTCGTCCAGGACAAGACGGCAAAACCTATATTACGAGAGAGATTGCAGATAAGTTTGATGTCATTATCGCAATGCATGTGCCTAAATACATTACAGAGAATTGGGTCAATATTAGACACAAGAGAGTTATCTGGCGAACAATTGGTCAGTCTGTAGCTAGCACGGAAAACACCATGCGTCCCTACAGAGAACGAGGAATGCAGGTTGTTCGTTACTCGCCGATGGAAGCAAACATTCCTGGCTTTATTGGACAGGATGCTTTTATTCGTTTTGGCAAAGATCCTGCTGAATATGGACCTTGGACGGGAGAGAAAGAACGGGTCGTAACTTTTTGTCAGTCGATGCAGATTCGAGATGCCGCGTGCAATTACACATTCTTTGAAGATGTGACTCGGCCATTCAATCGAGTTCTCTATGGACCCGGTAATGACGGGATTCCTTTCTGGGGCGGCAAGCTCGAATACGACGATCTCAGGAAAGAGATGAATAGCAATAGAGTTTATTTCTACACAGGAACTCATCCAGCTAGTTACACGCTGAATTTTATGGAGGCTTGGATGTGTTTTCCGGAAGAAACTTTAGTGAGTTCTGACACCGAAATAGAAGATGTTTTAATCAAGGAGTACAAAGGAGATTTGCTGACAATTGTTACAGAGGATGGCCAATCCGTTTCGTGTACGCCAACTCATCCTTTTTTGACACAAAGAGGTTTTGTAGAAGCGCAGAATCTTGGTATACTAGATAGTATCTATCAATACCAGGAGGCTAATTGTGACTCAGTGGACAAAAGAAGAATTGGAGATATTGCTAGAGAATTACAAAAAACCGATGAACGAATTGATGCCTTTGCTCCCGAACAGGAGTTATTGGTCAATAACGATGAAGTTCAGAACAGAGGGTTTAAAACGCCAGAACTCGATTACTTTCAAACCTCTGGAATTTTCTATGACGCCATGCGAGATCTCTTACTTAGCAGGCATCATAGATGGGGAGGGGACGCTGTCCTTCAAGGTGGACAAAAAACGCAGAAAAATAGTCCCGATTTTGCAGATAACAAATACAGATCAATGTTTAACGAAGTGGCTTGGGAAGAAATTCGAGACAGCCAACCAGGGGATTTCAAAGAGGTCGAACGAGTTTTTTCAGAGACGAAAAGTAAGTTTCGAATTCTGGTTGAAGGGCTTAAAGATGTTGAACTTGTTGGAGGCATTGCATCCTTGTCTCTTGATAAAAAAAGAGCAATGTGGAATTTTGATTGGTTTCATCAAGAGCAGATTGAATCAGAAGTACAGGACAGCTTACTCTCAATACGAAATAGATTGCTTGACCAAGATAAGAACATTAAACCAAAGAGGATTAAATCTGTTACCAGAAAGCCATTTCAAGGAAGAGTATATAATCTTTCAACAAAAGACGGAGTCTATCGAGCCGAAGGATTTATAGTCCATAACTCGGGTATCCCTATTGTAGCTATTGGCCCTGAGAAAGGGAATGCGAGTTATTTTGCTGGCCACAACCTCTACGAAATCCCCCGCTTGATTACCAATGGAGTAGATGGATTTGTTTCTGATAGCAAAGAAGAGTTGAGAATGTACATTCAGCTCCTTCTTAATGACCAAGAGTTTGCCCGACAGATTGGTCAAAAGGGAAGAGAATCGGCTATCCATCATTTTGACAAAGATATGATTAAGTATGCGTGGAAAGCTTTTCTTGAGTCTAAGATTTAGGGAACAAAGTGGATATTACTAATTACATCCTTAGCAAAACCAATAAACTAGAGAGACAGCCAGAAGAGTATCAAATTCCGCCCGGCTTTGAAATGTATAATACTGGGGGAGTCGAAGTTGAGGTTGGGGAGTTTCTTTATTCTTTTGTCCGAATGGCCAAGCCTGATCTTATACTTGAAACTGGCACTCATCTAGGAATCTCTTCTGTTTACATGGCGCTTGCTTGTCAAAGAAATAAAAGAGGTAAGGTTTTGACTTATGAGGTTCTAGAAGGATTAAGACAAGAGGCGCAGGCTCTATGGATTGATGTAGATGTCGCAAATGAGATCGACAGTGTTCTTAAGTCTTCTTTGGACGTTTCTTTGGACAAAGATGTAAAGATCGACATTCTCTTTTTGGACTCGGAACCTCAATATCGTTTTGCTGAATTCGAAAAGTTTTGGCCCAACCTTCGTGACGGAGGCTTTATTTTTATTCACGATTTAGATCATCATATGGCTCATCATGGCATGACTTATCACGATGTTTACGACTGGCCCTATGGGGATTTTAGAGAGAGCCTTGGGCCTTATATGAAGTCTTTGAAGGTTCAATCTATCGCGCTTCCTAATCCCCGTGGTATGATGTTTTTCCAGAAAGCTAGAGACAATTTTGCTTTCCTTAACCATATGAAAGGAATAATCTAATGGCGATTAGTTGGTTTATTTGCAATTGGCCGAAGCTTCAAGTGGCGCGTTATCTAGAGCTTGGGGTCGCTGGTGGACATCACCTTGCGTCGGTAGGAGCGAGGGAGAAGATTGGCGTAGATATCCAAAGCCACCTTATAGAATCTCCGGATTTTAAATTCTGTTTAACAGATACAGGTTCGTTTTTTCAGAGTATTTTTCCAAGTCAAAAGTGGGATCTAATTTATATTGATGCGGATCATGCTTGGCGATGCGTTCTGCAAGATCTCAACAACTCAATTGCTCACTTGGAAAAAGGCGGAATTATCATTTTGCACGATCTCTTTCCACAGGAAGCCAGTCTTACCGCTCGTTGGTACTGCGAAGATGCTTACAAAGTCCTTCTTCCTTTGAAGGTTAGAGCTGAGCAAGGGCTTGTTGACCTTTGGGTTTGTGACAGCGATTATGGCGTTACCATTGTGCGAGGAGCAGAAAAACTTTCTTCAATTCAACCTGAAGAGGTTGACGCTTGTTTATCTTACGAAGATTTTCGCAAGAAGACTGCAGATCTTCGTCTTTACACAATAGAGGAGTTTAAAGAGATCGCCTCTAGACTATAGGAGAGATTTTGTCTAAAAAAATTCTTGTTACTGGTATTACCGGGTTCATTGGCAGAGTTCTCACAAACTATCTCCTCGAAGATTCTGAGACAGAGCTTATTGATGGCTGCGACAATCTGTCGAACAGTTCTCTCCTTTCAGGGGACAGTATTCTATCCGATCCTCGAGTCCATATAGAGATTTGTTCGGTTCAGCAATTTGAGGCCAACAATAGGTATGATGAAATCTACCATCTAGCTTCGCCTGTTGGCCCAGTTGGAGTTTTGAAGTGGGCTGGAGAGATGGGGCCAATGATTGTGGCGGATACAGCGAAGATGGCAAAGCTGGCCATGGAACAAGGTGCAAAACTGATTGATATCAGCACTTCTGAGGTTTACGGAAAAGACCCGAATGGAATCCCTCAAAAGGAAAATATCGAGAAGGTTGTTCCTTCTAATATAACCGTGCGTCTGGAATACGGTGTATCTAAGTTGTTATGCGAGGTATTCTTAACTAATCTCGTAACCAGGTTTGGTTTACGCTGCAATATTGTTCGCCCATATAATATCGTTTCTTACGGACAACAGGCGGCTGCAGGGTTTGTATTGCCTCGTTTTCTACAACAAGCACTGTCTGGACTTCCGTTGACGGTTTATCAGCCAGGAACACAACGCAGAACTTTTACCGATGTTAGAGACTTTGTTGAGGGAATTATTCTTATAATGAGAAAGGGCTCGAACGGCCGAATCTACAATGTGGGGAATCCAGCTAATCTGCATTCGATTATGGATTTAGCAAAGATGGTTGTCGAGTACACGGGGTCAAGCTCTCCAATTAATATCGTTGATCCACAGATTGAGCATGGGCCAACTTTCGCAGAAGCTTGGGAAAAGATACCTAATATCGATCTCGTTCAAAAGGACACTGGTTGGCAGCCGACTAGAACTTTAAAAGATATTGTGGAATTTGCAATTAGCAAAACAAAAGAAAATAAATAGATGTCAGAATTTAAAGACTGGTCTAAGATCCCTTCGACTAGAGAGCATCTTGTAGCCCCGAACATCTCTCGTTTCTTTGTAAAACAGCTTTTAGATATGCTTGAGCACTACTCCCCGGCCGGAGAGTGTCTTTTGGTGGCAGAACCAAAAGAAGTTATCTCCGTTCTTCAAGGTCAGTTTCCTGATATAGTTTTTTACGCTTTAGGATATGAGGGAGAAAAAGGAGAAACTCCAGAGAAAGATCTGTGCATTATTCAGCCGGTTACAAAAAAATACGACTCTATTTTCTCCCAAGCTACACTTGAGCATGTATGCCGACCTAGCATATTTGTCGAAAATATGGCTAATATGTGCAAGCAAGGTGGCTATATTTTTATTCATACCGTTGGTCCAGATTTTCAGCTGCACAGAATACCTGTTGATTGTGTGAGGTTTCTTAGAGACTTTTGGTTTGAATTATGCAAGTATTTACCCATAGAGCTTGTTGGTTGGTTTGGAGATACTGATGAAAATAGTCCTAGAAATCAAGTGATTGCGTACAGAAAGCTATAATGTCGTTTAAAATTCTTCTTCCCGTAACTACCCCAGCTTCTTTGGTCGAACAAAAACTTTCTGATCTTGCTGGTCTCGAAAAGCAAACGATCGTCGTAAATAACTGGACCGATCCAGAGACAGAAAAGTTTGTGAAAGAATTTGCTCGTAGAGGTGCCGAGACCTACGGCTGCACTTACAACCTTGGCTTAGGGGCCAGCTGGAACCTGGGTATGCGTCGGATGATGGAAGATCAAGATGATTTTGTGATTATCCTATCTGCATCAGCTGTCTTTGATAAGCCTGTCCAATGGTTTGTCGAGGCCATTCTTCGACAAGAAGAAAATGAAAAGATGTGCAGGTATATTTGTTCTAGCTCGGCCAGCCTTCATTGTTTCGCTCATACAAAGCTCGGAGTTGAAATGGGCGGGTATTTTGATGAGAACTTTTGGCCTATTTATTATGAAGATACAGACTATAGTCATCGGTCAAAATTTAACGGCGTAGGCCACAGAGTTGCAAAAGCTGGAGAGCGTTCAACTATAAATACTCAAAGCTCTTCTCTTGTTAAATGTCTGGGACAAGAAGACGTCGTTCACTCCTACGGCGCATCTGTAGCTTGTAATACAGATCCAGATTTATTAAGCCTGCATCAACATAATTGCCATAGATGGTCGACCTACTATGTGGCAAAATGGGGTGGGAACCATGGAAGCGAACAATACTGCACTCCGTTTAACGATCCGATTAAAGGGGTAAATGAATGGAGTGTCTGTGAGCCTTTCTATCATCCCAAGTTTCCCGGAAATTGGAATCCTCCTCCAGCTCTTAGGTACTAAAGGAGAAGCATGATAACTGTAGGGATTATTGGTTACGGCTTTGTCGGAAAAGCGACGAGTGCGATGAGACTAAATTCGCCAATTGTTATATATGACAAATTTATCGATGAACACAAAGACAACTCTTTGTCTGTGGTTGAACAAGATGTCGTCTTTGTGTGTGTCCCAACAAATCTAAATGGCAAGAAACTTGATTTGTCAGCTGTTAAAGAATCTGTGGAGTTATGGGAGAAGCGGAGCAATAGAGAAGGCATTCTTGTTATCAAGTCTACGATCCCCGTTGGAGTGACCGAAGATTTAATAACATACTTCGGGACAGACAGAATTGTCTTTAACCCAGAATTTCTTACGGAGCGAACAGCTAATACAGATTTTCTACATGCAGACGAAGTTATCATTGGAACGATTAATCAGGAGGCCGCAGAAAAGGTTTCTGTGCTTTACAGAGATCTTCTTGGTCCAGGCGTTAAAATAAAAATCACAACACCAAAAGTGGCTGAGTTAATTAAGATGGCGCGAAATAGCTTGTATGCCATTAAGGTCGAATACATGAACGAGCTGTTTGATTTATGTGAAGTAATGGGAATCGACTATTCAGAATTCAGAGAGAATTTTGTATGGGAAGGCAAGAACGCATGGGTTCTAGATCAACATACTCATGTCCCAGGTCCAGATGGATTTAGAGGTTTTGGTGGAAAATGCTTGCCGAAAGACAGCAGAGATCTTTACACCTTGTTCGAAGATTACAACATTAAGTCGCCAGTCTTAAAAGGAGCCATTGTCGGCAATAAAGGTCGAAGGTAAACTATGAAAGTTTTTGCAGATCTTCATCATTGTGCGCTCTTTTATTCTCTTCAACTTCTCTTTGAGAAACGACTGAACTGCGAACTTTATCGTCCAGCAGGTATTGAATGGCATCAACAAGGCTACTGGCAACTTTATCCAGGAGTACACGAAAGCACGGCCAGACAATACTTGACCCTAGAGCAGTGCTTCAAAAGAGATGTACATGGTTTCCTCCTCCCGGAACGCATGAAGCTAAACGACCATTACACAGTAGAAGACGGTATTTATTACATCGAAGATCCTTCTACTAAAAAGGTCCACAGAGGGATTACTCTAGAGAAGTTCAAAGAGACAAAGTTTGATATCATTATTTCTTCCGTACCTTCCCATATTCCTATTTACAATAATCTTATTGCCCAGTTTCAGCCGCAAGCGAAACATATCTTCCAAGTGGGGAATGCCTGGGGACATCTGCCTGGTGTAAAGAATATCCTGGCATCTACAGCTCCGTTCGCAGTGCCTCCAGATATTAATGTTTGTTATTATCACCAGGAATTCGACCTGGACGTCTTTCGTTACGAACCGCCGACAAGCCACAACAAGGTCTACTCGTTCATCCACTACATGAGAGAGATGGAACTCCACCGAGCTTACAAGCAGGCTCTTCCTGAATTTGAGTTTAAGACGTACGGAGCGGGGATGGAATATGATTTGTGTTACATGGGAGATATAGCAGATGCATGCAGGGAAATGGGATGGTTTTACAGCACGAAGCCGGAGGGGGACGGAATGGGCCACTGTCACTCAGAAGACACTGAAGTGCTTACGGATTCCGGCTGGAAGTTGTTCCCCGAGTTAAATCCAAAAGACAAGGTTGCCACTCTAAACCAGAAAACAGGAGAACTGCAATATCAGCAACCAACCGCTTATCATGCCTTCGAATACAAAGGAGATATGTGTCATTTTGATAGTCGAATCATGGATGTATTGGTAACCCCGAACCATCGAATGTGGATTGAAGAATATGCCGACGACAGTTCCTCTAAAGGATGGCGTTTCAAAGAGGCCAAAGATCTAAATTATATAAGTCGGTCTCCTCGTAAAAGAGTTGGATTCAAGGTAGCTGCTGACGAATGGAAGGGCGGAAACACCTGCTCTATAGAAAAAGCCCGCTTCCTTGGCTGGTATTTAGCAGAAGGTTGTGTCAAGAAAACTAATTACAAAAGCAGGATCACTGGCGAGGCCAAAGAGGGCGCTCACGCAGTTATAATAGACAATACAAACTTTCAGTATATTGAAGAGGTTCAAAAACTTCTGAATAGTTTAGGCTATACAAATAGTTCCATATCAAAATGTTCTATGGAAAGAAAAAGACAGCTCTATCGCAAAAACGGAGATCCTTGCCCTAAGAAGCAGGTTTATCGCTTATGGGTTGGAAGCAAGGAGTTGTATGACGTTTTTAAGGAATATGGAAAATGTTACGACAAATTTATTCCCCCGGAAATTCTTAACGGGAACCGCGAGATATTATGGAGCTTCCTTGAAGCTTTTACCCTTGGAGACGGAACTATCGATCAAAGGTCGGGTGGTGAGGAAAAGATGTGTAGATTCAAACGAATAGATTCTGTTGCTCAAGAGGACGGAATTAATAAGATCCAAAAGGGGAAATCTACCGCTATTACAATAAGCATTTCTTCCAAAAGAATGGCAGATAGCTTGCAAGAGATAGCAATTAAACTAGGCCTTCGCTCTCGGATGAGGAGAAAGAACCCTGTAAATATTGGGAAACAATATCTCTGGAGTTTGAGTATAAGCACAGAATTAAGCCCAAGTTATTCTCATCTTCTGACAAAAAGAAAGCTGTTTGAGCCTTATAAATTGGTCTCCTACAAAGGGATGGTTTATTGCGTGACTGTCCCCAACTCATTGGTTGTTACAAGAAGAAATGGGATCCCGGTTGTGACGGGCAATAGCCTTCATAATGCCTATGCTGTCGGACGCCCTGCTTTTATGAAAGTAAATTACTATAAAGGCAAGCTAGCCGAACCTCTTCTTATTGACGGTTCCACCTGCATCGATATCTCCAGACGTTCAATTCACGAAAACTCTCAATTGATTCGTTTCTTTTCTCAACCAGATAACCACAGAAAGATGTGTGAGAATGCTTATAAGAGGTTTAAACAGATTGTTGATTTTGATGCTGAGTTTGAGAATATTAAAGTATTTTTGAGTAATTTGCGATGAGTAATAGGATTTATGTAGCAACAAAGTTTGCTCCTTCAAATATGTATCCGGGAGAGGTGATCTGCTGGGATTTTAGTGGTTGGCCGATTTCTCGGAAACTTTTAGACTTCCCATTTCTTGGAGGAATAAATCCGCATTACGAGATAGTCGGCTGCGCCTTTTTTAACAATGCAATTTGGGTGGCATTTGGCAATGCCGTGGTCAGGCTTAATGCCGACACACTCGATATCCAAGCTGCCTACAAGTATTTCGACTGCTGGGATATTAAAGCTATCCATCCAACTGACGGAGGGACTTTAGTTGTTTCCGGCGGGAACAAGAAAGTCTTCTATCTCAACCCGTGGGGAGAGTTCTATCTGCTGAAAGATTTGGGCAGCCTTCCTGGTGAGATCTTGGACGTTGTGCCTCCGAATGTGTTGATCAAAGCTAATGGGTGTTTGTCTAAAGTTAACTTAGATACAAATCTTGCAGGAATGGCATATTTTAACATTTCTTCTTTGGCCGAAATTTCATATAGAGGTAGACGTAGAGAACAAACTATAACTTCTTGTGTCGAATTGAAAACAGGCTTCATTGTTGGATATGGCGACGGTACCCTAGTCTTAGAATCGGCCGGTAACACCAAAACGATCCAGCTATCCGACAACCCAATCGTCGGCATTGCTCCCCATCCTGAGTTTACTTTCTAGTTTACAATCCTCTTCAAACCTGATAGTCCTAGAAATAAGCTTCTAAGGAGTCCCATTGCAGAAAACAGCTATTGTTACTGGTCTAACAGGACAGGATGGAAGTATCCTGGCTGAACTACTATTGAAAGATGGATACAAAGTCTTTGGTTTTATCAGGCGTTCGTCTCGTGGGTTGGATTTGGGTTGCGCCGCAAATCTCGAGGGAAACAAGAATCTCGAGGTAGTTGAAGGCGATTTGACGGACCTACCAAGCTTATTGAGGTTGTGTAAATTAGCGAAAGCTGATCTCTTTTTTAATGAAGCTGCACAATCCCACGTTGGAACTTCCTTTGAACAACCTATTTTTACTGCCGAAGTAACCGGCGTGGGTGTTATCAATTGCCTTGAAGCTATTCGACAGTCAGGCATTCATACAAAATTTCTTCAGGCCAGCACAAGCGAATTGTTTGGAGGGATGTCTGACAACCTTTGCAATGAGGAATCTCCTTTTCATCCAAGAAGTCCGTATGGGGTAGCAAAACTTTTTGGATTCTGGGCATGTGTAAACTATAGAGAATCATATAAGATTTTTGCTTGTAATAGCATTTCTTTTAACCATGAGTGTTTCTTTCCTGACACGCCTATTATTATTAGGCGAAATAAAGAAGATATTGACATCGTTTACGTTTCATCTTTGGTAACAAATAAATCGGATATTTTATATAAGGAAAAAGATTATTCAGAAGCAGATACTGAAATTTGGGATGGAGAAAAGTTTGTTAAATTGATTCTTGTATCAAAAAGAAAAATTAAAACATTAGAGGAAAAGTATCAGTCTAGAGAGATTGTGAACTGTCGGGGTGGGTGTGTAGATGTAACGCCTAATCACAAAATGATATTACAGACGGAAGAGAAAACGGAGTGTTTTAATCTTTCCGAAGGAGACATACTTAAGCTTGGAACTTTTCCACCTCACATTAATGCCAAGGAGATGTCTCTTCCTTTTGCAGAATTCTTAGGAATGTTGACTTCAGAAGGCCACATCGCAGAAGACTCTCACGATGTGGGCTTCTCAAATATCGACCCAGATTTACAACAATATTTTATTGAAATTACAAAAAAGTGTTTTTGCGATGTGACCTTTGTGAAGAGAATTGGAGAATCTGGGTTTGAAAATTCTTCTAGTGAGCGTATTTGCGTCAATGGGATTCCGAAGGAGCAGAAAGACTTCCTGAGAAAGGAGCTTTACGACAAAAATACAAAACACAAGAAGGTGCCCTCTATTATTCTAAATGCTACCAAAGAAGTTCAATTAGCATTTTTTAGGGGATACTACGCTGGCGATGGTCTCAAAAAAGATTCCTGCGTGTATGAGTTTAAGTCATTTAAAAGTAATTCCGCTCTTCTTTGTCAAGGGTTATTGTTCTTGGTTCAAAACATAACGGGACAAACTTTTAATATCAATAAGTTTGAACAACGAGACAGACTGTATTATCAAGTGAATCTGCATTCTGACTTGCACGAAGGGCGTGGTTTTGCAAAAAAAGAAACAGATATATTGAAGAAGAAATTCTCTTTTACAAGAGACAACGAACATACTTTTGTTTTCAATGTAGAAACCGAAAGCGGAAAATTGATGGCTGGCGTAGGAAATTTGGTTGTATCTAATTCTCCAGGAAAGCGCGGCCCCAACTTTGTTACCCGAAAGATTACACTTGGTGTTGCGTCTATTAAGAACAAGCGCACGAATTTTATCTTTCTCGGAAACCTAGACGCCAAAAGAGATTGGTCTTGTGCTTCTGACGTTTGTAAGGGGCAGATCCTGATGTTGACCAAATCTCCTGAACCCAAGGATTACGTTCTAGCTTCTGGGGAAACTCACTCAGTAAGAGAGTTCTGTGAGATAGCTTTTGAATACGCTGGATTGGGAGACTACCAACAGTATGTAAAGATCGATCCTCGATTCTTTCGCCCCGCAGAGGTAGATGTGTTAATCGGCGACTCCACCAAAATAAGACAGGAACTCGGTTGGAAGCCAGAGGTTGATTTCAAGACGCTAGTTCATCGGATGGTCGATTATGATTTGAGTAATTTTAAGTAAAGGGTGATATTTGGCCTATCCATTGGAAACAGAAGGCGTTTTTGTAGAACCTGTAACGCTGTATCATTTTGAGTTCAAATCTTTTGGTTGGGCTTACGTTATCTTCAAAGACGTTTGTCCACGCAAGGTGTTTTGTTTGATGATTAACTCTGATTGGGGAACTTGGGCATATACCTGGAGGCGAACTGAAGAAGACTGGTGGAACTTCTTTACAACTGCTGGGAACGAGTATCTGGCTGCTAAATTAGCACCCCTTCATAAAAATAGGGAATTCGATGCAAAAGAGACTATCCTGAATCTCAAGACGCAAGTGATCTGTAACCGCAAGAACGACTTTATCTCAAAAGAAAAAGCTAGAGAGATTTGGGATTCCTTGAGTGATGACACCCTGGATACAAGGAGCGAAGACCTGTTTCTTAGCAATGCTCCTGATTGTCTTTGGGAGGCTTGGTATAATCTCTACGAATGGATAGTTTACAAGCCAAATACAGAATATGTTTTTCTTCGCGACTCCCTTCTTCCTGTTCTAAAAGATTTTGTTAAACAAGAGTTTATCAACAAATCTAGCAATTCTAAATAATTCAAATATAATAATCTATATACCTATTGACACTAGTTTAGGGAGGTCAGGCTTGGAACTATCTAGTAGGGTTATTGTTCTCGAAACCCAAGTAGCTGGCCTTAAAGAAGATGAAAACAAGCGCGAACTCCAAATGCAACGGATGGAAGACAAGATTGACAGAGGCTTTCAGTCTCTGGATGAAAAGTTTGATAAGTTTGAAACTAAGGTTTGTGGCGAAGTAAATACCCTTAGAGATAGAACAGCTACTATCGGTTTTAAACAAAAGCTCATCTTTGGCATGTATGGCACGGTATTAACAAGTATTCTTGGCGCAATCCTGATGCTTTTCACCTCTTGCCCGATTTGGAAGTAGTTAATGGCTTTTACTAGTTCCGAAGAATCTCGCATGTCTCTGATCGAAACAACGATCAATAAGATGTTGGTTTGGCTCAGGAATACTGTTTCTGACAAACAGTTCCGCCAACTACTCCTTATCCGTCAGAACGAATTTGACGACATAACTACTCGCCTCACTGCTCTAGAGACATCAGTAACTCTCCTCACCAATCGATTGAATCAGATACAAAGTAAGTCATAGGAATCTTATTGGAAAACAAAAGTAGATTTAGTTTGGTGGAATTCACCGACAAGTGGATTACGCGCGATAAATTATCTCTCCCTCGCGGAAAACATTACTACCCCTCTGAGGCTTCTGTAGAATGGATCGATGCTCACGACATTAAACGTGTAGCAGGAACCTGTCTTCGCAAGTCCTACTTCAGGATTAAAGGTCAGCCAGGTGGGAAAGCTGATGCTTATACAGAATGGAACTTCTTCCGATTAGGCAAAGTTATTGAGCAGATGATGATTGAAGAATGGAAGCAAGCTGGTATTTGGGTTGAAAATAATCTTCGCTTCTATGATGAGGAGTTGAATATTTCTGGAGAAGTAGATTGTGTTGTAAAAGATCCGAATACCAGTGAGCTGGTTGTTGTAGAGTGCAAAACTATATACGGATGGTTTGCCACTAAAGAGGTCTGTGGTTCGCGAGGCTATCCTGGCCAACCAAAAACTCATAATGCTCTTCAGGCTCTTCTCTATTTGCACAAGTTTAGAAACATTTTTGGTTATGCCAAATTGATTTACTACGCACGCGATTCGAGCAAGCGCGCAGAATTCGATCTCGATCTGAAAGATACCCTCGAAGGAACTCGCTTTACGATTAACGGAGTTACAGACTTCCGCTTCACAATAGAAGACATCTATGCTAGATATAGACTCCTTGATCAGTGCGCCAAGTCCGACACTATCCCTCAGAACGACTATGAGCTTATCTACTCTCCCGAGAAGATTAAGCTCTATGCCGAAATCGGTGACCTGTCCAAAACCGCGATGGACAAATACAAGAAGGGCGAAGAGATTCCAGGTGACTGGCAATGCCGCGCCGGATGTCCATACGAAAAACTATGTTGGTACAAGGACGGCCGTCCTCGCATCTAAGGCTAGGTTTAAATCTTGAGAATCCGCCAACTTGGTGAAATCATCAAGCAGCTCAAGCACCATCTACGCGAATACCTCCAGGAACGAGGTATTGATACCACCAGGAACTTCTGTTGCATTCATCCAGACCATGAAGACTCAACTCCCTCTTGTAAGCTAATCAACGACGAGAAGGCTTGGTGTTTTGGGTGCAACAAGGGGTTGGATATCCTGGATGCTGTTTGTATTCTAGAAAAGAAGCCCAGAGGCGGAAAGCTCTGGATGACAGATACAATCAAGTATCTGTGTGACAAGTACGAGATTAAGCTTGAAGTAGAAGAGTTAACCCAAGACGATCTGTACGAACTAGATACCTACCGAGCCTACAAGGCAGCAGCAGATCTCTTGTGGGTTGATTTTAATGGCGAGCAGGTTCAGCAAGCAGCCAAAGCGGAAGTAGCAAGACGGGGCTGGACCAAAGAAACACTCCAGAAATACAACATCGGAGCGATCTTTGATTACAACGATTTCATTAATAACCTGCGCAATCAAGGATTCCAACTCCAGTTTCTAAGGGAAATCGATCTTACCCGCCGCAATCTATTCAGCTCGGATAATCTGATCTTTACCTGGAGAGATGAATATGGACGTCCGATTGGTTTCTCCTCTCGGAACTTGAAATATGAAGAGCAAAAGAAACAAGCAGATGCAGATGCCACATTAGCCAAACCTCACAAATACGATGCACTAAAAACAACTGGACAGAAATGTAACATCTTCCAGAAGAACTCTAGGCTCTATGGTCTAGATACAGCTCTTCCTCATTGTCCTCCCCTCTGGATCTTTGAAGGACAGTCTGATGTTATTACCGCTAAACAAGCTGGGCTTCTCAACTGTGCTTGCCACTCAGGAGGAATCCTTTCTGAAGACCAGATCATCCTGATTAAACAGAAAGGCGTCTACGAGATTATTCTTTGTCCCGATGGAGACGAGCCAGGGCAGAAGACTCTCAAGAAAGTTTTGGATGAACGATTCGCGGGCCACAAAGACCTAGACGTCAAAATCGTTGTCCTTCCTAGAGATGAAGATCCAGACAGTTTCATTCGTAAGTTTGGACTAGATGAATTTCTGAAGCTTTCTAGATGGACTGCTTTTGAATGGAGAATGAATTGCTTTGACGAGAACGCCACTCCAGAAGAAATCTGTAAAGCAATGATTCCTCTCATTGCTACAGAACCATCTTCTGTCAGAAGAGAAAGTTTGTGTCGAACCCTTTCTGAACGAACAGATTTTCCTATTCAGACTATCCGTGAGGATGTAAGAGTTCTTCTTGACGCCAAGGCTTTCCAGGTTTCAAAAGAACGAGAGACGATTATTGAGAAGCTGACCTATTCTTTGAGAGAGCGTCCTGATTCGGCGGAAGAGATTGTTCGCGATACCTACACCGACCTAGTTAATCTTTCGATCAAATACAACAAGGATTCTTTTGGAGCCGATGACTTTATTCAGGCTATTGAGTCTCAGAGGGAGAAAGAAGAGACTAAGCCAGATACTTATGAAGGATTCCAGCTAGGAGAAGACCTGCGTTTTCTGCAAGACAATCTTCCTGGTGACTGGACCAAGGATGTGTTTATGGTTTTGGGTGGTCGGCCCAATTGCGGCAAATCTGCTCTCTTCTCCAAAATTGCCTATTCGGTAGCTGAGTACAATGAAGATGTAACAGTTATTCTTCACACAATCGATGACACGCGCGCACAAGTAACTCCCCGCCTGGTGACCATTGCTGAAGGGACGAAATCTTTAGCTATGGCCCACGTAATGAATCCCCGTTACTGGTCCAGACAAAACATCCCTCTAGCCCCTCTGATTCCTGAGATGAGAAGGATTGGTTATGAACGTCTACTTAACCTAGTCAGAACAAAACGACTAATTGTGAAAGACGTAAACAATGGCGAGTCGATGTCTTATATCGAAAGCCTTATTGCCTACCATTCCGCTAACGGAAAAGTCCTCTACATGTTAGACAACTTCCACAAACTGATGTGGTTTGAGAATGTTAAGGATGCTCGTATTCGTTGGCAGTTAACCTCGCAACAGATGAAGAAGTTTGCTGAGCGATATCACGTCTCTATCTTCTCTACGGTAGAGTATCCAAAACTCACTCCAGGAACTCGCCCCAATGATTCCAACATCGGCGAAACCAACCAGATTTCTTATGACGCCAACTTCTCGGCTCATATCTACAATGACGTTACGGACCTTCCAGATTCTTTCACGGTTTGCCACCGTGGAATGAATGCCCGAAACGAACAAATCTATCTCCCTAGAATTGAGGTCATTATCGGCAAAAACAAAATTGCTTCCACGAAGAACACTTTTTTCTTGAATTTCTACCCCGATTCTAGCGATTATAACTGTGTGCCTCAGTCGACTGTTCTGAGAGAACAAGCAGAGATGAAGAAAATTAGAGAGAGTGGTGGCAAAGAAGATGGGAATGGAGACGTCTTCAGCCAAGCATTCGATCGTTAAAGCTCAAGGAGAATTAATGAAAATCAGTAAAAACCTAGAAAACATGACCCGTGACGAACTTCGTGTAGTAGCCAAGCAGCTTAACATTCAGGGACGCGGACACATGAGTAAGGAAGAGCTTCGGGCGGCCTGTCTAAAGGCAATGACGGTCGTAGTTGTAGCTCCTCCTGCGCCACCAGCTCCTCCGCAGGACGAGAAAGTAAATCACTTTGTGATTATCCTCGATGGGTCATATTCTATGAGTACTCTGGCTACCGAAGCTCTTACAGCTGTAAACAAAAATATCGAAACGATTAAGTCTGAGGCTTATCGGACGGGGATGAATTCGACGATTACATTTCTTACGTTTGGCGACTATGTTAGGAATATTTTCTATAAGAGGCCAGCGAAGGAAGTAAAGGCAATTCCAAGGTCAGACTATCTTATTACTGGATGTACAGCCCTCTTTGATTCAGTAGGAACAACGATTGATCGGTTGTTAAAGGACGCAAAGGCAAATAGCGATGAGAGCTATGTTTTTATGATTGTGACTGATGGATACGAGAACGCTTCTCGTGGGGCATATCGTGTTGCCGAAACTTTGAGACAACGCATTACTGATATGCAGCTTACTGACCGTTGGACCTTTGCTTTTATGGTTCCAGGCGGCGGGGCCTACAAGCATGTCCTAATGAGAAAGCTTGGCATTCCGCAAGGCAATATCGCTGAGTGGGAAATCGGGACAGTTGAAGGAATGAATACTGTTTCTATGAACCTCAACACTGGCGTGCAGAATTTCTATCTGACTCGTTCTCTTGGCAAGACGTCAACGCAAACTTTCTATACAGATCTTTCCCATGTAACCAAGAAGCAAGTAACCAATCTCGACGACCTAAGTCCCAAGGTTCAGGAAGCCTCGGTATCCGAAGATACTGACGTAAAGACTTTCTGTGTTGGGCGCTTTGGGAATTATGTTCTTGGCGGGCTTTACTACGAGCTAACAAAGCCTGAAAAGATTCATAGTTACAAGAAGATCTTGATTATGGAAAAGAATGGCTCTCGTATTTATGGCGGGCACCAAGCGAGACAACTTCTTAAGCTCCCGTCCCAGGATATTCGTGTAAAGCCTGGCGACCACGGAAACTATCAGATCTTCATTCAGAGTACCTCTGTGAATCGCAAGCTAATTAAGGGCACGAAGGTACTGTACGCACCTACGCTCTAAGGAGGTCACATGCTTTTCGATTTTGCTTGCCTAAATAAAGATTGTGAGGTAGAAATCTTTGAAGACGATTTGTCTTTGATGGAAGTTGATATTGGGCACGAAAAGCTATGTCCCGAATGCGGTGCCATTGCTGAGAAACTTCTTGGCGGAATGAAAGAAAAACATCTCTCCTGGGCTCTGTGGCGTACATCTCTAAATCAATCAGATTAATTTCCCCCGCTGACGTACTGCTCTACACTCAGTGTCCTCAGCGCCTCTTCTACGCTAAGAAAAGCAACTTCTCCCTTCTCAACTCTTTCCTTGGCCACTTCCTGGCCGAAACCATTCGGAAGTTCCATATCCAGAAAAATGTCTATGCGGAACGTTCGAATGGAGCGCAAAAACACGGTTGGCCCAAAGTACGACAACTTGCAGGCTATGTCCTTACGGACCTAGGTAAGAAAGGCTGGGACTTACCCTACGATCTAGAGCCTCTATTCACTGCTCTCTACCATTGGTTCCACGAAATCTATCTTCCACATGAACACGAGAAGTTTCTTTTAGGCGAGTTGCCCGTGAGGCATAGCTTCAACTTTATGAGTCTTCATAAGACCTATGAAGATTTCATTCCCCTGATTTTGAGAGACGAAGATAAAATTATCCTTGTAGATTTCTCCGACATTCCTCAAACAGCCCAAGAATTCCTGAGAGATATCTTTACTCGCACGAGAATATTCAGCTTTTGGAAGGCCTCTGGAATTAAACCCTACAAATTAGTTAGACATTTCATAGACTGTGATACAAATAAGGTAAGCACTAGGACCTTTTTCATTAAAGATATGAACGAGTTTCAAAAAATAGAATCCATCCTGAAGAACATCGCAAACGATCTCTATTATCCATCTGTCACCAACCAGTGTTTAACCTGTGAATTTAGGGAGAAGTGCAACTTCTAAGAGTCGATTGCTAGAATAAATCTAACTTGTAGATAGAGATATATCTACAATAGGCTGATCGACAGGCAGCCCACTAACGAGGGATTTACTCTCGTTAGCAAGGTACTTTGCAGTAATATTTCTTGCACCATTGAGATCGGCATGGAGTTGAAAACCACACTTTCTACATTTAAACCATGCACGAGAACGCCGATTGTTGCGGGCTACGTGCCCACAGCGACTGCAGGTCTGCGAGGTATGTCGGGGATCAATCCCAACCACCGTACAACCGCGTTCTTCTGCTTTGTACTCAATAAAGGATTTTAGTTGTGCAAAACTCCAGGAATGAAGACGTCGTGCTTGAGCGCCATAGTGGACCTTGGCAGTTTTACGAATGTTTTTTAGATTCTCAAGAACAATAGTGCTTCCAGGCTCTACAGACTGAACAATTTGTTTCGAAAGGACATGGTCGCAATCCCGATGAAATCTAGCAAGTTTCCTGCGAAGGCGTTTCAGGTGTCGTTTAGCACTTTTGGTGCCCGCTTTTTGAAGATTCCTTCGAAGATTGAAATGCTTTTTCTCAGTGGCTTTCCAGCGACGTTTCCCAAAGAATTTGTTGTTGCTAGTTACTGCGGGGTTTGAAAGACCAAGATCGACGCCTGTGATTTGGGCTGACTTCTGGATTTCGGGAATTTCTAATTTTACAGAAACATTAAGGAACCATTTGCCGTCTCTCTCTTTTAATTCGGCTGAACGTTCTTTGCACGAAGAGTATTTTGCGACATATTTTGGAATGCTAAATAATATCGATTGCCTGCCAGAAGTGGTCGATAGACGGACGAAGCCTCTGTCCCAATATATTTTAAATGTATGTTTTTCGTATAAAGGAGAAATGCCAAGCGATTTAGGTTGCGATACCTTTTGACCCTTGTTGGCTTTTGTAAAAAGAGCTTTTAAGGCTCCTGTAGCTTTGACCCGTGCTTGTACGTGGAAGTCTGATACAAGGCTAGGAAATTTAGTTTTTGATTCCTTATAGGTTAAATGGTGAAGAATAACTCCATTTTTACAATGGTTCTCCCAACCAATCTCACAGACAAAATTAAATGCCCTAGTAAATTCTTGAGACGTGTGTTTTAATATAGATACTTGTTTCTTTGTGGGAAATAGAGGTAATCTAAATACTCTGTAAGGCATTTATTGTAAAATACCATATATAGTTACTTTTTGCAATATTTGTATTTAAAAGAGAGAAAGGAGCCCCTTGCTAGAAGTAGTCGATAAGAACGGAAAAGTACGTTTTGTTTGGGAAGACGCCGAACCCGAAATCAAGGCTGTTTGTAAAAAGTGTGGCAACAAAGTCCTAGTTGATGCTATAACAGACCGAGGAATCTGTGTTGATTGTGATCTAAAAGAACAAGAGGAGAGCTAATCTTGGCCCGAGAACCCCTAGATCCCATGAACGAACCCTTGCGCTGCGAACGATGCGATAATAGTTTTCTGTATGAAATGAAGCTTTCTCAATTTAAAGCTTTTCACAACGTTATTCTTGGACAAACTATTCCCAAGGTAAAAGACATTAACTTCGTTGCTTACTTATGTCCAAAGTGCGGCAATATTCTTCTCCCTTCTCTGGAGCCAGGAAGAACTGACCAGACTTGGAAGCTCTATGAGCAGATGGAAAAGGAACTTGGCAAGGACGATTTGCCTCTCCCTCCCTTTCCTAAGGTACAATGAATTTTGTTCTGAAAGATAATAGAAAGTATTCTATTCCAGGTTTTCTAGGTCGTCTTCACCTAGCCACGGTATCTTATGGCTTCAGAACCTTCGTCGCTTTTACGGATCGATTTAGTGGGAAAAAATATATAGAAGAAGACACGGGTGGTAGCGACTTTGCTTTCATCACGGACGATAACCTGGCTTTGGCCCTGGAACAATACCTGACTCAGAAAGGTATCCTCGATCCCAGCAAGCCAGATCTGCCAGATAACGAGTGGCTAAAGAATCCTATCGATAAAAAGTATTTCACTTGAAAACCAAGCGTTTCAAGTATTCCCCCTCTTCCTCAGCCAGTTACCCCCATAAAAAAGTGGGCGAATTTTTAAGGGCGTCCTCCTATAAAAATTACAGGATCTACCAGGAGTATCCGGTTAATAAGATTAACCCCTCCTTCAGGGATGGCCGATGTAAGTTTGACTGGGTAATTCTAGATCTTCGAGTCGTTATCGAAGTGATGGGCGCACAACATTACAAGCCCACCTACTGGTCCAAAAGCACCACCCAGGAGGAAGCTGAGACCAGATATCAAGAGATTATCTATAGAGACGGTATCAAGAAGAAAGCAGCAGAAGAGATAGGGTTCGTATATATAGTTATCGATGCTAATGACGTTGATACTATCTCGGAGGATTGGTTTGCAAGCCAAATTATGAGAAGATAGAGGCAACGAAAGGGGGAATTGTTTTGGCTTATAAACTAGTAGATCTTAGAGCAACTCTGCCTCGTCACCCGACTAGAAAATGGGCTAAACGCAAACAGATTCTGCGTATTATCGTCCATTGTACCGGCGGGACAAACCAAGATCCCTTTGAAACGAATACCTATCACATTGGGCCTAATCATATCTCCAAAAAGGGCTGTCCTCGTATTTGCTACGCTGACTTTATTGACAAGGACGGAGTGGTATTTCACTGTAACGAATATGACGATTGGACTTGGCATTGTGGGGCCTGGAATAAAACATCTGTTGGAGTTGTAATGGCTTATCCTGGAGGAAAAGAAGCTCCTCCGCAGGTACAATATGAGAGTCTACTAGAACACCTAGTGAAGCTGTGTTTATTTTTTACCCTCCAACCCAAGGTCATTTATGGCCACAGGGAAGTTCCTGGGATGGTTATTTTACTCGGAAATGGTTCTAAGAAGTACAAACACATTTGTCCTGGAATGGCTGTAGATTTAAGTAAACTGCGCAAAGAAGTAACTCTGAGACTGCAAAAGAAACTGGCTGGCGATGGCTTTTATTTAGCAAAAATTGATGGAGATTTCGGCTCTAAATCAATTGCTGCACTCAAAGCTTGGAAAGAGGAATTTCTGAAGAAGAATGGGAAAACACTTTAAGCCAACCACCTGGTCTCCTCTCGAAGAAGATTATCTGAAAACACATAAGAGCTTGGAGATTAACCAGCTTTGTGCCTATATGGCCAAGAGTCGCTACGCTATTCAAACTAAGCTAGCAGAATTAGATGGCGAAACACCTTCGCGCGGACCCAAGAAACGACAGGTCAGCAAGATCGGCAGACGTAAAGATTGTGATAACCAAGTTATGCGCTCAACATGGGAGGCAAACACCTACAGATATTTGAAAACACAAGATAATGTTCATCATATCGAAGTTGAGCCGACCACGTTCTCCTTTGCTCCTTTCGGGATTCTTCACGGCACAGTCAGTTATACCCCTGATTTCAAAGTGACTTTTAAATCTGGCGAATACATCTGGATAGAGATTAAGGGGTTCCTTCCCAAACAAGATAGAACCAAGATCAAAAGATTTAAGAAGTATTATCCAGAAGAGTTTGCTAAACTGTATTGTGTAGTCGGGTCTGCGAAAACGGGGGCGGCAAAATTCTTTTCAGAACAAAATGTCACAACCCTCTTCTACTATTCCGAACTGGCTAAGAAATGCAAGCATACCATCCCGGAATGGGAATCGTAAAAGATCTTACTCCAGAAGATATAAACACCTTCGTTACATTCCCCAGATCAATTTCCTAGTCGATCAGTTTAAATGCCGGCGAACCTACCGAAACAGGAAGCCCGCCAAACGGTTTCTAGCCCTGTTTCTCAGCCAAGTAGACCAGAGATACAAGTGGACGTCCCTGGATGAAGTCCAAGAGTTTCTGGAGAAGTCTTGGTGGGTAGAAGACGACGAACTAATTAACGAAATGTATTTGATGTGCTATGAGAATAGATTTCCGCACTACCGTCCGCGCGGGCACATAGTGGTCAACATTCTTAGTAAACACCTGGTCTACAGAATGACAAGGCCCAAACAGTACTTGAGAAGCTTAGAAGACGAAGTCTCTTGGGAAGAATTGCCCGAAGATGCTTTGGTAGAAAAATTTTGTGAAGAATCTCTGGACTTTGACTTCTTCAAGGACCTGAGCTACACTGACTGTGTAGCACTTTACTTACATCATGCTGAAAACTTTACAGCGGAGGAATCAGCCAGAATCCTTGGTATCTGCGAGCAAAAACTAAATATCAAACTCATCCGAATCCACAGGTTAGAGAAATTTGCTGGTTTACCTCCAAGGGTAAATCAAAGGAGTAAAAAGGAGTAAGATTGTGGCCGAGAAAATCATCCCCCAGGACATTATCGTAGAACAGAAACTCGAGGAAGAGAATCGTATTTCAGGATTCGATCCAAAGGAGTGCGAAGAGCGAATCCCTATTCAGAGAGACAGTCTGCAAATGCTTCTATACGGAGAGCTGGAAGATTCTTTTGAAGTTTGGAATCTGCTTCGTAGGTGCCGCCAACGAATCATCAAAATCGAGGTAAATATCAACCTCCCCTACATGACAGTCATCTATCGACGTTCTCCAATACTAGACCGTTACGGAAGAAATATCCCTCTCCCGGATTACGACACCAGGAAGCTAATTCTTGGAACCAAAGATGAAGCTTTCAAGGAATGGGGCCGTATTCGTCGTAGCCCAGAGATCAAGGGAATGGTTATTGATGTAATGAGCCCGAGAACTGAATTGCTAAAGTAATTAGACGCAGCTTTGCGACTTCGGTAACCCCGCCACAAAACAAGCCCCCTTAGCTGGTCCTGCAGGGAATAATTCATACAGCCTCTTCAATGTAATTCCTGTCTCTTTTAGTAATGTCCTGACCATTGGAGCTAAGTCGTATTTGGTGTAGTAGTCATGAAGATACTGGATGACTTTCCAGTGATCGTCAGTTAATTCGTCGATGCCTTGTTCTTTGGCACGATTGAGGGCTGCTTCTTTATTTAAAGTCGTCATTGCCAGCTATTAGCCTTCCAAACAAACTAACGAGAGATTCACTCTTTTGAGGAACTTTTTGAGAAGCTTCGTCTATGACTAGTTTTAAGTGAAATGAGTTTTTTGGGTGACAGTCTACGAAAAAAGATTCATTTATACAGTAAAGATTGTCACAACCGCTTGGACACCAGCTCATATAGGGCTTACTGACATTAGGAATCTTGCGCAAAATAACAACTTTTAAATCCGAGACGCTCCTTGCCTTGTCGTGAAAAACCACTTTAATAAATTCAAGGGGCTTAAGCCCATTAAGTTCCCATCCCTTTGACTGAAGTATTTCCATCAGAAGGACTATATTCTTTCCACCCGTATTTATCACTATAGTTTTATGCTCTTGTAGCAGAAATTCATCTATATCTGGGATCTCGCTAAGTTTAATTGTATTATTCTTCATCGTCGGCAATTATTTTCCCTAACATACCAGCAAATGTGGTTTTCTTTTCGGGCTCAACTGGTTTGATGTAGCCGGTCAATTCAAATAGATTATCATACACAGGAGGATTGATTCCTGTTATGCCTGTGTGATGATAAGCGTTATAGGTCTTATTGCTCTCTCTCCCATGAACGATCACCAGACGCATTTGACTCTCAAATAGAAGTGTCCCAGATGGAGGTCCCCCACCAAAATCCGTTTCCGAAGTCACTGTAAGTAGTGATGGCACCTGGATGGTTGCCGCCTCTAGTTTATTTATTGAAAGAAATCTGCCCGTAATAATTACGAGACTGCCGTTCTGAATTATTTTGGCTCTATTAGAAAGGAAGTAAGTTGCGTATTGACGAACAGTAAGGTCGCCACCATACTCAACGGTAACTCGGCAGGGATTGAGAGAGACAATCTCGCTCACGGCAAATTATTCAGCGGCAGGCGGTTCCTCGGTGACTACAGGAGTTTCAGCAGCAACTTCTTCCACTGGTGTTTCTTCGGCAGCCTGTCGCTTCTCGACGTCCTTCAGAGCTTCCTCGAAGTCCTCCTTGGTAACCAGGCCCTTCTTAACGAGGATCTCAATCAGGAGTCGGAGATTCGCCGCCAACTCATAAGTCTCCCCACGATTCACTCCAACCTTCTTGACCAGGTTCACCATATCTAGAATCATAGGACTAAGCATTTCTTCGTGTAGACTCGCGATCTCCATTACTGACTTGTCAAAGTTACGAGTCTTGGTTCCCGTTAACTCAGACTGGTTCTTCAGTCTCTTCAGGACCCCTTCGCGCATCTTCTGGCGAGACTTCAGTTTAATAACCAGAGCCTCTTCCATAGTAAGAGGCTTCTTCTCTTCAGTTCCCTCTGCTTGCTGCGAGTCGCGAGGCGTTCTGTCAGGACGCGGATGTTTCTTCAGTTTCATAGATTTCCTTGAGGACCTCTTTGATGCGGTTAAGAGCATCTACTGTTTTCTCTTGATATGGTTTATAGATAATCGGATTGTTCTTTTTGCGCAGCAAAAACGCTGGATGATAAAGTACCGTAAACAGTATTCCTTCGAATTCCTCGGAGATTATAAATTGCCCGACCAGATCTCCTATCTTCTCCCCCGCAAATTTCGGTAATAGGCTTTTAACTGCGGTGCCGCCACAAAGTACCACGAGATCAGGTTGAACCCAATTAAGCAAGTAAGAAATATAAGGCCTGCAAGCACTGAGTTGTTCCTCCGTTGGAGTCAGGTTTTGTCGGCCCGAACCTGCTGGAGCAATTGGCCTGCACAAACAAACGTTACTGATCAGAGGCTCCCATGGCACATTTAGAAACCCCAGCATTTGATCTAGCAATTTACCAGCTGGACCTTGAAAAGGCAATCGTAATTCAACTTCAGTTTCACCCAACGCCTCACCTATAATAGCCCACTTAGAATTAACATCACCACGGTAGAAAACTGGGCCATGAGCCTGTTCTTGGAAGCCGAGATTACAGCCTGAACATCCGTGAGTTAACAACATCCCATGGAAAGCGTCAGGCTTCACTTTTTGAGCGGCAAGACGCCTTAGAAGACCGTGAGGATTGAGGCGTTCCATATTATTTGTCAAAGTCGCCTTTCCATTGATTATCATACTCAACTGCCTGATCGAGTCTTTGAATGAAAAGAATGTCGAAAACTCTTGGATCTGCTCCGTAGGTTTCTCGGAAGATCACTCGCTTGATCCCCGCCGCAGCAATAACTTTCGCGCAATTCCAACAAGGCAAAACATTACAATATAGAGTTGTCCCCCTTAGACAGATTCCTCGTTTGGCTGCATGGGCGACTACGTTAATTTCTGCATGAAGAACATTGGTGCAGTGTCCGTTCTCCATATAATGGTTTACTTCGTTACAGTGAGGCTGACCGGGAAGGGTTCCGTTGTATCCAGAAGCAAGGATATGATTTTCTTCGTCAACGATCACGGCGCCAACATGTTTTCGATCGCAGGTGGAACGTAGGGCTACTTGATCGCAAATAGCCATGAAGTATTCATGCCAGTTTGGTCTGTCGGACACTAGGAACCTACTTAACTTAGAGGTACAGGAGCTGCAAGGATAGGGATTGGGCCATTGGGTGAAAGGACAATAATACTCTGAGATGGAGGATCATCTGCGCCGAACTCTTCAGCATAATTATCTCCACCCATAAGACTTCCATTCCGAACAGCCGGTTTTCCATTAACTGGTGAATGCCCAAAATGATGCCAATGCCCCGAACAAATCAAATCATAATCATGCTTCTGATACCAACCCAAGAACCTGCTTCTTCCTGCTGATGTGTCTGTTTCCTTAGGCGCAAAATGACGCATGTGGATCTTGAAGCCTTTAGACACTACATTGTTGTATTCAAACCCAAAGTTATTGGAGATGCTAACATCAAGTCGAGTCTTCTTGTCCAGCGAACTCATCCATACAAGAAGTTCTAGCTCCTGATAAATGAAATTGTCGAAGTTGCTGATCTTGGAATTCTCGATTCGACCGTGGTTGCCTGGACACGTTACCACGCGGATACGCACGCGCGGAAAGAAACTGTTGAGCGAAAGAATAAACGTCCAGATTGTTTTGACGACGTGATGTACCTGGTAGAGTGGAGTAACTGGAGTGGATTCTCCCTGAGCCGGAAAGATATCTTTTCCATCGGCCATATCTCCATCAATTAAGACTAAGATTTCGTCGAAGTTGTACCCACTCGAGAAGCAAGCGATCTTCTCGGCAAAAAGCTCCGCTCGCTTGCTCATAATCTGCATATTGTAGATCGTCTCCCCAGCCTCGTTGTACAAGACTCTCCCCGCGTGCCAATCGGAGAAAAGAATTGCTAGGGCTGAGTTGTTAGATTGGGTGGATGGCTTGAGGGGAAAGCGAGGTGTTTTCTGGCGCATCTCCAAGAGAACGTCAAACCATTGTTCTGCTTCTTGGAGGTCGATCTTAGAATAGCGTTTAGGTTTGATCAGAGACGAGATGAAGGTCTCCTCTCGGTCTCCAATTGCCATTCGGATTGCCTGAGAGACTTCGTCTGAAACCGTATCTAATTCAGGGAATCCAAGCTCTATAAAAGCGAGACGACCTCTGTCGCTCTTTCGTCGGATTGAGCCTAGAGACCGTTCAAAACCTAGATTGTCAAAGATGCTTTTGATTTCAAGAGTAGTACAAACGGGCCTAAGCAGCTTTAGAATATCTGTTTCCTGTTGACTCCAGACAGTTTGCAGGGGCTCGGTAGTCATTAAACTCCTTCCGAGACGATTTTAGGATAGAGTTAGTAAAACACTTTTTACAGGAATCACATCCTCCTTCAATGTCGAGAACTCCTGCATCTACTGGACAGCACTTTCGCTTGGAATCATAAGGAAGCTGATCTCTGTTCTGATGTGCGTTGAAGATAATTTGCGCACCCATGGTGTCATCGTCTGGATTTTCTCGTAGAAAAGAAAAAAATAGTCTTGGATGTCCCTTTGGCATTAGCCTATTAAACTTTTCTAACCTATCTCGAGAAGCATTGTCAAGCGAGAACATGATATAGAGGTTTGGGCCAGGATTCAGTTTTGCAACCTCTTGAGGTTTCCGGGAGACGACAAGCAACCTAACATCTGGCCGCTCTTCGGTAATATAATTAATTACCTTCGTACTCCTCGGGAAAAGATCGCCCACCCCGTTCCACCGCAACCAATCTAGCTCTTTCATATCATACTCTCGAATAATTCGTTGTGCTACTTCTTCTGTAGAAGCTTGTTGAAAGAACGACCAAAGCCTCAGCTGTTTTGCGATACTTGCATCCCAATTAATTGGTGCCCCAGGTTTTGAGCCGTAACACAATCTCATACAAACCTTGGTGGGGTTACAGGTCAGAGCAATAGGAAAATTGAGTGAATAACCTGTTTTGAGATTTTTACTGAGAATAGATTCGTCATCCGCAAGCATCGGAGGCAGACTACGGCCGCCCTGAATCTTCTTGGTGAGCTTAACGATGCGCTGGTATTGGGAGGAGGCCACGGGTCACCCTAAACGCTTTTCCGCTGTTGGTTACCTGATAAACCTTCCACGAACTCCAAATGGCTGCTGCCAAGCCAGCCAAAGCCGAGATAATTTCGGCCCACCAAACCATCGATCCCGCCAATTTGAAAAGGATATCAAGTAATGCTTGCATCGTCCTACCCTCCCATCCGCCGCGTTAAGGTGAGGTGATCAATCTTTCCTCGAGCTGACAACTTCAAACTTCCTCCAGATCTTGCTTTGATTACTATGTCGAACATCTCTCCTTTGTTATCGTTTGTTTCGCTGTCTTTCAGCGCATTTATCATCCGTGGAACCGCATCCACAGAAATAACTAGCTCCATTGGTCCAGCCGTACTCAGAGGGGCTGGTTTAGCGTCTACGAGAATTCCTCTCTTTAGATCGCTAGCCTCGTCATTTGCTTCCATTTTAATATCGAGAATCAGAGGGGTCCCCTCGGCGATCGTCGAAGCAAACTTGCTCCAGGATTTCGGGAAAGCAACGACTTCCATCGAGCCCGTGTTGTCCTCAACAGTAAGCTGAGCCATCCTTTCCTTTTTTCTGCGTGTCGTAAGCTCCTTGATAATTGTAGGGACAGCAATAATGATTACTTCGTTTTGCCCGCTATCCCCTAATTCACAAATCTTTCGGTGCCAGACTTTTTCAACAAATTCCACCGGATGGCCCGATAAATAAAAACCCAACAGTTCTCGTTCGTGTTTCAACTTCTCGAGCACAGGAATAGACGGCACACCTTCGAGAATTTTTGGGTCTCCAGGTTTCTCTGGTTTCTCGGGAAACTTGAGGGATGGCTTCTTTACACCCGTCTTGCGCTCTTCTTCTCGTTGATTCCAAGCTTCCAGCCGTTTATTGTAGGTCTCCATCTTGGATTCATAACGTTTGATCTCTTCTTTGTACTTCCAGACGTCGTCCATAGCCATCAGAAGAGCTGTTCGATTCATTCCCTGATGGACTTTATCAAACGCCCCGCAAAGAATCAGAGACTCTAGCTTCTTAGAATTAACAATGGAGTTGTCGACACGCCGGCAGAAATCAAATATATCAACAAACTCCCCGCCTCTTTCCCTCTCTCGGACAATAAGCTTTACTGGTCCAGCCCCTAGATTTTTAATAGCCGCCAAACCAAAACAAATCTTCCCATTTTTATCTACAGTAAAAGAATCTCTGGAAGCATTCACATCTGGAGGTGAAACCTCAATTCCATGAGACTTGCAATAAGAGATATACCTTACTACTTTTTCAGGTTCATCCGAATCCGTAGTCATGCACGCGCACATGAACTCTGAAGGATAGTGAGCTTTAAGGTAGGCGGTAATATATCCGAGATATCCGTAAGTTAGCGAATGGCTCCTATTAAAACTGTAAGCTGCAAAACCTTCTATTTCGCCAAAGAGACGTTGGGCTTTCGCCTCCTCAAAACCATTGGTAACCATTCCTGAAACGAACTTAACTCGCTGCTCCTCCATCAGAGCCGCCTTCTTTTTACCAATAGCTTTTCTCATCGTGTCCGCCTCACCCATGGAATATCCAGCCAGGTCTCTAGCAATTTGCATTGCCTGTTCCTGGTAGACGATACAGCCAGCCGTTTCCTCCAAAATTGGCCTTAATTCGGGAATATAATATTCTGCCTGCACCTCCAGATTCCTAACCTTAATCACCTGGTCTACCATTCCTGTTGCTAGTGGCCCTGGACGATAGAGTGCCACGAGAAGCGAGATGTCTTCCAAACACCTGGGCCTTAAACGGATCGTCAGATCTTGGAGTCCAGAAGATCCTTCAAGTTGAAAAATTCCATCGGTTTCTCCTCGAGACAGTAGCTCGAACGTTTCTTCGTCATCCAGCGGGATTTCTAGTGGATCTATTTTGGTGCCACGAGTTTGCTCAATAAGCTTGCAACATCTATCTACCGTCGTTAAAGCTTTTAGGCCCAAGATATCAAACTTGATCAGCCCCACCTCTTCAACATTGTTCATCTCAAACTGGGTGGTTGGCTTTTTATCCTTCCCTAACATCAGAGGGATTCGCTCGTAAACTGGCCCCTCTGAAATCACAACTCCGGAAGCGTGAGTTCCCGAAGTGCGAATTCTATTTTCTAGTCTTTCGGCCCAGCGAAGAACTTCTGCTTCAGGAGTCCCAGGAGTATCGCGAAGTTGCTTAAGTTCGGCAACTTGCTCATAACAAGTTTCCAAGGATTGGGGTTGGCCCGAGACGGGTGGAAGAACAAGATTAGAGAGTTTGTCTCCAATTTCATAATCGTAGCCTAAACAACGGGTGATATCTCGAATAGCACCCTTGGCTTTCATTGTACCAAAAGTGCCAATACGAGAGACAGAGTTTTCTCCGAACTTGTCGACCAAATACTCTATGACTTCTTCTCGCCGATCGTCGGGATAGTCCATATCAATGTCACACATACTAACTCTGTCTGGATTTAAAAAGCGCTCAAAGATAAGTTTGTACCTTATCGGATCGACGTGGGAGATACGTAACGAGTATGCAGCTAAAGACCCGCCTACGCTATTGTGTACTACGCCAGAGGTGGTTAGATAAGAAGAATCTTTTTCTACCGAAATATCATACACCTTCTTTTTATCTACAACCTTTGCGATTTTCCAAATTTGTGTCCAAATTCCATCGGGATGAGGACTCCATCGATATTTATATTTTGTAATTCCATCGTTTTTGGGAAAATCTATCACATAGCTTTCTCTTATTGGATTTAAACAGATCCACCTTTTTTCTTCGCGAATAGAATACTGTAATGAGGATGGCAGTCCAAGACTTAGTAACAAAAACCTTAGTTGATAAGCCAAAATATAGGATGTTGTAGTGGCTCTATTTTTGTTTGCTCCATAGTGGCCGTCCCCGTCCATGTATCCTTTAATTACTATTCTCAACTTGTCATCTGGTAGCGAGAAAACGAACGAAGGAAAGTGTTTTGTTTGAGAGCTACACCTGTATTTATCGAAAAGTATTTTCCACCACTTGGAGAATATTCCCGAATTGACACGAATTTGAACTAGTTTTTTGCCTTTGTAGCCATCTCTCTTGGTGTAGGCAAGTGAGTTCTTGGTTAACCAGTCCTCAACCCTAGAAATTTGATCAACCTCGTTGCTATTAAAACAAATTCCCCATTCTCTGCTCCCCTCTTTTTTAAACCACCCATCTGCGGTCCATTTCCCAACGAGCCACAAGAAATCGTCGTCAAAGGGAATGAACTTTGCGATAGAAGTTTTAACAAATCTTCTTTCGTTTGCATAAGAGCACCATTCTTTTAATGACGAAAATTCTTGCAAAACATAACTTTTGAGTTTCTCAACAGCTTGAGCGCTCTTTTTCTTAGACCAAGATTTAGACCAATGTGACTCATAAGAATCTTGATCCCCTTGGTATCTTAAAAGCCCTCTCAGAAAGTTTCCCGTTACTCCAGTATTTCTTACTACATCTCTAATTGAATATTTAAAAGCTTTCGATACTGGGACGTACTCGATTAAAAGATCGTTATCTACAACGATATTATATTTGCAAATATAAGAATATAGGGAAAAATCTATTCCAGTAGGAAGGGGTTTAATTTCCCTCTTTGGTTTCGGAGTAAAAATCCAATCTCCAACCTCTAGGTCCCCAATAGGTACTTCGAAAATTTCGTCTGTTGGGTGCTGCCAACGCCTCATATTCTTTCTTACCGTTGAACTCGCAGCCTCCCATCCTTTATTAAGCTTTGCCTTTTGTGCGAATATCCTATGATCACTAGTGGCTGTTATACCACCAAAATCACCATAGTATGTGTTGACTTTTAGAAGAGCCTCGTCAACGTCATATTCAAACGCTTTTATGACATTCCTTAAGTCTCCTGTGTGGGAAATAACCTTTTCGCCGACCTTAACATCTTTAATATTTTTGACTTTTCCCTTGTCTAAAAAAACTTTCGTATCGCCCGAAAGGCACCCTCGGCCTGGCCCAGCTATGATCTTTTTACTTCTAGCCCATTCCAACAAGTCACAGACAATCAGGAAGTAGCCAGGAAAGCCCATCTTGATAATGACGTCGATTTCGTAGTTGAGCTGTTTAACATATTCAGGAAGGTGGTCGAGCCCGCGCTCGTGCAGACCTTTCTCGCATCTGTAACGAAAGTAGAGATCTAATTCTGTTGTCATTCTGGAAGTGAGGCTAGAAGCTTGTCTCGCTCAGCGAGAGCTTCTTCAAATGTGTCGAAAATGTTTCTGGCGTGAACTAATTTCGGTTCTGTCAGGACCCGTAAAGTTGACCCATTGTCCCAAGAAATGTCATTGCAAAATGCCGTCACCCATTTCTTGTCGGTAGCAATCTTGGGATGTAGTCGTGGTCTCCCTCGCTCGTTTGGCTCTTCTTCTACGGGCTGAACGTTATCAAGAATTGGCTGAATCGAGAGGCTTCCCCTCCACAGCAGCCATTTTAGCTTTCTTTCTTCCTTCGACAAGCTTCCTCTTATGTTCTTCGGTTAGAACTCGCTTCTTCTTAGTTCTTGGTTGCTGGAGAGCAAGTTTAGCCCCGCGCTTTGGCTTTGTTCCTAGACGGAATCCAAATAGAACACACTCTGGAGCAGTACATTCCTCGACTTCTTTTCTCGAGCCACCACAGCACTCCAAGCAATGAAGCCTAATGGCCGCCAGAGGCGAAGTCCTGCTTTTAGTTGCCAGACCTGGAAACTTATCCCTCAGCTCATCAATTAGTTTCATCAGGGGTTACCTTACAGCACTTTCCATTGCACTGGCAAGTGATCTGTTCGCACTCGGCCTCTTCCTTGCAGTCACAGGGAACGTCACCCTCTTCGTCTAGTGGTTCAAGTTCGATGAACTTAACAATGGCTTCCTCTAGTTCATCGAACCTAAAGTGCCAATGAACGAAGTCTTCTCTCGGAGCATTCTTAATAATGATGTGGTACGAAACAGAACCCTTGATATATCTCGTTTCTAACAGCGTACATTGATTGCCTTCATACGAACCATTGCAACTTACGACAGACTCAATATGCTTTCGGTATTCCTGTTTATTCATAATCCTCTTTCTTTTCTCCACTTTAAGAAATCTTGATAATCTTTAGCTTTCTCTGGATGAAAAACCGGCGGATAATACGTTCCCAGCTCTAGCTCTACATTGCATTTATCAGCAATCTTTCCAGTGTTCCAGAAAGCTGATTCGCATCCAATCTTCTTGGCAGACTTTAGCATTTCCTCTGGAGGCTTGACCCAGAAGTAAGGTCCGTATTTCAGTTGGGTGCCCTGTTTATACTCCTCAAGGGTCTGCTTCAATTGAAGGGCCATGAGCAGCTCATGAAGTTCGTAGTCTGTTTCTCTGAGATAGTGGGCGTCTGTGGTGATCACACATTCGATATTTCTCTTTTCAGACACCATTAACAAGAATTCGTTCCAGGCAGGTTGGATATCTGTCCCGTCGTTCCAGTCTTGCAATTCGAGATATAAATCTTCTTTAAAATGGTCCTGGAGGAAGGAGATTTTCTCTTCCGCCGCATTTGTCTCATCGGACCACATTCGGCGGTCAGAATCCCATTTCACAACAGAAGATAATATACCCGCTAGACAGGCTGTGGATACTACACAATGCCCCGCCAGCTGAGCTAGCTTCTCGAACTGAATCCTTGGTTTGTAATAGAAGTTATGAAGGTTGGCTTCGGAGATGAGTTTAAATAAAGTCTTGAGGCCCACGTTGTCTTTTGGCAGAAGAACAACGTGCATATTATCTTTTATTTTATCTTCCTGCGCGACGTCGTCTGGATTATCGCTACAATATGCTTCTATACCGACGAGCGGCTTCAGTCCCTCTTTCTTCATTGCTTTGTAGAATTCGACCGCACCACACATATTCCCGTGGTCAGTCAGGGCACAGGCTGTGAGGCCGATCTCTTTGAGGTATGGGACTAGTTCTTTAAAGCGGATACAGCCATCGAGCAAGCTGTATTCCGAATGTAGGTGAAGGTGGGCAAAATCCGTCACTTAGTCACCACAATGACGTCGGTTCTCAGGTTGGCTGCGCTCACGGCTTTTTTGCTTTTTCGTAAAATCTGCTTCAAGAATCCTCGGCTCATTTTTGCCAGCCCTCTTTTGGTATAGTAGTTCGCCAACCAATAGTAGATCGTAGCCTTGCGTTTTTGTTTATCGACAATCAGAGAATAGTGACAGCTCTCAGGACCTTTGGCTGCTGGCGCAGTGCAGGTGGTAATCAACATAGCCGAGTTGGGGATCCAACACTCGTCTATATCCTCTAGGTCTGCATCTTCGATGCGATAGACTAACCTAAATAAACCCTGAAGCTCAAGTTTTTTCAACGTCCAGAACAAGTCATCTGGATAGGTTCCCATTTCCTCGGTCGTGCGACACTCTTTGCGAAAATATGAAAGATCTTCGTATCCCGCTTTAAATCCCGCCCACTTGATCGCATTGACTACAGCGACTGGCCCGCACGAATAATCGTCAATTTGGTAGATGTATTTTTGTGGCGTCCCCGCCAGGAGGAAGGTCTTTTCGGGCATTCCAACCCAAAATCACTTGCCGCCCTCATCTGACACATCCTGTAAAGCCAATATTCCATATCCCTCAACCGCAGTTAACAAAGCTAGGGCTGATGTTGGATCAATATGTTTTATCTGAGTCCCATCAGCTGAATATAGACTCCACTCGATTTTTCCCTCTTTTGTTTTTGGATCACGTTTGATTGTTAATACAAGAGTTAACCCAATTGCAACACAGAACTCGAGTCTCTTGTGAGGCTTCATTCGCTCCTTAAAATCAAACGCCCACCCGTCCTCCGTTAAGTGATAGCTACGATAACTTCCTGGCGAATCTGGTTAAAGAGATCTGGATTATCGCGCAAAGCTTCCTCCATCTTGTTCTGTCCTTGAATCCTCGTCTCTTTGTAACTATACCACGCGCCTCCCTTGTTTATAATCCCCTTCTCTACAGCCAGTCCGATTACTTCCTGATATTTATTTACACCAACACCAAATGTGACCACTACATTAGCTACCTTAAATGGAGGAGCAATCTTGTTCTTTACAACCTTAACCTGAATCTCATTTCCAATGACCTCGTCTCCTGATTTGACCGATCCAATCCGCTTCATCTCAACACGTTGTGTGGCATAGAACTTCAGGGCATTTCCGCCCGAGGTTGTTGTCGGATCGCCGTGTCCATAGGTCTGTACCTTCATGCGTGTCTGGTTAATAAAAGTCAGAATAGTCTTTGTATTGGCCACGACACCGTTTAACTTGCGCATAGCCTGGCCCATCAGACGAGCCTGGATGCCTACGTGACTGTCGCCAATATCACCCTCTAGCTCAGCTTGACCAACCAGAGCGGCCACCGAATCGACAACCACAACACCCATCGTCCCCGAGCGAATCAACATATCGCAAATTTGCAGCGCCTCTTCGCCCGAGCTGGGCTGCGAAAGAACGAGCTTTGAGAAATCGACCCCCAGAGCCGTGGCATATTCAACATACAGGGCGTGCTCAGCGTCAACGAAGGCACAGTGAAATCCCAATTTCTGAGCCTCAGCAATAAGATGGAGTGCCAACGTGGTCTTCCCGACAGACTCCCCACCATAAATCTCCACAATCCTTCCTCTCGGAAAACCTCCAGGCAGAAAACCTCCACCGAGAGCCTTGTCAATCAGAATAGACCCAGAAGAAATCTTCTCTACTTCAGGAAGCTTACTTCTATCTACATTGTACCAAACCGAACCCTTGCCAAACTGCTTCTCAATGGCAGAGAGGGCGACTTCGAGTTTCTCTTCGTTGTTATCCATAGATTAATCTTAGAGCTTGATGAGCCTGATCGTAGAGCCGAGGCAGATGACCAGACTTTGCACTCAGAACAGCATCAAATTCTTCGTCACTTAATCCATCCAAGTCAACTTCTGATGCGTGAGCCTGAAGCTTAGCTTCAATAAGATTCACAGGATTTCCATTTTCATCTAAACGGACAACCTTCCAAATATAACCATCGGCATTTCGAATTGCTTCGAATTCGTTCTTGTATCTCAGATCCGTAATAATGACAGAATAGCCACACATCTGTAGTTCGCGACTTCTTCGGAGAGCGTAGTCAACCCAAATGTCTTTATAGATCACCCTCATTGCTGTCCCGACTTCCTGAAGAATCTGGCGAGGGGACTTCTTGTAACGCGGGTCAACTTCGTCTTTGGCGTCACCATAAACCTGTTCTCGATCCATAGAAAACAGATCCATCACAATCCGCTTCAGAGGCTCGACAAAACTAACCACACTAAAGAAACAACTTCCGTTCTTAATTAGCTCAGTGGCAATAGAGTCTTTTCCAGACCTAGCTTTTCCGTGCAGGCCAATCAGGATGGGCTTGAGCAAAAGAAATCCTACTTAGACTTATTGCCAATCTTTGCTCGTCCCTTTCCCACCTTTTCGCGAAGACTGGTCAGAAGTTCCTCTTCCGTCTTGAAACATTTGTTACACAACGCTAGCAGCTCTGCGGGCACGGAGTCAAGAGAGCATTTATTACCCAGCAGAATGTAAACAGGAATGTAGAGCAGGTAGGACATCAGAACCGTGAAGCGTAGATCTTCCCACGAGTCTGACTTCCGATTAAAGTAAATGATTACTGCATCTGATCGACTTACCGTTCCTACGATATTATCCACAAACCGTCGAAGCGCGTCTCGATAGGCATCAATATCGTTTATCTCTTCGAACGAGACCTTCTCGCGCCTACCCACAAACTCCGGGGTAATTCCAAACGCCTCGAGCTTGGAACTAAACGAGAGCTTCCAATCTTCGTCCTGAGCTAGAGAAGCAAAAGCTATTCGCACTTTAATTCTCCTTCGGCGACCTAGTTTTCGATGGAATTGCTTCAGCTTCTTACGGATTGTGTTGTTGAGCTTCTCGACGATTGAAGCTTCGTTTACCTTTAGGATCGCCAACATATCAGCAAACGACATCCAGCCGTCGCCCCATTGAATGACTGTCAGGCCGTCGACAAAATCTCGTGCAGTTTCAAAGTATTCGCGTTCCGAGTTAAGGTGACTGAAGCGAAGGTTAGGGTTAACGAAGTCTTTACCTGTCTGCTCAACGAATTTCTCAAGGATCGTCAGAGCTTCATCCGGGAAGATGTCAAATTCTGAAGACACTGTACTTCAAAGCACCCCGAATTTCTGTACTTAGGCTAACAAAATTAACGGAAAAATTACACGTCTGAAACATCTCTCTGATGTAGGTAATCTCGCTCGCATGTAAGCACCCACTGAGCTAGTTTCTTGGTGTAGGTGCTTGTCACTCTCCATCCTTCCTCCCAGCGTCCCGTCCCGTTGTTAAGGAGTCTCAATTTGCGGCCACGAACAGCAAACTGTTCTGGGATCCAGCTGACCATAACAGTTCCATTGTCTCTAACAAGTTCGCACTGAACAAAATATTTACTCATGATTCTCGAAAAATAATACCTTCCCCCACACTTCGCAATCCTTATATTGTTTCCCTACTTTAAGAATATATTTTCCTTTTCCAGGAACAATAATGTTGTTGTAGTAGTCAAATTTTCGTGTCTTGTTGTTCCAGTCGCACTTTACCTCACAGCCCAAAGTAATTCTATAAGGATTCCATATACTTATATTAACTGTATCATTCGAAGCGCTTTTCGCGGGCAACACACAAATTGAAAAAGTAAGGAATACTATCAATATTATTGCGAGCCAAACAGACGTCCATCCCACCCGCCACTCAATCCAAAACAGAAGATCGTCAAACCAATTAGACTCCCAAGGTGGTCGTTTTATCCTCCGCATTTTGAATACCCACAAGACTTACACGTTCTACAGCCTTCTGTGAAAATTAGATCTGAACTACCACAACTGGTGCAAACTATTTGACTATTATCAAGGTAACTCTTTTTCAAGATAGAATGCAAGTTAAAAGCGAGAGTTCCAACGAAAGAGTGTTTTTCTAGAATTTCAATCAAAAGTTGAAGGTGTCCCTCTTTGAGCCCGAGAGATACAAGTCTTGTGATTCGTTCGAGAGATGTTCTGCTTCTCTCAAGTTGTTGGTTGAGCTTTCCTCGATCCAGCACATCCAATCCTCTTTCGAGGTCCCCTGCGAGCTTTCTGAATCTATCATTTTCGTTAGCCTTGTAATTGGTAACAAAAATTTGGTAGGGCTGTTTGATGTCTTGGTCGCGGTAGGAGATGTGAATGTAAAACTTGTCGCCACCTTCGGCAACAAGCTTATATACGACGGTGTCGATCTCCTCAGTTTTCTTGGCCGTTTTCGCAAGTAAAATTCCCTCCCGCGAATTTTCGCGATAGACCGTTACTCCCTTGAGTCCTCTCTTCCAGGCCGTGAGGTAGATTTCTCCTACGGTCTCAACTGAAGTATTCTCTGGAAGATTAATGGTGCTGCTAATAGAAGCCCCAGTATACTTCTGAGCAATAGACTGCACTTCGATTCGGTCTCTCCAGTTGATTTCATGAGCTGTGGGGAATAGTTCAGGTGGTGCGTCCTTCCCTGTAATTTCCTTGTATCTCAGGATGCCAGGGTGAACCACTTTGAACGACTTTCGTACTCCATCGAGTTCTGTAATTCGCTCGTATTCCCGCGCAAAAATCGGTTCAATGCCTCCGGTTGTTTGAGCAATAATGGCTACGGATCCGTTAGGGGCAACTGTGGCGATATCGACATTGCGCTGGCCATGAAGTTTTGCGTCTTCTTTAATAAGATCAGGAAGCGTTGCTGCAAAACCCTGCTCGTAATGTTTGTCTTTATTGAAAAGCGGAAATGAGCCTCTTTGTTTAGCCAAGTCAATAGAAGCACAAGTCTCCCAATTTCGCTTTATCTCAAAAATAAGATCTTCTTCAACTAGAGCGTCAGGACAATCATATTCCATGCCGAGTGCGGCAAACATATCAGCTAATCCCGTAACCCCAAGTCCAATGCGACGTCCCAGGCGGGCTTTTTCAGATTGTTCCAACAGAGGATGTTTCGAGGCCCCAAGTTCAACCACGTCGTCCAAGTGTCTAACTGCTCTTATTACCATGTGGGTAAACTTTTGGTAGTCAAAAGATTGTAGTGCAGAAAAAGGCTTCGAAACAAACTTGTTTAGAAGTAGCGATCCTAAACAACAACACTCCTGTGGAGACAAGGGTAGCTCTCCACATTGAGGATTAACTAAATAGCTAAATTTTGCCTTTCCAGAAGCAGCCTTTCCTTCAAAGCCTCCAACCATGAAATTATGAAACTCATCTACTGTACCGTTATACACATCCTCATAACCATCAAATTCTACTGAAACTACTCGGTGGTTATATGTAGAGGCAAATTCTTTTAGCTCTGCATAGTTTTTAAAATAGCTATGGACTCCAAGCCTGTGTCTTTTATTTTGCTTCTTACACTCTACGCTCAATTCTTTATAAGTAGGTGCTCTTTTTAAAGATAACTTTAAATTAAGAAATACATTGACCATCTTAATAGCATTGTCGCTCTTTTGTTTAACTAGAGTAGAAGACCTTGCAGCTTTTGCTTTTTCTATAGATTCTGGGGTTTGAGACCTAGATAGATGTTGCTGTAGACACTCTCTAGAAAAACAGATTCCCGCTTCTCTTCTCTCGTGCTGCACCTTAAACTCCGAGCCACAAATCTCGCAATTTTTGACCACATACACTTCGTTGTTTTCGACAATACAATTATAACCTTGGCAAGAAAGGGTCTGTAGGGTTCTCTGTTTGCGAGGTTCTAAATCGTAATGTTCAATTCCGCATTCCATTGCCGCCCACTTCGCCAATCCAACTACTCCTCCAAGGTGATCGTTTCTCCATTTGCTAAAATAAGCAACCAAGCCATGTCTGTTAGCGTATATAGCCCACTCTTTTGTCGAGAACCGGCGACCAACCTCCTTTGTAAGTAAAATAGCATGTCGCTTTAATTCGTCGTTAGAAACGCCACTACAATTCTTGTTTCTCTTCCCAGTCGAGCGAGCCGACTGCTTTCGCCTATAAGATTCCCATTGCTTTGCGCCCCATTCCACATGAGCACGTCGCATTGGATTGTTGTCGCCAAACATCTTTAAAACGTGAGTTTTGTCGTGTTCTTGTTTGGTCATCACAACCAAGTTGCTGGGAAAATTGTTTTTGCCATTATGGTCTTGGTGATGGACAACTAGACCAACCTGGGGAGACATATCGGCATTGTAATGAAAGCCAGCAATAAGTCTGTGTTCTGGATAAGCCGTGTGACAACCGACCTTTACCCAAAGATAATTCTGAGATTTTGCCTCATAACCCTTAACTACTTCATTAATGCTTGATTCAAATCGAGTAACTATTTTCAAACTGTCCCCCATCTGCAACTTATCTACAGTTTTCTCCCCGCCCTCCGTAAGGTAAAATTTATGATTAGACGTAGTCCTAATAACACTGCCATCATCTAGAGTTACTTTGTAAACTGGTTGTTTAAAACCAGTTATTCTGGGATTCCTCATATATCTGACAGTTGGTTTATCTGTTTTATCCAAACAAAAAACAGGAACATCTTTTCCTTCTTCAGCTAATTGGCGGATTGGAACATTTCCTCTTCCGTCGGCAGTATAGACGAGAGTTTCGCCTGTAATACAAGGATTGGTCCCTGTTAGAGACAGCTCCGGATAAATATCTGACGAACTCATTCTCTTGATTTGGTCCCAGAACAGAATTCCTGGCTCGGCCGACGAATGGGCGGCCTTGATAATGAGATTCCAGATGTCGCGGGCACGGACCTTGCGACAGATCTCCTGGTGCTTGGTCTGGAAATAGAGTGTGTATTCTCTGTCCTTTTCGACACATCTCATAAATTCGTCATCAATCATCACAGACAGGTTGGCAAACTTCAGTCTGCTCTTGTCTAAAGATTTAACAGTGATGAACTCTTCAATATCTGGATGCCAAACAGGCAGGCTCAACATCAGAGCCCCACGTCTCCCAAACTGCCCGATGATTCCCGTAATAAACGAGAACATCTCGCCGAAAGAAACACTTCCCGTACTCGACCCAGCAGTATTCGACACAATCGCTTCTCTCGGACGAAGAGGAGCTAAATTGATCCCCTCTCCACCTGCATAACTAAACGTCTTGGCAATCTCAAGCGCTACACCAAAAATGCCCTCCAAGCTATCTTCCATTACTGCAGAAGTATAACAATTATTTAACGTTGCTTTCTCGATGTATGGGTTTCCCAGAGCCAACATCTGACGTCCTGCAGGAAGAAAGTAGTCGTACAGTTCTAGAAAATAATCGATATCCTGCGGGTCTGAAAATCGCTTGTCTACTTCAGCAATCGCAGTAGCCCACCGAAGCTTAGCTTCCGCCAGAGTCCATTCGTGAATATTGTTTTCTTTATCCCGAAGAGCGTATTTCTTGAGAAACGTCGAACTGGCTAGTAAATCATCTTTAAAAGAATCCAGCGTTTTCTGGGCCAGTTTCTCTGTAATATTTGTCTTCTTTAGGTTGTTATCGAATAGAAGTGCTTCTACTGCAGAGATCGAGGATTCTGTAGGCAAGGTAGTATTCAGTTTTACTTGGGTTCTGGTTCGGTGGCAGGAAGAATCTTCTGGCTAATTAGCGAGATGGTCTTAGCAACCACATTCGACATATTGCGGATAGACTTACTCAGCTCGTTGATGCGGCTGATCGGACCCAGCTTAAACTTCTCTTCCATAAAGGTATCAAAGAACTTGCCGGCAGCAGAATGAATTCCCGGCAACATCCAGATTGTTTCCTTGGTCTGACTCCCAATGACATTTAGAAAGAAGTTTCCGTCCGCTGTGATTCCCGCAATGTAGCCCAACATAGTATCATCTGGAATCTCAATCTCTTCCTCTTGTGTTTCAAGCTCCTGTGTCGGTGTCTCTTCGGTGGTCAAGATAGGGCTCCTACTAATTTAGCTTCGGTTCCATGGGTGATAATAATGCTCTTCAAGGTTTCCCTATCGTGATTTAGTTTGTCGCAAATGCCCTTGAAGAAATTAAAAGCTATCTCGGCATGCCGAATCGCATCTTGATATTCCATCACCTTCTCTTTTGCCTTCTGTTCTAGCACTTCCTTTGAAGGTCCTCTTCCACCTCCCGGATTCGCTTTAGACTCGGCGAGGACTTCAAGGAATACTCTTGTATAACTTGAATTGTAGACAGAAGTCAATGAGGATTTTCTCAGCTGGCATTCGCGCATGAGTCGGGACGCATCCTGATATTTATTAGAGATGGCGGCCAAAAGCTGCCGACACTCGGCAGGGGAAGGATCGACGGGAATCGTGATTATAAAGTCTTTTTCCCAATCGACGATTAATTTTCCTTCGAGCAGATAGTTCTCTCGAAGCTGCTGGCCTGTCTTGGTTTGAAGGCCTTTTCCTTTTCGGAGTGAGTTGAGGAGTTTTTTGGATTCTTCTTCGTCGTGAGGAGTGATGGGATCCTGCAAGATGACTCCTAAGTAATTAACTTGATTCCGGCATTAACCATGCCTTCTCTAAGCTTACAAAAGTGAGATGAATGAACTTCACGATTATTGAGAACTATTCGCAAATTGCTTTTAAAAGATCCAAATTCTGGTTTCGCACTTCCCCAAGTTACTCCAGTTGAATCGTAAGGACAACCAGTAACTGCACTGTTCGGCCAGATATGAATCCGATCGATTCCCGCCCCACAAACAGCCCCACGCAACATGCATGACCAGCAGTAATCCAGAACTACTTGAACATTCCCTTGATCTACCGTCTTTAAAAGATCAATGGCTTTTTGATAATACTGTAATGTCGAAACTCGATAGTCGCACCCTAGTGCAGGTTTGCGAAGAATAAGATGGAGTATATCAACAGCCCACTGGTTCAGATTAATCACTCCTGGGGCAAATTCAGATGAATACTGCTCCTCAGATACTGGAGCAATCATATTGACGACCATCTTACAGCCAGAGTGCCTCCATTTCTCTATCTTCACCCTACCTTCACCAGCAAGAGTTTCGTATGGCATGCATAGATAATCTAGTTTCCTCACCAGCTCAAGATTCTCGTCAGAATCCCGAAGTCTTTCCCTTGTCGCAAAATGAAGAACTTTAGGATTAAGGTCCACGTAGTCGTGTAAATATTTCTTTTGATTAGCCACAATCAGTTGGTCGCACGTCAAATTACCCCCTTTTAGCATCCCATGAACTACTTCGCAAGTACCATTCGATTGGTTACAAAATGGCGAGGTCGCTATATAACAGCCTCCCCGTTCGGGACAGCCATTACATTGTCCTTCCCCGAATGTAGGCTGCCACATAATGATTGGCACATGAAAATGTTCAGTTGGCATTTCGATTCTTCCCCGTTTCGGCCTCATCTTCATCTTCCTCTTCAGCCATTGTCAGGTTGGGTAGATTGCTGATTTTTCCTGGCTCTACTACAACGGCTTCATCGGTGAAAGAGGAAGCACTTCGAGCGCTGCTCTTGGCCCACTCCTGAAGCTTCTGAATCTTATCTTTCATCATGTCGCTAATCGGCTTGGTCGACCGAATTGCTAGCTCGATAGACTCCGTATTGACGTCCTTCAGTTTGTTTCTCCAGGCCCGCGCGATTCCTTCCTTGACAGCCTTCTCAATCTCAGAACCCGTAAAACCCTTGGTAAGGCTGACCAAATAATCCAGGTTTACATCAACCTTCTCCAGGTCTCTTCCACGCTTGGCCAAATGAATTTCAAAGATCGTCTTCCGTTCTTGAGCCTTTGGCAAATCGACAAAGAAGACTTCGTTGAATCGGCGAATTAGTTCTGGGGGCAGAGCTGAGACGTCATTTGCCGTGGCAACGAAAACGACTCCCTTCATCCGCTCTTCCATTGCGGTCAACAGAGTCCCAAAGACTCGCGATAGAGTTCCTCCGTCCGACATTCCCGAACTGGCCGTACCACTCAGAGCCTTCTCAATTTCGTCCAGCCAGCAAACAACGGGAGATGCGGCTTCCAAAGTCTTCAGGGCTGCTCGCATGTTGGCTTCTGACGAGCCGACAATTCCGCCCATCACTCGGCCGATATCCAATCTCAACACGGGCAACTTCCAATAGGAACCAATGGCTTTTGCAAGCAGCGATTTCCCGCAATTATGAACGACGATTCCATTGGCAACAAAATTGTTGTGTGGATAATCCATCTGGATATCGTAGGTCATTTGAACGCCAGCATCTTTTATTTCTGTAATAAAGTCGTCATCCAAATAATCGACGTTAAAATTACAAAGCTTTGAATGCAGGCGCGAATGCTCATCGTGCTCAAGTATCATTAGATTTTCTAATTTATCATTTGATTGATTCTCGTCGAGATGATGGACGTCATAATTACTCGGCAGATATTTGAGCGTCTTTGCTTTTTCTTCGTTTGTTTGAAGCGCCTTAACCAATTCTTCTGGCGACATTGAGTTCATATGGGCTTCAACAACCAACCTAGCAAAGGTACAACGTTGATAGACACATCCATTAACAATGTGCTCAGAAGCAATTGGATGATACTTTAGAGTTTCTACAAACTTGCGAAGTGAACGGTCAGGGATCCTCTTGCCCCCATTCTTTCGAGGTTTCATGCTCCCCTGGCAAAGAATTTGTTGGCCGACCTTTAACTCGTTGGCGGGCACAAACTTATGTGTCGCAACTCCGTCCTCAATAGAGGTTATACAGACAGGGTGATCTGGAGTAAGAGTAAGATTTCGTCCTTTCTTTGTCGACAGAGTCAAAACTTGTTTTTTACCAGACTCCAAAACACCAAGGATCCTATTCCTTACAACTTTGCCTTCCATATCAAACGAGTAAGTATAAGTAACTAAATCTTCACTCCAGTTTTTATGGAACTTATTAAATCTCTTATAGAATGTCTTCAGCTTAAGCTTTCTGTATCCGGCTCGCGAACCTCTGTTATATTGAATAATCGTATCGCCGCCCAAACATCCAGGCACCCCGGCCAAAATGATTCCTCGGATCGGATCAACACCAAATCCCTCGGCTCCATCTGAAAACTGATCTACATACATATCAATGAACTTTTTGATTTCGTCCAATCCACCCACATTGTTCATTGATACAGAATCAGAAATAACTTCTAGGATATCGTCCCTTCTAACAATCTGCCTCTTCTTCCAAAGTAGAGCTTCAGCATCAAGCTGACCATGTGAATAAAAACACTCAGAAATAGCTCGGCCACTCTCAATGAGTGAAAGACCTTGCAAAGAACGACTAAAAGTTTGAATTTCATCGGGCGAGTAGTCCACTCTCTTTTTGGTGCCCGGCTTGCCCGCTTTCTTTCTCGCTTCTTCGGCTTCGACAACTGGCTCCATGATTAGGTTAATACTCTCTACTAGCTCGGAACGGGCCGGCAGAGGAAAATCCACGACCTCGACATGGGTCTTCAGGCTGGGTTCTAGGCCGTCTCGAATTCCGCCTGAGGTGTGTGCCAAAATTCCACTGATAAAAATAATGGTCTTGGGACTCGACTTGACCTTGGGATCTGGCCCCTGAATCAATTCAAAATAAATATCTCTCAACTGCCTTGCCACAATCGGAGTCAGGTGGCAATGGGCGTCATACATCAAAAAGATTCCGCCTCGAGAATTGGAGGGCAGCTTGAGATTATTGATAACTTTCAAGGCATCCGGGAGTTGACGAGAATCCGTCTTATCCTCCAGGACCGTAGACTTTAACCCCTGTAAACCACGAAAACAGGACCAACGATAGACGGCTCGTTTCAGTGGTTCGGCCACTCGTTCAACCAACAGCTCGGTCAGTCGTTGTTCCTCATCGGAGACAACATAGATTAAAGGTGCGTGAGATTTCACAAGATCGGTTATCTTGGTGATAACCTGAAGTCCGCCCGTAGTCATTATCTCTCTCCTGTTTATCTAGTTTTTGCTTCTCGTTGAAAGAACGGAAATTTTGCAACCCGGAAAGAGTTTTATCAGCTCACCAATGGAGATAAGATCTGTTGGGGTAAGAAAGATACTCTCTGGCAATCTCTGTTCTTCGCCCACTTCGACTATCGTATTCCCCACTTTTGCAACGACCGTCTGCCCTTTCTCAGGAGCTTCCAATCTACAAACCTTGCTTACTGCTTCTACCGAGAGAACGTGTTCCAAAGGTTTTTGTTTGGCTGGCGCGACAGAGAGAATAGCGGGAAGTTTCTCCTGAACTTCTTTGAAGAGTTTGGCTGCCTCCGCACGAGCAATCTTGTCATCTCCTTTTAGTTTTGAGATAGCGGGAAACTCGCGCGAGAGAACAGCTGAGCTAGAAGTTTGTTTAAAGATAAGATTGGCTCGTTGACCAAATGCCAGGACAACCAGATGCTCTTCCGTCAATTTATCTTGGGGTCGATATCTCAAGACGTCGAAGATATCGAACGGTTCTATCTTATAAAAAGCAAGAGTCTTGTTAAGCCAGTCTTGCTGAGCTGAATCGAGGTCGGTTGTAAGGATGGCGATTCGTGGCACTCAGGTTAATTTTTCTTGAAAGGATTTTCGTTTTTCTTGGGCTCGAGGTCAAAGGCCTTCAACAAGTCCTTCCTAACATTCTCCTTGCAAACGTCTTCCTTGGACAGGTTTAACGCCTCCAGATCTTCGTCGAGAATGAGCCCGAGTTCGTACATCGTAGCGGCTACCTGAGTTCGAGTCAAGCCGTAAGTGCTCATACCCATCGAGAGAACGTTTGAAGCAATGAGCTGGCGCTCTTTCGCCAATGCTTCCGTTTCCGTAAGAGGGCTATCTGCAACTTCGATCTTCAGCTTGTTTTGATCAATGTATTTTGACAGGACCATACCAACCGTGATAAGTTTGGCGGCCAAATCATCAAGATCGCTAATGGTCAGAGTCTTCAGGCCGGAGACCAATTTGTCCACAGCAAAAGTGCCAAAACAAATGTTCAGCAGATAGTAGCCGTCCCTAATCTCATTGCCGTCATTTGTAGAAATCTGGTCCAGAACATATTCAACCAGATCTGTCGCCGTCTGATTGAAGTCTAATTCCTTGCCCTCTTGAGTAACCAGATTGACGGTTCGTCTTGCCTTGTCCTTAAAGAGATAGACAGTATTGCGGTCCTTGTCAGCTGCCATTACGATTCCTTTGATTCACTTCTTGGATTGTTGAACCATCCAAGGACGGTAATGTCTCGCCAGCTCATACGGAGTCTATTGTAAATATTCTTTTTGCCGTCTTTCTCAACTTCTTCGGCAGACCAAATACAACTTCCGCCATGAAGTAAAATCACTTTGCCCTTCTTTAGTTTCCCACGCGCCTCCTCGAGATCCCTGGCTGAGACCGAAATACTTGCTCGGTATTTATGCCTCACGTTAGGCTTTCGGTGGTCTGGAGAGGCGGCTTCAAAATTGAAAAACGTTGACTCTCCTACCGTCACTTCTTCGATCTCTGAAGAAATGCCAATGATACCTGAGACGGTAAGACTCATTAGTTAGACCTTATCTTGTTGAAGAATATATTGATAGTAAGGCTCGTAAAGAGGAGTTCTTTCTGAGAAGTAAATTGTGGTATTGCCAAATCTCTCATCGCTGTGAATGCTGTGCAATTTCCTAGACAATTTCCTTTCGCTAGGATAGCTGTAGGGAATCAATCTAAAAGATTGAGGCAAGTGAAGAAGAATCTTTTCTCCTGGGCCAAACAATACATAACGATTGGCTACATCGTAAATCAAATCAAGCATAGCAATGTAATCTTCATCAACCGAATTTTCAGCTAGGAGTGCTCGCGAATAAGAAACAGGGTTTGTCCCTGGTGCTTGCAAAACAATAACCGCTTGGTTGTCGATAAACATACAGATCATTTCTGGACAGGTTACTTCAGGAAGAACTACAGGAACATTAGACTCCTGAGAGTTTATCTTTTTATTGATAGCTAGAAGAACATCGGCGGTCTGAACTAAAACATCATGAATGCCCCAGACTCCGTTCTGAATATCATGCAGATAACACAGAAAGTCATTTAGAAACTTCATTATTCCCACGCGAGCATCTTAGGTAGAGCCGAGAGGAAAAGAGTAGATAGGGCGATAATCTCGCTACCTGAAAAACCAATGGAGTAATTCTTCTTTTCGCCGGCTTTGTCGGACTGGTTCACATGGACCATGCAACCTTCCTGAGGCTTCTTGGGGAACGTCATATTGAAGGACTTTACAACTTGTCCCGCCTTCTCTGACTTTGCTCCTGGATCATGGACCAGCTTGGCTTCGACACCATAGCGCATGGCGTGAAGCAACTCTGCTACATTGCCGTGAGAGAGAGCAAACACAATCTTCTTAGACCAGTCGTATTGTTGGGGTCCTGTAGCTGGAGCAATATCAACAAAGATGACTCCCTCTTGAGAGACAGCCTTGCCTGAACAGCCTTGTTCCGTGCAGGCCTCACCTTCGACCTGCTTAACGCGATGACGCCGATTCTCTGAACAGACGAAATTCGCGGGCACCAAAGCAAACTGCATTGCCGAAGACTTTTTGTAAACAACAAACTTAATGGGTCTCATTCTTCTTCTCCTTTTTTCTGATACTCTTCCAAAATTTTGCTTCTACTTGGCCTTAACTTCCAATCTTCTGCCCAACCCTCAACTAACAAGCCTTGTAACATTAGACTGACTCCTAACGACGGAGCAGTGTAATATGCCTTTTCAAGAATTTCAAGAGGTGGTCCTTGAGAGGTAAAGCCTTCAATTGATGCGCCAAGAACGTATCCTAATTTCCCGTAGAGGACTGTAATCTCTGCCGGATCTAATGGATGTTCATTGAGAATATCTGTAATTCTATTAATGATATCACTCAGAATCGTCGCTGTCATCATTCTCCCTCAATGCAGATGCCATCAACTCCTCGACATCGGGAATGGAGGCGGGCCTCGGTCGGGAGGCTTGGGGTGCTGGGGCGGGTGCGGAGGGACGAGGTGGACGTCCTCGTGGAGCCGCAGGGACAGTCACTACAGTCTGTCGGCGTTCCCGCTCAGGAGGATTTCGTCTTTCTGGAATCCAGCCGCATGTCGGAGGCATCCATTCAGTCTCGCATTTCGGGCAAACCAGGGTCAAGAACATCGAGGTGTCAGGAGTAATAGCTGCTGATTCCTGGACTTTATCCTGGGTAATCTTATGCCCACACGACGGACACGAGAACGAGGCTTTCTCTAGCCCTGTAATATTAATCTTTTCTAGCTCTTCAGACACTCGAGTCCTTTTCAAGAATACCATCAACAATGCCGTGGCTCAAAGCTTCTTTGGGTGTCAGAAAGTGATCGAGCTTCTTCAATAAATGCTTCTCGACATCTCCCTTGGTCTTGTATCTGCTGACTCGCATCCAGAAGCGAACGTGTCGGTCATACTCCTGTTGAATGCCCTCAGTAGCCGCCAAGATCTGAGAGTAGTTTCCGTAGCCCGTACTGGACGACGGCTGGTGAATCATAATCTCTGTATTGGGCATAATGTAACGATTCCCTGGAGTCCCCGCCGCAAGAATGATGGTCCCCATCGAGCAGACCAGCCCCATTCCGACCGTAATGATAGGGACACGAATCCAGCCCATTAAGTCAACCAGGGACCACCCACTGGCCGTATATCCACCAGGAGAATTCACATAAAGCCTCAGGGGGTCTTTCCACTCCAAGTCTGTTTGCTTCAGCAAAAACAACGAAATGAGACTTTGAATACTTTCGTTCACTTCGCCAGAGAGAAAGAAGATCCCCTTCTTGGCCAGCTGTTCCCCCAGATAAGAAAAACCATCGTCGTTCAAATCGGAATCATCTAGGTCTCCATTCGATGGAGATGGACTACCCAACGAACTAATCAGCTGAGAAAGAAGCTCTTCGGGTTTGGGAGTTTTGGGTTGTTGCTTTTTACGAGTGCGTTTTTGCATGTAGACAGGCAAACGAAACTTGGCCATAGAGTCGCTTAACCGGAAGACACTGAATCGACTCAGGCAGATCGGTACTCAAGTCAGGTTCGGCTTCTTCCATTTCGACAGGTGGAGCTACTGCTTCGTAGTCTTCTACTTCAACCCAGCCCTCGCCATCATCCGCGTCCAAAGGATCGAGAACTCGTTTTCCATTCAAGAGAACAAAGACAACGCAATCAGGACTGCTCTGAATCTTCTCTTCGAGCTTCATGTGAAAAAACCTTTTTCCTTGGCTTATCGGATGGTGGATGGCGAACGACTTTCCCACAAAGCGTACACTCGTACTCCCAGATTGGTGGTTTGCCCTTGTAGCTCACAAGGACAGGGATCAGCCAACCCGTACAACGCTTCTTGGGACATTTGGGATTTCGACCGAGATAGTCTAGATAGGAATCAGAAACGCGGTGTTTTGACACGCAAACCTTTAGGACGACTTACCCTATTCCTCTCCAAGCAACGATGAAATGATAGCCTCTTTAAGACCCTTATCTTTGCTCGCCATCATCTTATTCCACATCTCTTCATACATTCTATCTAACTCTTCTTTTTTCCATTGATCAAGAAGTTTTTTCGACTCGGATTGAATTTCCCGATGAACCTCGGACTTCGCTCTCGAATAAGCTTCATCATAGGCATTCCTGTGCGCACAATCAATAGCTCGCTTCAACGTCTCTTCGTAGGTCGCCTCGAACTCCCGATGCATCAGAGATTGAGATAAAAAAGCACTCCAAACTGCTGTCAGCTGATTTCCAAAATCGAAACCAGTTAGATAGAGTAGAAATTTTTGCAGAACCAACAAGTCGACATCCTGCTTGATGAGGATGTCACGAGCAAAGGCTTCAAGTTTCTCTCTTAACTCAACCAAATCGGGAGTGGCCTGAGGAATTTTGGCGGCAATACAAAGCATCAGCTCTGAAATTTCTCGAATTACATCCTTGCCCGAATGTTTTCCGGGAGGCGTAACCAACAGAGCTTCAACCGAATATTTCTCAGCCAAAGCAACCAACCGATCCTTTTGTTTCTGCCAAAAGTCTAGAGCTGGTTTATTTCTGCCCTCCAGGATAGAAAGAATATCTGCAAGTTTGGACGTTGCCTCGTCTTCCTCAGCGGGAGACAAAATATCCTTCATCTCTTCCTTTAACTGTTTGAGATCTAGGGACTTAGGTTTTTCTTCCGTTGCCGAAACCGCTGGAATCGAAACTATCTGATAAGCCTCCGTTTGAACCCCATTCTCAAGAACAGGCTTCCATTCCCAGTAGCTGTCACCAACCGTAAGAGTTTCGCCAAAAAGGGGATTGCTAAAAGGCCCAGTGTTGTCGGAATAGATATTTATGCTTCCCACTTTTAATCCAGAAGCTTTGAACTCGCCTTTATCTTTAGTAGAAAAGACAAAACCTGTTCCCAGGTTAGTCTTGTAGGATCCAGGCATCTAATTCAGAATCTTTTCCTCTTTCTCGTCGGCTTCGTCCTTGCGAACCTGACCAACCAGCATCGTCTTTAGCGCGTCAAGCAACTCGGCCAAATCATCCGTCTCCATTTCCGAGCCAAACAAACCAGCGTCAGCAAAAGCGGTCTTGAGATTGTAGCGCATAATGATAAGAACTTCTTCTTTTGAAGTAACATCAAAGTCTACAAGTTCGGTTAACATTTTCTGCGCCTGCTTTTTGCTAACGGGTTTATTTTTGGCCAATAAGTCACGGCTCCTCTCGGAAGTTAGTGAGCTGTTCTTTATACCATTCGGCTAGTTTTTCAAAAAGAATTTCTGCACAATGGGGACAAAAGATAGAAGACTTTGCGCAAACATAATCATTAAGTTCATAATCAACAACGCGCTGCCCATTAAATCGGCGCATTTCGGACCTTAGAATAATTGCGCAATCTTTACATACGTCAGATCCGCACAAAGAACATTCTAGTATCTCATTTCTGTCTGAAATTTTTGGACAGTAATCACACTGAATTCCTTCTACCTTCACAAGAACCTCTAATCACTTAACTCAAACAGTAGCATAATTAACAACGCACAAATCGCAAGCCAGAACGGCCCACAGAAGGCCAAGCTAAGAAGTACTTCCTCGAAAATCCCCAGAGACAAGAAGCCTGGTCAACTCCTCAGTGTAATCCACTGGAAAGATGACTGGATATTGAGTATGGAGGATTACTCCTATATTATAAGCTATTTCTCGCATTTGTGGATGAGCTTTCGCCGAAGCCCTCATTTCGAGGAAATAAAGCCATTCTCTGAAGTTAGCCGTCCCAACTAGTTCGGTTTTTAAACAGGTTGGCAATACTGAGCGAGCAATTTCAGGCTTGGCTCCTTTTTCAATCAGGTGTATGTACTCATTTTCGCAGGCTAAAACAGCACAAGCCCAACAGACGTGCTGTGAATCAGTTAGGCCAGGAGGCTCAATGACAGAAATCTCATTATTAAACTTTTCTTTGGAATAGTTACAGTACCGAGTGCTTTCCTGACTATAACTAAAGATTCGGTGGCGAACGAATTCGTGGCTAACGCCTCGATCACAAATTACCCGAAAACTCGCGTGGGCATGTTCAACAACCGACTTATGTCCTCGCTCGAGGATCATTTTAACAAACTTCTCTGCACTTTTAGGAGTGATACGGTCTTCAGACTTGTAACAGGTCCTTCCAATCTTCTCAATCAATTGCATTGCGTCTGGAGTGATGAATTCAAGAGAGACGGACGGTTTAATTATTTTCATTCAAATGACTACAAATACTTGTAGGGTCTAATCCTCGGTTAAACATCTCAATAAAAATATCAAAGAGTTCGTGCTTTAATAAAACTACCTCAGCATCACATTCAGGGCTAAATTCTGTGTCAGCTAGTTCCTGTTTGCGTCTTGCGAGGGCGGCCCACTTTTTTCTTAGGTGTTTGAGGAGTTCCTGCTGTTTCATCACTGTAGCTCAATCCTTCGGGCAATTCTACAAAATTGAGGCCCTTGACCAAACTTTCCTGGGTTCGATGAAGCAACTCAAATAGATCAAAGTCCGTGCCTGTGAGTTTTTTCACTGGCGCAACTCCTTTTTCACTTTATCCCACCACGACCACGACTGACGGATAAAGTCTTGAACGGCCCAGGCTTCTCCTGAGCGCAACCACTTGATAGTTCCATCGTTGCAGTAGCCCGCTCCATTCCAAAAGTAATCTCCCATAATGCTCAGGACCATCTGGTCTCTCAGATGTTTAGCTACAATGGAAGCAGCAGAAACTTCAACAATTTGCTCATCTGCGTGGTTAACCGAAGTGATCAGAAGATGATTATCTGAATCTTTCTCCATCTCTTCGAACATATCGTGTCCATCCAGAACAACCGTTAGATTCCCATCATCTCCTAGAATAAATGGAGATCCGAGAACCCAGGAAATGATTTCCCAGGCCAATTCAATTTCCAGACTATCTAGACTTTTTACAGTGGAATTGATCTGGAGGGCCGTAACGCGATTTACAAAGACGTGGGTGGCAACTTTTTTGATCTCTTCGTACAACTGCTGACGTCGCTGCTGGATAGTATGTTTATTGCCGCCGAAAAGCTTGGAATCTCTAACGCCAATCTTTCTTAGATAATTCCTTTGATCGTCGTCTGAAAGTACAACTCCGCACATCACCAGCGGACCAACCAAACAACCTCGTCCCGCTTCATCAATACCGAGAATCGTCTGTGTATACAATTAGTCTCTCTTGCTCCTTACGATAAATGTAGCATTCTCTCTTAGTTCTTTGACATTACTTGCGCCCAAATAACTGAATCCCGATAGAACGTTCGCGACTAGTCTTTCCAGAACTTCTTTTGTTGGCCCCTGCAAGGGAACGCAAGTGCAAATTCCTTCAACCGAAGTTACTTGCCCTTTCCATTCTGTCATCGCTTCAAAACTACTCATCCCCCGATAAAGAGCTTTCCCTTCTTGGAGATACTTCTTTCCACAAGATTCATTGGTGCCGGCAAATAACTTCCCGATCATTACAGCATCAGCTCCAGCAGCAAGACACTTTGTGATGCACCCGCCAGACTTAATTCCCCCATCAGCGATTAAAGTCACTCGGCGTTTCAAACCTTCATTAAATGCCCGAGTTATTCCCTCTCGGACGTTGAGAATAGCAGTGAGCTGAGGAACACCAGCACCCGTGTTAGCTTGAGTTCTACAGGAAAATCCAGGACCTACTCCACATTTTAGACAATCAACTCCCAAATCAATTAGCTCTCGCGCGGCCCAGGTTGTCCCAATATTGCCCGCAATGACAGGGACCTCGTTGTATTCTCTAGCCAACCACTTGATCATTTCAACCATGGGGGCTGAATGACCATGAGCAATATCGACTAGAATCCCAGCGTAATTATCTAGCTCTTTCGCGAAATGATCCATCCGTTTCTTGGCTTCATCCCCTGTGCCAATACAAACAATAACAGGTCCCTTCTGCTGCTGGAGTTTATTAGCCTGGATAACCAGATCGTCAAACCGATGAATAATCCCTAGCCCTCCACCTTCGTACATAACATTGGCTAGAGCTACTCCCGTCACTGTATCCATATTGGCCGAGATAATAGGAACACGAAGCTTCACACCCGGTAGAAGTTCTGTGGACAGATCTATTTCCCCCGAGAAACGACTAAGAAACGGGGAGTAGCAGGGCTCCAGCAGAACATCATCCAATTCAAGACCAGTTAGAAAGTTAGGCATGATAGGATTTAGCGAGGCTTAAAGAGGTTAATAATAACGGATACTTGGTGGACACGGGGAGAATCGAACTCCCGTCCGAAACTAGGCAAAAACAAAACGATCAACAGGCTTGCAGACAGACACTCAGTTTGCGAAGTTCATGTGCTCGGTTGATTATCTACTTCCAAGTTCACCAACCAAGTCTCGCCTTTCTGTTGCCAGGCAATGACGAGAAGTGCCCCGGCTATTAAGCCAGTACCGCTTGGGTCTCTGCTCTAGCAGCCGAAGCTACCAGATGAGAGAGAACGGGGACGAATCCCTGGACTCTGACAGCGACTGCGGTTTCGTTTGATTCGGCATTTAGTTTTTCCAAGTTGTTTTCTAGAGGAAGCTTGGATCCCCTGCCTGCGTTTCATTCCCACTCCAGTCCCGTCGAAACCGATCGTGCCCAAATAAATAAAATACTTGAATTACTCCTTGTTGTCTAGAGATCTCCCTCGTAGTCGACGCCTTCTTTAAGCCAGATTGCTGCAAGAAAACGTCCAGTATCTGTCAAAACAAATTCTCCGTCATCATTTCTGGCGGCCCAACCTCTAGCTACACATTCATTAGCTGTCTTGTGGCTAATAGTATCTCCTGCGAAAAGGGCCTTGCTCTTTACTTCATTAGAAATATAAATGTTCAGCAATTCTTCACGAACCCATCTCTCGATGATCACGACTCTCCCTTATAACACTTCACTTCATTTCCATAACCAAACAATTTGTTAATCTTATTCTTACATGCTACACGGAGATTGTTGTTTTCCCTCGCGGCTACTGCCGCTTCAGCGGATTGCTCCGTCCGAACTCGATCTTCGAGATCCCATTGGCGACGGTTTATTTCGCGAAGCTCTCTAAACAAAGACATCCTTTCATTATTGGAATCAAAGTAAAAATCAAGGAGACATTTTACCGCCGGGTCAACACTACATAAACCTTTTTCCTCTTTTATCAATAAGACTGTCGCTCGATCAAAAACTTCTCCAGGGGGAAAAAGCAAAGACAAACCATAATATAAATCTTCCCCATCGCGGCTAACAGCAAGAAGATGATTCGTATGTTGGAATAAAGGGTCTAACGGTTCTCTCAAACTAACCTCTTAACTTGACCCCTCCCTGATAAGGCCCCAGAGTTTTGAGCCCCAGAGGCTTACCGGAGAGAAGTGAAGTTTTTAGAGCCCCATATCGAGGACCCAGGCCCGGTAGGCGCCACGGGTGTCGTTGGCCAGAACTGCTGCTACCGTTCCAGCCCCGTACAGGTCCCTCATCCGATTGAGGGCGCGCTTCCCAGCCTTGGTCCAGGGATCTGTCCGATAGAGTGCCTTCAGGATATTATAGACTGCCTCACCACGCTGCTTACGAAACTCACGACGGGCACGACGTTGACTCTGGGTCATTCTTTTCTCCTTCTTCTTTCTTATTACTCTGCCTTCTCGTAGGCATCGAGTACGGCCTTCTCAAAACGACGCTTCTCTTCGAGGTCCTTGATCTTTACATCATCAAACCACTTGCCCTTCGAGATGTGGGCAGGCATTGCCACAAAGGGCGTTCCGTCCTTTGACTTACGAATGGCAAACCGAATTGTCAGAACATTCATAAACTCGGCCTTGCCATGACCAAGAAGTGTACTTCCAGGAGTCGACTCTACGCGCTTTACTTCTAGACCTGTAAACAACTGTGACGGCATATTTTCCTTTCGTTAAGTTACTTGCTTAGTGTCATTGGAACGGTTAACTTTAAACCAGACAGAGTTCTCATTGCAAGCTCAAAAGTAGAATTTCTTTTCTGAGTGGTATCAACCTCCTTGACAGTCACGTCCAATGAAGGGCAATGCTTCTTCACCCACTCAACCATTTCTACGGGCGTAATATCTTTGATGTTTTTTCTAGTGTCTTTGCCATCTACAAAAATGTGGAGATAGAGTTCGCCTTCCTTCATCAGAGAGGGCTTCTCTTCCGGCAGAACAGGAACAACCTCAATTTCCTTTGCGGGCAGTTTTTTCTTTGGCGAAACTACTCCGTCCAGTGACGGGGGCTCGAACTTCTTGGTCATAGAATCAATTTCCAAAGAGCTTTTGCTGGAGACCATCAACCTCTTGCCAGTATTCTGGCTTTTCATGGCTTTCGATTTCCGTCCCCAGCCTGCGGGCCAAAGCCTCCGTAATCCCCTTACAAGCCGTACCCACCATGCCTTCAACATCGATGGTTACCGTACCATCCTTGGCAATTGTGATTTTGACTAGCTGTTCCATGGTTAACCCCACCTGCTAAGAACGATTTGAAGATTCCCTTGTTGGTCAAAAGCTTGCTCCTTGACCGAAAAGCCCATTCGAACTGCTTCATCTTCTACTTCGATGGCGGCATAGTGTTGAGTGACTTTTTGCATCCACTCTCCATGGAGTCGATTGTGATCCATATTGTCGTAATGCATTGTTAGAGAACCGTCCTCGCGCTCCTCGAATCCAACGTCGGCCGAGGTGCGGATAGCATTCTTCTTCACGGCTAGACTCACCGGATGGGGATGGTTGTGGCCGTAATAATCCTTGATCGTAAATGGCGTATCTGAAAGCGTAATTGCCGACTCGGCTACACCCATCCGTACCAGGGCCTTGGCCAGGGTGTCTTTGTTCTTGAGTTTCAATTGTGCTTTTGTGAAGTGGCTCATGACTTTCTCCTAGTCCAAAATGTTGAGGGCCAACACCTGACCAATTCGCTCTTCGGTTTTGTTGAAAAGATCGAGATATCGTCCCAAACTTTGTTCAATATCCAAAGACTGCTTCATCCTGTCGTGTCCTTCTTGAAAGGCAGGAAGCTTATTCAATGATTCCAAAATTGCTGTTGCCACTTGTAGCTTCGAAGCTTCCAGCTCATCCTGCCATTCCTCTTCGAGAATTGCAAGAACTCCGTTAGGGATGTAGACATTATTTTCTACAATCCGCTGCATCTCCTCAAACGGCTTTTGGATAATCTTGTGGTCGGCGCTAATCATCTGGGCAATACCTGCTTGAGCAGCTCGGCGAGCAAGATCAACCCCTTCTCTCAGACGTTGAGGATCAAGTTCCGCGAGATGACGGATTGCTGTACATCCCTCATTCTTGGTGTCCGAAAGGTAATAGAAGTTCTTGAATCCGTAGTTGTTCATGTTGTAGCGGTATTGGATCGTGGGCTGGAGCCGTACCGCCGCAATCCCCACCTCCGAGTTTACGAACAAAAGGCCCGCAACAATCTCGATGTTGCTACGGAAGTTGTGATTCGCCGCCAGTTCGGGCCAAATCACCCGCATAGCCGTGATTTCATCTGCCTTGCAAAAGCTCGAATAAACAACGTTGTCCTGGGCCAGTGTTTCCAGGACGACTGGTACAGCCGTGACGTCGTCAATTGGCACATAGCGGTTAGACATAACTGCCCGAACCCGATCTTCGCCCACCTGCCGCAGCATCAGCTGGGAGTCGGCGTACTGATCACGCCAATAGTTGAAATTCTGTTCCTGAAGACTCGTGGGACAACGATGAAAATAGGGGCTAGGAATCTCCAGCTTCTGAAGTAGCTGGCGCTCGGCGTGATTGGAGAGCTTGATAGAACGAACAAGAGGACTGCCCTTAATATTCTCTAGTGTCCGAACGGGGCGAATCCAGTAATCCCCATCAAAACAGATCAAGCCCATCTCTAGAATTTCGTCTTCACAGGTTGCAGCGAAATTTTCAACGATCTTCAGAATATCTTTCGGCGTCAACATCTGTCATTCTCCTGTTATCTTCTATTTCTTCAGCTCTTCCAACTTTCTATTGAATGCTTCCAATTGATTCTGAATCTCTTGGAGCTTGAGATCTAGCTTATCAACCTTCAGTTGTGCAGCCAGTCTTGCCTGAAATCGTTTCGTCTCAATATATCCCTTGACGTAGGCTACCGCTAAACCGAGAACATCCAATCCAACAGACCCCGCCTGTTTTAGTAAATCAGTTGTTGAAATATTACTTGGCAGGAGCAGTCCCATCGAGTACCTCCACAATATTTTCCAGACTGGTTCCCTGCAGGAACGGCTTGATGATGGTAAGCAACTGCTTGAAGACTTCCTGGGCCTTTTGTAGAAATTCGAGGGACAGAGGCTCGTTGGCGACCGCCAATGCTGCCGAAGCCTTCTTGAGCAGGTCTCGCAACTCGTTGAACTTTCCTACAACCATATTGTAGTTCTTTGCACAAATATCCAGAGCTTTGCAAGCCTTGTCTCGAGCCTCCGAGACAGGCACTGAACCGTCGCTATCCCCCACCTGGCAAGCTACCAACAGAGCCGTGCATTGTTCACCCAGATTCTCAATCACTACGATGGCAATCCCCGCTGCTGTCGAAATATTATTCAGAGTCGTCGTTGACTGCTGAAGCCAGGTTCCCTGACAGGAAGCGCCCATAGTCGCAAAGGAAAGGAAGAATAGGCTAAGAATAGTAATAAGGGCTTTCTTCAAGATTTACTCCTTAATTTCCGGTGCAGGCTCTTCGGTAGGGGGTCGAGAAATAAACGGGAGCTTCAGTTTTGGGGCAACGCCCTTCGAGCTGATGAATGAAAACATTTCGGCTAGCCACAGCAGAGTCCGTTTTACACCCTCTTGCTTTGTAAAGTGTTCAGATGCCGAGTTCAAGATCGTCGCCACCATGAACAAAAGGCCACTAATCCATGCCCAGTTGTCTCTAACCCAAGCGGCGAATGCACTCAATCCTGCCAAAAATTCAGTCAAGATAAGCCTCCTTAACTAGAGGCTAACACTCCAACGTAAATTAGACAACAATTATTCATGAGGCCTTCTGAATATTCTCTTTAAGAATATATTTGTAAAGCCGGTTAGCAAACAACATCACCATCGTTCCCATGATCTCCTGGATCGTATCAACGTGTTCGCGGCTTCCATCCGCTCCTGTGAAATGGCTAATCTCATGGACGAGTGTATTGAGAAAGTCTTTCCCATCCTTCAAGGTTCGGCGAGCAATGAAAATAGCCTCTTTCTTCTTGTCAAAAATTCCCTTGACGCCCTCGCTCTTGAAGTCAACTATCTTGATCTTGCGGTTATCAAGATAGTCTTTCATGTCGCCAACAGACTGAGCTGGAAGATTGCCCGATACCTCGATGGCTACGCTTGTTAAATTAAGGGCCGATTCAAAAATCTCTTGCTCGATTTCACTTAATTCTGAAAGAGGGTACTCTCTTTCTGGCTGTTTGGAGAACTCTTCCGCCAGTTCCTCGGTGGTCCCGAACTCGGCCCGCAACACATTGCTCAGCTGGGCGCTCACGGACACCGGCTGATAACCCAAGCTCTGCAGGCGCTTGCGTTCGACCTCGTCTCGGGCAGGTCTTGCCAACTGCCCATAAACCTTCAGAAACCATTCGCAAGTAAACGCACTGAACTCGGAGGTTACCTCGTAGCTTGTCAGATATCGAAGATCTTCGGTTACATCATTCAAAGCGGCAATCGTTTTTCTGCTGATAATCTCCTGGTCAGCCTCAGACAGCTCGTTGTAATAACGGAAAGCCAAAGCCACAACGTGGCGGGCTCGATAGTTGGCAGAATACGTATCTACAATTTGCCTATCCACATCCAGGGCTACATCCTTGAAATTGTACCCGAAACCCAGGTGGTCATTGATGCAGACAAAAACATCCTTTACATAGATTCGACCTTCAAATCCCTCCTCGTACAAAAGGTTCCCATCATAAGATCTCACCTGCTTCAAATTTTCATAAAGAAATAGAAAATTCTTTCTTAATTGACCCCATTCTTCGCTCGAAAGATCAACTTCGACCCGAACCTTGTCGATCCACGTCTTCGCCTTGGAGATCCGAAATGCTAATACTTTTTCTTTGTAGCGCCTGGATTCAACGATGACAGGCGTCCAGATCTCGTCCTTGGTGAAAATCTTTAGCTTTCGTCCCTTGCGGACCAGGGCCAGCGAACCAATCTTGAGCCCATCTCCCCATTGACCAATCGTCGCGTCGTCATTCTTCTTGGTCGTCATGCCGAGAAGGAGTGATTTGCGGTCTAACGTTACATAGTCATTGGTCAGAACCAGCTTCTTGCCGCTGTGTTCAATGTGCATAGTCGCCGCAAACTGGGTGTCGGCATCCTTGCAGTTCTGGACCAGCTCCCGAATCCCCTCGGGGACACCCCAATTTGGACGGTAGTCTTCCTTGATGCTCAGCTCAACCAGCATCTAGTTGCCTCGATAGCTTAAAGAAAAAGACTAAGGAATAAAAACACAAGCCAAGCGGCGCCTAAAACAACATCTAGGTGTTGGAGATCACCCAGAGTTTCAATAATTTTACTCATTAGTTGCGGCGTTGTCTTGCGTTCTCCATCTGTTGAAGGATGACAACTTCCTGGGGTGTCAGACGAACCTGATCTTCTTCCTTGCCAATGCGGTCGTACATGACCAATTGGCCATCTTCGTACCGGAGAAACTCCCGCCTTTTCTCTTCCTTCACCACCAACGACACCGGCTTAATCCGAGATTGCTTGCGCGCCTGCTTCAACTGCTCCATACGAGCCGTAGCCTTCATTGAAAAACTCTCCTTACTTGGTTAGAGCCTTGCGAGCTTGAATTTGAACTTGTCGACCGTGATAGGATTGATACTTGTCGTGATCAGGATGAAGGTTCCATTTGGACGGATGAAGTTGCTCATGTCCGAGGCAACGCACATAGATCGTCTTCGTCTCTCGCTTGCCAGTCTGAGAATTCTCCTCCTCATAGGTTAGGTAGGCCGGATAACCACAGATGTTACAGCTTTTAGACTTCTTGTCTTGTCGAATACTAAGAATTTTCGCCATCGTCGTCTTCTTCTTGGTCTTCCTCCTCCGTACCCTCCAGCCCGTTGTTTTCTAAATGTTCAATCAATGCTTCCAATGAATGAAACTCTTCCGTGCAACACGACAGAAGTGAACCAGGAACGCGATCTAGCGGAATTCCTGTAATCAAGTAGACAGGAATCCCTCGGAGCACCGCATGGATGGCTTCCATGGGCGTCCCTGCCGTCATTTCGCCCGTCCACTTCACGATCACGAAATCCGACTTTCCTACCTCCTCGAGATCGGTAATAAGGAATCGTCGAACAATCTCCTTGTACCGCTCTCGGTTTGTCAGTTTCAGCTCGGCCAGCGGCACTTCTAGTGACGACAACACATCCTGTTCAAGATCGTTGGGGACAATGCATTTCACACCAACCTTCTTTAATCTCTTTTCATACCACCGCCGCCAACGAATCCCCTGGGAAACCGAGTACTCCATGGGCCCTGAAAGATATGCTGTCGTCACTAGAACTCCTAGTTTTCTTAGAACGGCAAGTCTTCGTTGGGCTCCTGGGACTCATTCGTATCAGAAGCTTCGCCACCAGCTGCAGGGGCCTTAGACATAAACTGTACTCGATCCGCTTGAATCTTAGCAACAGTTTGTCTAGAACCGCCACTCTTCGGAGTGAAAGACTCATACTCAAGGCGGCCCTCAACAATCACCGTGGCGCCCTTCTTGAGGTAGGTGCTGCAGGCCTCAGCTTGTTTCCCCCACACCGTGATCTTGTGCCAGTTGGTCTTCTTCTTCTCACCAAAGCCGTCATTGGTTGCAATGCTGAGATTGCAGAGCTTTGTGCCGCTGTTCAAGGTCTTGAAGTCTGGATCTTGGCCTAGAGTCCCCATGATGATGACGCGATTGAAACTGGACATGTTTTTCTCCTTATGTTCGCTTACCTGTTTTTAACCAATTTATTCCTGAATTTTAATTTTTTCTGTTTGCTGGATTACTGCCGCTGCAGTTTTCTTCTCCTCCTTTAATTTCGCGAATCTTTCCCAAGAGATTCTGCTCCAATTCAATTTCCGCTCGTTCTGCAAGCGAATAAAATTCCTCCTCGGTCGTTGCTTGAATCAGCTCAAGAGCCTGGCGGACTTCGCAACAGCCCGTATCTTCTCCAGCCCACATTCCCTGTTTGCGCCGTTTCTCCTTCCGAGAGACGTATGTTTCTGGATCTTTAATAAACTTGCAATCACAGTATTTGCGAGGATGATACTCACAAATAGACTGACGCAATGCCTCCAGATTTGCCACGAGTCTCTTTTTGCTGATTCCAAACATTTCAGTTCTCCTTAGGTAAAGAAAACTCTACTAATTCCTGCTGCCTCAATAACTTTCATACAGCACTTACAGGGTTTTGCATTTGCAGGTTTTCCGTCGGCTGTTTGTCTTGCAACGTAAATTGTTGCTCCCTGCAGATTCTCCTTTGACACACCAAGAATTGCGTCCAATTCGGCATGGGTCGAATTTCCAATCTTATTGGTGTGTGGATTAATCTGTTTGGGATGCGTCTTGTTTTTATTAACTCCTATCGAAAGAACTCTATTTCCTTTAACAATGACAGCTGCGATATGGAAGGGATAATACTGAGACGCATTAGTGGCTTTCAACGCTAGGTTGAGGAACTTCTTGTCTCGGCTGTTCGGTTCTTTTTGTGCTAGCACGTCTCTTTTGCCTGCTCTTGGGAAGTACAACAGATCCTTCAGTCTTGGTCGTATATTCAAACCAAGTGTCCCACAACAGTTTCTTTTCCGAGAGGGAGAAACTGACGGTTGTGTAGATTATCTTGGGCCGCTTCCAATTCCTGATTTCTTCCTGAGTCTCCTTGATCTCCTGCTTGAGCAACTTTCGCGTCTCTTCATCTCGCTCAACGAAGAGTTCTTGCCGTGCGGCCAATAACTGATTCTGCAATTTCTCCAACTCGCGGACGGCCTTGTGCGGCTTGATCAGTTGTTTCTTGGTCCGCTTTTGTTCTTGGCACAGCATAGCCAGTTGCGACCGAGACACTTCTCCCTTGTTGATACGGTCGAGCAATTGCTTTACTGCGGGGCGAGCCTTTCCCTTCCAACGTCGATAGGGAAAGAAGTCGGCCGAGTAGGTCAGGTTCTCGAAGATCTGCCCAACACGGAACGCTTGTTCCTGCCGCGAAAGATCCTGGAACTCCTGGGTCTTCTGAACCGCGTAGGCTCGTTGGATAGCAGCCGTCGCATCAAAGAGCAGATCCCAGCGATCATGTGGAGTAAAATAGTCGTGCTCGTCCAAAGAAACGAACTGAACTTCTTCCTCACCAACTTCGTCGGCAACAACTTCTTCCTCCAGGAGAGCTTCTTCTTTCACTTCTTCTTCGGGCTCTGGCTCTTCCGTAAAGACCCCATCTGAAAATTCAGGATTTCGTTTCCGGATAATTTTGACAGGACGTCCCGTATCGGACGAAAAGTCGACCCGAAAATCCGAGTCTTCGGCCAGCTGGCGGTTCAACTGGGAAAGCTTGTCGACCTGGGCGAGCGTCCCCTCCGTCTCGGAAAGCAAATCTCGGTGACTGAACTCGTCGGCCGAGAAGTTCTTGTTGCACCGCGCCAACTCCCGAAACTCTTGTGGAGTAACTCGACGGATCGGCAGGTCTGGAGTCATTTCGGCGATCAGCTCTCGCCGCTCTCGCATTGTGAGGGAATCCAGGAAATCCAACAGCTTTTCGGAGGGGTCATACGATAACATCTTGATTCTCCTTGTTAAATTTCGCTAATAACTCTCAAAAAAGTATTGCATCATAGGCACTTTTTTGTCTTTATCCTGATAGGCGATAAAACCCGCAAGACGGATATCGTTTGGTTCGGTGTATGCACACTCGAAAGCTGTCTGGTAAAGGGTCGGAATACACCAATTACGCACAAACTGACTCTCTTCAAAACCAGATGTGTATTCAGTGAAAAGGTTTTCAATGTTACCTACCAACTGAAAGTCTTTTAGCAGCTCTGGAATCCCACCTAAATCGTACTCTCGTCCCTTGGCATGAGTGACAAACATCACAAAGTTTTTGTTGACCTTACAGGTTTCAAAAAGTTTAAACACATTATCAAAAATATCTCGTCCAAATGCGCCGCAGAAATCCAAATCCAAGACATCAAAGGGACCAACTCGTTCATTGAATTCTTGGATCTTTTGCAAACTCTCTTGAGACCCCAACCAACTTTGAATATAAGTCATCTTGCGCGCGTAGATCGGAAGATTTTGTTTGAATCGTTTTGCAACTTCTGGATCTCGCTCCAGCGCACAAATATGGCCCAAGCTCGTCAGACGATAATGAAGCAACTGCTGCTCCATCCGTCCCGTGTCTCCAGGGAAACAAAGCACGTTAAGTGGCTTACGTTTGTATTGTAATTTACGAACGTAGCCGAGTTTGATCTCTCGGACCCGTTGCTTCTCCGGGCCATCCCAAGCGTCGAGTTGTTCCACGATTTTTAGGAACCCTTAGAACCTAGAGACTTCCAAGTGTCGGTAAGGTCGTCGCGGTTCTTTTCTAGTCGTCGTACGGAATCGTTGTCGCCAGCCGACTTCGCCTTGTCTCGTGCGCTTTCAACGAACTTCGCTGCCCGCGCTACATCGTCCATAATGTTTTCAAGCAGCTTCCTTTTGTCCGCCATGTCGTCGTTCCTTCTCCTCTTCTTCGAGCTGTTCTTCTAATTCCAGAATCCGCTTCTGGAGTTCCTTAATCTCTTTGATATGATGCTTCTTCTTAGAACCACTCAGGTGATGAACTCTTTTTTCTAGACATTCTATTTCGTCAAGAATATCAATATGTTCGTTAAGAACCACGGAGTCTCTCCCTCTCTAACACCAACAAATACTCCCAACGAAAATGAAAGTCAACTAGATCAAAAGATGCTTATCAACTGCTTGGGTCGCTTGGCAAATTCCCCTCGCCACCGAGTAATGGAAAAAGGGCCAATCCAAAGCGTATCTGAAATGTCAAAATGGCTTGCATACATCGGCCACAATTTCCACGCTCGGGGAGATGCCCAAATCTTCAGAGTTACAGGAAAACTTTCAGGCTCGCCCAGAGTTTCGTTGATTAAGCTTTCCAGCCAGCGACGCAGCGCCAAAGTAACCTCCCGTGGCTTCAACCTCCCCTTGAAGCGTGCCACCTAGCCGTTCGGCAATCTCATTCATATCAAGTTTCGGCACCATTAATGACGAAAAGGCTTCCGGCAACAACGCCTGCATTACCTTCTTGGCAAACTCCATTGTTCGAAGTGCCAATGTTTCGTCTTTAGCAGACTCGACAAACCTCTGCATCTTGGCCAGCTGTTTGACCGAAACCTTAACAGGATCCATCTTCTCTAGCTGGATCAAATACTTCCAAGCCGCTTCCAACACTTTTTTCTTTTCCCACGCTTCGGGGTTGGATAGCATCTCCTCCAGCTCGGGAATCTTCTCCTGAATCCTGTAGTAATGCTGGAGTCGCAAACGGTTGAATGAGAGAGCAATTTTCTTGAGGACGTTCATTTTATTCGCCTTCCTCGGAGACGCGGAACCAAATGCTGTCTGTCGAATATCCTCTCTCTAGAAGGTAGTCGATCTGATATTCAACCCCGCAGTTGTTTATACTGGCGGCTTCCTGGCATTTCTGATCAATAACCATCTCGTCGAGAGTAAAAGTGCTATCTTCGGCTCCAAGAATCATACGGATAAGTTCTTCTTTGGTCATTGCGTTTATCTCCTAATTAAGTAAATATTCCTCTCCTGCTACTACTTTTCCCTGGTAAATACAAGACAAAACTTTTTGACCCCTGCCATCGAACCAATATCGCTCTTCTGCGTATTTCACTTCAGTCGCGCCAAATGAACTGCACAATAACTCTTCAGGCGGGCTTCTTTCATCTCCTACTGGAGGGCTGAACGTAGCACTCAAATAACCGACCGCTGGAGTATCTCGTTTTACGGCGGCCACATACCATGTCCCCTCCACCTGCTCCTGTGAAATAATGACTACTTCATCCTCTCGGATTAACTCTTTTCTATTTCTCGCCAACACCTGAAGCCATTTCTTATCACTCATCCTCCACCTCCTCCACACCCAACTGCTTCTTGTAGGCTCCAGCAATGTGATACAAAGTGTACATACACTTCTTAAGCTTTACATTCGTATCATTCAGATCAGTCTGACACTGAGCATACATCTGCATATTCTCAGCACTCGACTCCTGACAAGACCGATAGTCTTGTTGCAAGAGTCTCAACGTCTCTACTGTTTTATCAGGAAGATTTGAGACAACTCGGCAGGACCAAACCCCAACCCACACAAACCCCAAGAGAACTAGAAGCCACACTCCCGCCCACGCCCATTGAAAGAACTTATCAAATTTAGTCACTATATCTCATGTTACTTCACCTTCCCCTTCATCCCGCCGATTCATTCTTCGAACCAGTTCTTCAAACTGCTCATCCACTTCTTCAAGCATCTTCCGTGTCAGTTGAATTCTCTCTGCTCGCTTCTCCTTCTTCGTGCCACTCTTCTTTGACATCTTCCCACCTCCCCACGTTAATGTTAACCACCATCCAACCCGCCGCCCACTACAAAATACTGACTATCAGTACTTGTATTCTACCTTTGGCCCTTTCGGTTCCTTCTTCTGAAAACTCAATTCCACCTGTTTTCTCGTCTTCTCGTCCAGTTTCAACAGCACCTTATCGAAGTTGCGTTGCCTTCCAATTTCAACCTTTGATACTGAAAAAAGTTCCGTCCAGGTGCTGAGATCGAGGATTTTAAACAGCTCCTCCACAATGTCCTGACGAACTTCATAACGAGCAGACCAATGAAATCTCACCTGTCGGCCCAGCTGATCCTCGAGCGCCACAACAGTCTCATTGTCTTTTCGTTCGCTGCGCGCGATCTCTTCCAGCCGTTTCTCTAAGATCTCCTTCTTCAGTTGATTCCTGCGAATGATTCGATCCAGCTCAATCGCCTGGTCGATTAGCCCTTGGACTTCTTCGTGGTTGTCGACGATTTTGGTTGACATTGTTTCACTTCCTTTCCATCTAATTCGATCATCTGATGAGGCATCAGATGAATGCGTCTCTCTAGTTCGGGGTAATCAATGTCGTGCAAGTGGAGGAAGCCCCCTTTTTGCCCGTTCTTAGTCACCTCCCCATCGGAGACCATCGTCGCAATTGCCGCTATCGTGTAGCCTGTCGATTGAGCCATAGCTGAGATATTATTCTCAAAATCATATCGCCAATGCCAGGTCTTACAAAAAATGACGTCCTCTTTTTCGTTTGCAGCAATAATCTGCAAGATTACATGATCGGGATGATAAGGCCCCACCGGCTCGATAAGCCGATCCAAGACTTCTTCGGCTCGTGGTTGAGACAAAATCTCTTTCACACGTTTCCAGTGGCCTGGATAGCGCAGGGTGTGATAGGTTAGCCGTTCGAGTTTTCCGACAAATGCATGTGGCGTCAGAGACAAGCTTCCCGACGTCGGAGAAGCTTCGTATTCATAAGCATCATAGATAACCGGATCGAGATAAGCTTCTTCAACTTCATAAAGCGCAGGTCTGGCTCGAAGTTTTCCACAGATGATTTCGTCGACAGTTCCCGTACATTCGTTGATCAGTCCCTTTACACTGAAGGACTTAACATAACACAGATAACCCTCAAGGCGATTCATGGGAAGGCCGCCACACAGAATAGAGATGTATTTTGCTGGCATCGTCTGACAGATCCACCCAGTAATGACCGAGATCAATCCAGGAGCGAGACCACAGTCGGGAATAAAGAATGTTTGGCCATGATCTGAAAAACAAAAATTCATCGTTTGGGTAATCTCGGTTGTCCCGCCCAAATCTAAATAATGAAATCGATGAACATCGCACCAATAGGCAATATCCAAACTTATCGAAGGAGAGATGCTGTTGATTACGATGGGATAGTCTTCTAGCTCGGATTTCCTTCCTTCGTTGGCAAATTGAGCAACACAGTCTCCCAAACCCCCATGCAGAGACTGAGGCAATTCATCTGGCAATACACGAACACATCTCAACCTGGCATGTTGCTCAACTGGCGTTCGACAATCAACAACAAAAATCTTGTCTCTCGTATAATTTAACAGAAAACGGACTATCGCCATTCCCTGTTCGCCTGCGCCACCGAAAATAATGTAGGTCATTAGCTCCCTCTCTCTATCGCTGAGAAATCTCCAAGCCACCAAGTCCGTTTATGTTTGCGAACTTTGGCACCGTACTTCTGTTCATACTCCCACGTATTCCAATCACCAAGGCTCTGAGCATAAGCAGCGATAACTGCCTCGCGCGGAGGCAAGCTAAACACCTGCTCATTGTACGTCCGAAGATTAAAAACTGTTGTCATGATTTTGCCTTTATTTCTAAAAGACCATTTTGAAATTCACTAGAGACCATCAGGTCGACTTTACGAACAAGCTCTTTGAAACTAGAGATGTCTACCTCGAGAGCCCACTTTTCCTCGGCACCAAAAAGTAGTGGCTCTCCGTCTTCATCGTAATTCTCATATCCTTCTTCTAAACATCGCAGCTGCTTTTCTAGAAGTCTCAGACGCCCTCGAATACACATCTGAATCTGTGCTAACTCCCAACTATCGAGAGTGATATCGTCAATGATTTTCATCGAAAGCCTTTACGAATTCGTCGGCCACTTTATCTCTCAACTTCTCTAGCTCTTCTATCTCGTGGACCATCTTGGTCGTAAATTCAATATCATGAGGTTTCTCGTAGATTGTCCCTCTCTGAAGCATCTCCTGGATATCAAAGACACGTCGTGTGAGGCAGAGTTGAATTTGATGGAGTTCGTCTTTGGTGGAACTCATGTTGTAACCTCTGCGTTAACCAGCTGTCGACCTTCAATTTTTGCTACAAGACCCTTGTACGTTTCGGCAAGACGCTTTACATAATCCATAACTAGCGGATTCTTTCGTGCGGCCAACATAATCGAGACGAGAATTCCAGAGATGGCCGATGCAAATAAACCAGTCACAGTAGTTCCAAACAACAAATACGTCAGAAAGCATGCCGTGGCATCAGTGAACAACGAGTGCTTGTTCATCCACTCTTTGGTCCAATTGGGCAGCTTGCGATAAATCAAATAAAATCCTAGGACTGAAAGACTTCCAAGCAAAAAAGATGTGGTAATCATAGGGTTACTCCTTTAGCTCGACCCATTCTCCGTCTTCTACTATCTCTGTCTTGAGGTTTTTGGGTTCCATCAATTTATCAACCAACTCTGCTGCCTCCCCATAACCCTTGAGTCGTGCTGCCACTTCCAGTTTCAGCCAGAGCTGAAACGTTTTGGAGTCGATGCAGCGCTTGAAGGCGTTCTTGAGGTTTTGGCCTTTAGATCGCTCGTCCCGCCCCTCCCCTACTGCCCCTGATGCCAGGTGGGTTACACGAACTCCAGTGTTACAATGGTTCTGGTGTTGGCCACCCTTTCCGCCGGCACTAAAGCCATCTACTCGGAAGTCTTTTTTGGTAATTGAGAAAAGAAGCTGTTTACTCACTTTTTATCCCCTTCATCAGGATTCTTCCATCCCAATAGCCATCGCACTGTCCAGAGAACAAGGAGAGCAATCGTCATGTCTAACCACATTGATCCCGTACACATCTGACACCTCCAGGTTAGTTATTCAGAAGGTGCTTCTTCTTCTAACGTGTAGAGGTCAACAACTTGATCTCGACCAGGTCCGGTAGAGATGAAAGTAATGGGAAGGGCGAGTTCAGTCTCGAGGTAGGTGATAAAGTCGTTTGCCGCAGGTGTTGGGTAATCGTATTTGAAAGCTTGTTCCCAGCCCTGAAGTTCGATGTATTGCGGCTCGACATCATTCAAATCTACTAAATCATCATAACAAACAGGAATCCCTGTTTTCTTGTGACGATAGCTCGTGCAAACTTTGATCTTCTCAAAACCATTGAGAACATCGAGCTTCGTGATGGCCAGTTCGTTGACGCCCGCGATATCACTTGACGTTTTTAAAGCTCCCAAGTCTAGCCATCCACATCGTCGCTCACGGCCTGTGGTAGAGCCCACCTCACAGCCTTGGGATTGGAGTTTTTGGCCTATTTCGTCGGTCAATTCAGTCGGAAAAGGTCCCGTCCCAACGCGAGTAACATAAGGCTTGAAGACGCCAATCACCTTATTCACATGGCGGAAATAAATTCCCAAGTCATTGATACTAGAAGAGGTAACATACGGATAAGTCCCGTAGTCCACGTCGAGTAGCATTCCTTGAGCACCCTCAAAGATAATATTTTGCTTTGAGGTGACATATTCTGTAATCTCGTCGAATGTATTCACGACCATCGGGGCCAAATATTGCATGGCCTCGAAGAACTCGGGACCGTAGTAGAGCTTCTCCAGATTGTTGACCAGCTCGCGCATGCGTTTGCCCCGCCGACCAACCTTAGCTTCGTGACAGGGACCAATGCCTTGTTTGGTCGTTCCCAAGGTTTGGTAACACTTCTTCTCTTCAGCCTTGATATGTTCAGGCAGGATGGCGTGTGCCCGCGAAGAGATCTTGATGTTGGGGAAGATTCCCTCTTTTTTCAGCCCCTCAATCTCTTCGACCAGCTTGATCGGATTGATCACCATCCGTTCGCCCAGCACATTAACCACTCCCGGATAAAGCACCCCACTGGGCAGATGATGGAGGACAAATTTTTTCCCACCCGAGACGATGGTATGGCCGGCATTTCCCCCGCCGGAAAACCGAACCACCATCTGAGCATCTCGAGCGATATGATCGACGACTTTTCCTTTTCCCTCATCTCCCCACTGAAGGCCCACGACTAGAAGATTAGACATTAGGTTTCCCTAGAACTTTTGAACCAACCTCAATTGCTCTACCGAAGTCCCCTTCGTCAAGAACTCGGAACGAGATGCGCTTGGAGTGATCTAAACTATCAAGGTAGTCACAGCCATAAAGGACTTTCCCTCCCTTTCCCGACATCAAATCGAGTCGACGCCCAAGATCTTCAATTAGTTGCTCCGCTTCCACTCGTGACAAAACGACAATGGTCGTGTCGTAGTTGTAAGAAATAAATGTGCCTGGCTCTTCAGGAATCTTTGGGTCAAGAAGGAAGATCACTATTTAACCTCTTCATAACATTTCCTGAAAGTTTCATCCTTGTAAGCGCCATAACGGTAAGTTTCTCCCTCTCCGTAATCAATAACCCAGTCTCCAGGAAGAACGACTTCGTCAAGTTCCTCGTCTTCGTTATAAATAATTCCAACTACTTTATTACCCAATGCCGGAATGATCGCCTCAACCACTCCAGGCATTAATTTCCCAGGGAAATACTGTTCCGCCTCAATGGTATACTCACGCGATGTACAATACTTTTTCATTACTTCTCCAAATCACTTGTTAATTCGCCAGCTGGCAAGGTATTTGCATTATGAAAATCTTCATAGAAACTAAAGGCTCTATCGATAAACTTCTCGCTAATAATGACAAGTTTATTGGTCTGAACACCAGTGGTTCGGTCAGTTCCTAAAAGAGACACAAGGGAATTCTCCCTATAGAGGTATTCCTCGTGTACAACCCCAAATCGCCCAAACCAGATATTTTCTGGATCAATTATCTTTACGAGTTTCATTGGTTTTCTCCGTCAATTACTTTCAACATCCCTTCAATCAAACAAGAATTCGTTGCTTTCGCATTGATTGCATATTGGATGAATTGTTTCCCCTTTTCTCCGCAACAATAAACTAAACAGCCTACGGCAGATTGAACAAACCTCTTATTGTGTTCATATAGATGCAAATAGAGAGAGTAGACAACTTCTTTATCTTCTATTTGGATTTCAGAATCTGAGAGAAGTGAGAGGAATGTTTGAAGCGGATCTCCTCTTAATTGCGAGGAAAGAAGTAGGACGATTTTTTCTATATCGCCGTTTTCTGTTCCCCAATCCAAGCATGTTTTAACATCCGCTTCGCGGACATCTTCTTGTAAAGAAAAACCCGGTAATATAGATTCCAGAACCAGTCGGCCAACGGCCTCTTCCACATCACTCCGGAAGGTTGTCATTTTTCTCTTCAACTTTCAAATGCTTTTTTACAAACTCAAGAAGGGCTTCACCGAGAGAAGTTAATTTAATACCTGTTCCGTGGCAAACAAGACAAGGGGTTCTAACGTATTTCCCGCGCTTTCTCTGTTTGCCACTCTTCGTGGTAATTGTCTCCTGGACGAACTCCTCTGTTTTTCCCTCCCCATAACAATGATTACAGTGTTCCTCTAGAATTGTTTCGTAAGAATCATTGTGTCTATGAGACAAATCAATGCTTAGATTTTCCATTATCTCTCCCACTTCTTGGGCAATGCGCCTCCTCGAGAGAGCCATTCGTCAAGATTGAGGATATAGGTCGCCAGATCGTAGATGTTGTTTGGGTCTAGTTCATCGCCGAAATCTTCCGAATTGTTAACAAGATTTGCCAGTCTCAGAAGCTGTTTAAGAGTCTCGTTGGGATCCATTGAGCTGCCTCCATTTTTCTAGACCCATTGATTCGCCAGTAAAATCAAGGCCAGAAGAAGAGATAATTGTTTCTTGAAAAGAAGCATATTTGACTACTTCTTGGAACGTAGGAAAGATAAGCTCTCTAACTTGAACCTTAATCGGAGAAGCAGCTTCGATCCAGTATTCCCACTTATTCTCTTTGTATTTCTCCAACTCTTCTGCGTCCATCTTGCAGGGGTAACCAATTCCCCAAACTTCATTACGCTGAACACCTTTGACAATGGCTAGAACATTTCGAGGAATAAAACTCTCGACATTAATTCTAACCAAATCGCCTACTTTGAATTTCGGCGCAGGTGAATTACTTCCCATTCTTTCCTCCCGGCCCCTCTGGTTGGAGTCGAACCAACAACATCCCGGCTACAGCCGGGTGCTTTCCCAATTAAGCTACAGAGAGGGATTTGTTTCTTTTTGGCGGGCCAGTAAGGAATCGAACCCTATCCTCTCGGGTTGGAGCCGAGTTGGTCCCATGACCTCTGACCCAATCTTTTACTCCTCTTCTTCAGGAATCAATGCCTCCACATCTGGAAATGGCAATTTAACCATTTTCAGTGCTTCATCCATATCCAGACAAAACTTTGTCCATTCTGGATCGAGATCGTTGGCCAGTTTCAAGTAGATTTCCGCCATCCGACTGTCCAACACATGGCGAAGAGGTTTCTCTTTCGTAAGATTCAGATATCGAGTAACCAAGTCGCTAATGACAGCCCTACGGGCTTGGATGTCTAACTCTTCCATTAGAACATCACATCTGGCATTAGTTTTCCGGTATCCGCATCTACGTAATAGAATTCCCGACAATTGTGTCCATATCTAATAATCCAAACAGTATAGACATTCCCGTCGAGTTTTACATCTGTCTCTGGAGCAAACTTAGCATCCGGATCAAAACAACGGATATAGTTCTTTACGGCTTGGACTGCTTGATCGACGGTAGTCATGACTTTACCATCGAAACCAACCAAGTACGGCTTCTTTGCCCAATGTGATAGGCCGCCAAGTTTTCTCTACATCGTAATATTTGTGCCATTCACTCTGTGGATGAGTTGCGCCAAGACTTCGTTTGCCCTCCGAATCGTAGTCGGTGTGAGTTCCTACGTATTTTCTGAATAACTCATGACGCTCAGTATGAGTACGAGCTTGTTCCTCAGTGAGTTTAAAAAGAATAAAGTCGCGAGACATCTCGCCTTCCGGACTGATATCTTCAGAAACCAAAGTAAAATAACATTTCTCTCCCTGGTATAAACACACTCCTGAAAGCATCCCGTCCCAATAAGCGCAGTGCCACAAGAGAGTGATTTCGTCGAAATCAATCCGTGGCCATCGATCCAGATAGGTACTCGAAACTTCTTCTAATTCCACTTCAAATCTTTCAAATCTTCATCACTGAACCCAAAGAAATCGTCGTGATCATCATCGCTAATATTCTCAAAAGAGTCGGTACAGTCTACACAGAATTCAGGATAATTTCCATTGGGATCTTTATCTACCGGCGCACCACAAGAAACACAATACCCTTCCTTGTCCTCTTCGTCTTCATTCTCATCAAAATCTAGTTCCTCTAGAAGGTCTTTAGTCATTAAGGTACTCCTTTCAACAAACTCTAAATCTACCTCTAATCTCAGGCCGAGGATGTTCCTTGAGCCACTCACCCTCGGTAATAAACTTTCCAAACTCTTCTTCTAACACTTCTAGTTCCGAGAGGTCAAAGAATATTTTCTTTCCTCGCCACTCCTGATAAACACCCCAGAACCTATGCGTTACAGTATAAGCCCGTTCTTCCCAACTGGTTTCTTCACAAGCCAACCGAGCTTTATCCACTGTTCCATCCGAAAACCGCACACGGATCATTCGCTCGTCCAGATGATAGGCTTTCCTTTCATCAAAAATAGAGGGATCGCCCGTGGGAGTCCCATCTCGGAGAAGGGCTCCACCAGCCTCGGTTCCCGGCGGATAATAGCGAATCTGCTCCCAGTCGTTCCTCTGTATCAGTTTAATCCACTTCAGCTTTGCCATCTTCAAATCCTTGCTTGTAGTTTTTGCTGGCCACTATTTCTTCAAGCTTGTCCAGACAATGCTGGCAAGGCTCGATCTTCAGTGTATTGCCCGCATATTTCTTGTCCAGCTTGAACTCCAACCGCTTGTTGCACTTCGTACAGTAACACTCAAAATCAACTTCAATGTTTAGTGCTTTGGACATAATTCCTCAGATCTTACAAAAGTTCCTCTGTTTTGAATAATTTTTGGAGCAACCATCTCTTCCAAAAAGGCAATGTTTCAAAATACTTCCATCGTCGAATATTCTGCTCTCTCAATCTCTTATGAGAATTGATCAGAGCTTTAATAACTCCTTCCTCGGTTACCTCACAGGAACTCCAAAGAGGATCAATAGAACACAAATAATCAAATGCTAATCTCATTATCTATACGGTCCTTTCTCAACTGGCGGAATAGGTTGTTCGACAGGTTCTTTCCAGAGAGAAGCTTTGATGAGAAATCGAATACCCCGATAAACATTCTTAAGAACAAAACACAGAAAATAGAGTGGGGCAGCTACAATCCTGAATGGGACTCCTAGCGTGTAGATTGCGGCTCGCTTCCGCAAACGAAAGTGTTCTGTTTGAGTCGTATAATAGTATCTGTGCAACCGATCAAAAGAACGATCTTCTAGTTTCTCTGCATAGTCCCAATAAACGTCCACTAACATCCCAATTTGCCACCAAAGACCGACAAACATCGAAATACACCAGATGACGATTAGATCTGTCATGTGTGGATCGACCAGTCATCTTCAGAACTATTCAACCTCTTCCTGACCAGTTAACGGATCTCATCGCATTTAAGTTCTGCTACAAAAGTTAGATAACTACTAGGTAAAATTAAACATGACCACTTGTATTCTTCGTGTTTAATAGTTCCCCAGTTCAGCATCTCGACAATCCACATATTTACAATGGGGAACTCGTGAGCCAACCCTCGAAGACAACCAACACCTTGCTGTTTTTCATCGATCTTGACCGTAACAACATCACCTTCTTTGTAATAAGCTACACCAGTTAGCACTTTTATCCCCTAATACTTTCAGAACCATCATTTCCATTACCAGTTATCTCTTTATCCCACTCAATCATCGCTCCCAATTCCGACGCTTTCAGAGCCGCATGGGAACAGTATTCCTGCGCCGCTGCATCAACTTGTTCAACTTCAATGGCGCCCTCTTTGAAATCGTCATTGGCCAACCAGCCAGCCAAGATCTCAGCCACTTCCCGTTCGTGTTGTCCCCAGATACCCGAGGGGTAATCGGGGCTCTGCGAACTCAACACCATGTCCAATACATACTCTTCCATCTTCTGACGAGATTCTTCAGTCATGGTAAAGCCTACTCACAATAACAATTCCAATTGCAATCATTCCAACCAGAACTCCTGCGCCAATAAGTAGATAGAAACAGAAACTAGCTGGGTCTATCATCTTCCGCCTTTTCAACTTTACAGAGCGTTACAATGAGATTTCCTTTACGAAGGGGACAATCGTCGGGAACATCGACAACTCCCCATAGGCCAGGTTCAACTTCCTCGTATTTCAAATACGTCTCACAGTCTTGGCCTTGGTATCTCGGATCATTGCAGACGCCAGACTCGGTGTTTCTCAAAGGACACCAATGGCCGGTAGCTCCTGCAGTGAAATTTTCTTTAGTCATGGAAATACACTCCTAAAATTAACAATCCTGCAATAGAAGAAACAAAGAAGATAAATCCAAGAGCCCAGAGAAGGTCTGAAAGGATATCGAGTTCGGTCACTTACAAATCTACAATTACTTCCCAACCTAGTTTTTCAAGGAGTTTCTTGGCTCTTTGAAGGTTCTCCTCGAGTTCAGGGTTCAATCGAGAATACTTTCTATCCTTCATAATCTGAAGGATCCGAAAGGGAAGGGTTGCCGTTTGCGCCGAAGTTCCGTCTTGATTGAAGGGCTCAACATTGACCCAGAACTCTTCGTTATAATAAATTGTCTCTGTCTCGATAGTAATCAGCGCTTTCAAAGAAGAACTCCTTTGAATCGACCTTACTTAAATTTCAGAGATTTTAAAAGAGGAATTAGGCGACGCGGGCAAGGTAATTTTCGCCCTCAGGCGTAATCTTGTAACGGAACTTACCCCGGCTACCCGTGCGAGTGATCAGCTTCGTCCGCTCTCCGTGCGTCAGCTGTACCGTTGGATCCCAACCCAACTTCTCCTGCAGGTCACCTCGGCGGATTCCCTGGCCGTCTGCCTCCTTCAGGGCTTGGAGGACGGGCACCAGCCGAGATCCACGAGCTGCTCGTTCTCCCTTCTCTTCTTGCGTTCCCGCTGCCGCCGCAGCTGCAGGACGTCGTCTCAGCTCTCGTCCCACCAAAGACTGAAAATCCACGAGCGGCATATCGAGAATCAACTGATGGAGTCCTGTTTGTTCGGTATTGGCCGCCTCGAGCAGATGATTCAGCGTTACTCCCTCTTCGCCTGACATCCGCTCGATAATCTCGACAATCTTTGCCCTCTTCAAATCTTCGATGTACTTGTCCTTTCCGCCTCGCTGTTCGATGAACTGATCGAACGCATGGCGCAAAAGAGCCTCGGAACTGCTAGGATTTTCTTTTCTTTGGGCTGGGGTAGTCATCTTCCATCTCCTGGTTTGTTGTTGGTGCCTATCTACTTTTAGCGTCTCCACGCTATCTTTTCAAGAGGAATTTCTTTCAGGATAATGCTTCACGATATTTTAACTTCGAAAGGCTGTTTCTTTTGAGGAGTAGGGATCGTAATCTTTAACACACCGTCAACATACGTTGCGGTAATCTGGGTCTGATCGATGCCATCGGGCAATGTGTACGTCATCAGCTTGTAAAGTTTGCCCTTCTTGGGCGGATCTGTTGGCTTCTCATAGACTGTAATCTGGAGGAAGCCCCGCTCAATCGTGATCGAGATATTCTCCCGACCAACCCCTGGAAGATCACACGCAATGATCCCGCTGTCCGGAACAGAATAAGTTCTTGGATAGGCGTACTTTTCTGTAAACATGCCACAATCTCCGTACTTATTTCTCAATTCTTCAATAATCTTGTCCCAGTCAACAAGCTTTTCCCAAGGCGAAGTTTCCCGCTTTTCAAACCAATAGGGACCATGTTCAAAGAAACCAGATAGATCTAGATACCCCATAATTCTCCTCCTTTAAAAAGAGTTACTTGGGAGGAAAGATAATTCTGGAAGAGAAAGAGTCAAGAGGAAAATTAACCTTCGTCATAACTTCTTCCCATATCTTCGGCAATAAATCTATCTAGTTCTTCTTGTTCTTTATCGGTCAAATCAAAGTCCGCCAGCGAGCCCAGCCCAACCTCGTGAGCAATCAACTGAGAGACGAGTCGGTCAGCGCATTCAGCCGCATACGTTGAAATGCTATCTGTAATGGCAAATGCGTTATCCAGGATAGTTTCTAGAATTGGATTTTTGGTTCTGATCTTGCGCCAATCGCACCAAATTTCAGTTACTTCAATCTTGTTGATATCGATCTCGTCTCCACTCCCCGGATCTGAAAAATCCGGATGGTCGGGATTAAAGATCCCTGGCCGAGGCGGCTTGCCTGGAGTAAATCTACCACTTACGCTGAGCGAGTAGGTGAATTTTATCCCCTGCTCTTCGCGTTCGACTTCATAGTGGAAATCATCAAAAGGTGTGCCGTGGAAATACATTGCTCACCTCTTCAGATCTTTCAACAATCGTTCCACCCAACCCCTGCGTTCACCCAAATACCACCAACGCAAATATTCCGATTCTTCCTTGGCACGCTGGCGACGTCCGTTCTTGGGTGTAATCAGTTTTTTCGCCTGGGACTTGAACTCTTCACTTCGTCGATGTGCCCAGACCCGAGCGGTCTTGTCGGAGACACCCAAACGCTTCCCAATGTCTCTCCACGTCAGAGCTTCTTCCTTGCGGAGTTGGAGTGCTACAGAACCCTGATTTTGAGTGTAACGCTTTCGCTTTGCCATGGCCCACCTCCCTTTCGCGCCCTAAAAAATTTCAATCATTTCCAATGCTTCTTCAAAAGGAGTTCCGAGAGGAATGGATAGTATTTTCTTCACGCGCAAATCTGTATCGTCGTCACTTCTCCCATCGAACCCTTGGTTGCTCAGATAATTCACATATCTATCCCCAACCCGATACACATCCACGCTTCCATCCCGCCGAATTACATAGGCCCACTCCAGGTCTCCATGCCACTCGGTATCCAGACCAAAGCTCAGAACTCCCTTATCATCTCCAGTCATCCGCTGAGTTAGGCGAGCCATCATATAGTCTTCCTGAAACCCGCACTCCTTGATAAACCAACTCACAAAAGGAAGTAGGTCGGGAAGAATTCCTTCTGGATACCCGTCATGATGACAGTAAAGCTTTACCGTCTGACCTTCAACTGTAATCTGAGTGCGAGTAGACATGGGGAACTCCTTTCGTTTCTCAATTATTTTTCGGCATTCCCAACAAAGCGAATCGTTCACCTTGTGAGTGTTGATTCGACACTTGGGTTTATCACAAGTCATCGCTTGCGATTTAACTTCTTCATGTTCTGCCTGTGCATCTTCATGAATTTATGAGCCTGCCAGGATTCAAACTCCGAAAATCCACATTCCCTGCATCCCTTCCACCCTTTAGGAAAGGTTTGATTTGCGAGTGAAGTTCCTTTCCCCTTGCAAGTCTTACACTAATCTTTAACTCCCAATTGATCGAATCTCTCTTTGCTGCTTCCCTCTTTGATCTCGCGGAACCACAAAAGAGTTCCCGCTGGAAACGGAGCGTCGTCTGCCCCTTTGGAATACCAAAGACTGATCGCATGAAAGCGTGCTTCAGCGGTCAGAAACGTTTCGTTGAACTTCTCCTCGTGCTCAACTTCCAGAATGTCTTCGGCAAAAATACAGTACTCCTCCGCTTCTTTTCGCGCTTCCTCAGGAGTGCCCTTGACGACTAATCTAAATTTAGACATTTTATTCCTCCCGGATTTTGCTTCAGCTTAGAAGTTTTTGGAGGGAAAGTCTAGAGGAAAGTAAGGCAGGTCAAAATGGCATATCCGACTCATCCACCGGCACATCCCCTTCACTCAGGGGCAGCTCGGTCTGAGCCTCGTCCGTCTTCTTGCCAGGCTTGCCACTCAGAAACTCCACCCGCGACACCACCACTTCCGCCTGGACCCGCTTGATTCCCTGAGAATCCGTGTAGGGCCGATAATCCATTCGACCCTCCACCCAGACTTGTGAGCCCTTCTGGGTGTACTTCGCCAGATTCTCAGCGTGCCCGTCCCACGCAACCACCCGATGCCAGGTGACGCGCTCCTCGCCGCCCTTCGTCTTGTAAGACGTGGCGAGCGAGACGGTGCAGACGGCCTGCCCCTTCTGGGTGTGACGAAGCTCGGGATCCTTGCCAAGGTGACCAATGAGTTGCATCTGATTCAGCGACATGTTCGTTTCTCCTCGTTTGTTGTTAGACTCCAAAAATTTCGTGAACTACCAATAAACTAAGAATCTTTAAATTCAGCTGCTCTCTTTTCAATCAACGCAACCAACTCGCGATAGTCCTTCTCCCACGTGTCTGCAAGAAATTTATAGTTAACTGCATTCTTTCTCCAAACTTTCACCAACTTTCCGTCAATCCATTCGTTCACTTCCATTCCTACAAGAAAACCCCACAAGACACTCGTAAACAAAGGTACCCAGTGCTGGTCAGTCTTCATATCACCTGACAACACCAAATAGGTCCAAGTCCAAGTTCCGAGCGCCATTGTCCAGAAACCAACTCTCCAAAGCACCGAACCGAGATCTTTAAGGAATTTCTTCATGGTTGGTATCCAAAGTCTTCGAGAACGTCTTCCAAAGCAACGTAATGATCCCCGCGCTTTATTTCCCGGCCGCTTTCAAACCATCGTTTATAGGCATCTTTGAAAGCCACTACTATATCTCTGTGTTCTCCACAATTCGATGAATTCACAATACAAACTCGCCATCTTTTATTTACCAAATGCTCAAGAGCAAAGTAAACCTTCCATTCAGCTAGACTATCTAGATACTCATAAATTTCTGGCTTAAAATCCAAGGAAAACTCCAACTTATCTACAAACTCTACTCGGTTATCTACCATTTCGTTAAACTCAAAGCCAAACCTCGCCAGAGCTTTCTCAAACTTTGCCGCCTTTCCTTTGAGCGTGGGAAAAGCAAACTTTCCTGCTCGCTCGTATTCCTTGTCGTCCAAATCCACAAGAACTGTGAAGTTCTTTTTGTTGATTCTAATATCTCTCATTGACTTATTCTTTCAAAGCTTTCACAGCAACATTATAAACAAGTTCACTTGGCATGTAGGGCGGACAAAAGAAAGTATTCTCCTGTTTCCCATCCCCATAATAATTTGCTAGAGCGGCTCCCAGTGCAGGAGAGCGATGTCTGCCTGTTTCACAATGAATCAGAATCATTTCAATGTCCGAGAGGGAAGAAAGGAATGTCTTTACTTCTCCCGCGATTTCCTCGTTAAACAACTTCGCTTCCCCGTAGAAATTCTTCCAGGCTCGATCGGGTTCGGACTCGAGGTTGTGAAATTGGAGCGTTAGTTTTGCCCGCGTCTGATCGTTCTCCTTGGGTTTCGCACTTCGTCCCGGCTGAATGATACTAATAATCGCGTGAGGAATCTTGATCTTGTTTGCCAATTCCGCTTGAGCTTGAGACGCAACTTGGATGTGCATTAGGGATTATTCCTCTTCCTCTTCGTCATAGTCCAGCTCGTATATTGTGTCTTCCATTGTCACCATGGAGCTACCAAGGTAATCGTGCTCTTTATCCAAGGCCATGAGAATGTGGGCATACCAATAACTGTTGGCTCGATCCCACGTAATCCCTTCATGTCGGAGCAAATCCCTGGCTTCGTAGACCAAATCTTTGATTTGATTCCGAATCTCATCCAGTCGTTCGGACTTTTCTTTTGGTGTCATTTTGTCCTCGGATCTTGAAATACCAGACCATTCTGATTCAACCATCGAATCGATTTCTGCGACACTTCGTTGACGATTGCCCCTCGTCGAATCACTTGCGCCGACATTTCCAGATACTGTTTGTAGGTCTTGTTTTGCGCCGCCGAAAGACCATATCCCTTCAAACTGAACCCTCCCGGCCCACGAATCTGACCCGTCTTCCAGAACCACAACTCCATATCAGTTCGATAACATTCTGCTTCATACAATGCTCGTTTGGTTCCAGAGAGCGCATATCCTGCATTGTATTTCACCCACCCATCTCGATTGAGTTCAACAATGTGTTGATGTTCGTGCGCCCCGACACTGATCTGTTCCCAAAGGGACCAATCGTCGTTCTCTACTCCAATCTCAAATGGAATATAGATCGTTTTCCCAATAGTTGTCGCATAATAATTGAGAAATTCTTCAGCGTCGAGAATTCCAATCGTCTGAAGAAATTTGGCAGCAGCCTTCATTTCTGCCGCCGACCCCTTGTGAACAATTCGGCTTCCGTATTCGGCTGACAGATAGTTCCAGAAATCTCGGACAACAGCGCCTTCAGGAGTCATCGCGTCACCGAGCATTCTTGAGCCGGCAGACACGAATGGCGATCTTCGACGGTCAAACAACACGCCCAATCGTCGTCTTCGACCAACAACTCGCTACAGTCCATGACCTGGTACCATTGACCCATATCGTCACAAAGCTCAACAGATGTTCCATTACACCTCGAGAGCCCCACCTGACAGACATGAACGCAGGAAAAACAACAGAGAGCAAAGAGTAGCAGGATAAGTTTCTTCAAGAGTTCTCCTTAACTTCTTTTCTTTAGAATGGCCGTTTCCATGTCCAGAAACATTGCTTCAGGAGTCCCTTCGTTCTCATAGAGATCAACCGCCACCCTTGCTTCCTCAGGGAACACTCCTTCTGGAATTAAAGTTGAACAGGCCCATTCAAATTCTTGCCCGCCCATCTCCACCAGCACGGTTACAGTAAGTTTCGGCATTATTCCTCTTCTTCTTCAATCAACAAGCTTCCCATGATTTCAATAAGGGAAGAGTTCTTTATTGGAAACATAGGCCTGATAACACCCTTCTCGGTCAATTCTCGAATCAATCGTTCATTCTCGACTACTTCTCGCAAGGGGAATTCCAACTCGAGACCTTGTTCGGCGTCTTCTTGAGTCGGGTAATAATCCGAGAGACGAGAATAAGGGCAACCCGAAGGCTCCATCTGGCCAATGTAATAGCCTGCCCCGCTTTTGCAAACTTGGAGGGGAAGCTCGGTATCGTCAAAGAGTTCATCGGTTAGAGAGTCGTTGAGTTTCATTGGGTTTCTCCAAGTTTTTATCAGTCAACCTTAGCCAAACTCCGAGTGTCAGTAGGAAGACACTTCCACCCATCATGGCATAGGTGAAAAGAGGAGTTGTTTCAGTGGTCATTTCATTTCATCAACTTGTAGAAGAAATAGAAAGAAGCCAGAGTTACAATAGTTGTACAAATCATATCCGCAAGATCAGATGTTGGCATTAGAGAATTCCTTCTTGTTCAAGAATTTGAATGGCTTGTTTCCGCGTAACAACAACACGTGGAACATAAAGTTCTTCGTCAAGAACCCACGGACCACGGAACTTAATCTCCCAAATAATACTTCCATAGAAAGATTCGCAGTGAATTTCTCTTACCGGCCCAAGATGCCAATAACGTCCACCACAGGGATAATTTTCATCTCGAAAAGATTTTCTAAAAAGTGAGGCATTCATAAGATTCCTTCTTGTTGAAGTATCTCGACAGCTACTTGACGGGAAATTGTTGTTGCCGTAAACCAAATCTCTTCTGTGGTGGCCCAAATGTTTTTAGGAAACACCTTCCAATAAATTCTGGGAAATGGAAACTTATGCGGATCAACGTAAGATAAACAGACTAGCGCCGCATGTTTTCCCAATTCCCATCGACGTAATCCGTCAGTTCCGCTAGAAGATTTTTTAAGAAGCGAAGCATTCATTTCATTTCTCCTGATACAAAACGTCTACCGTTTTAGATAAGAGTAGGCAGTTTGTTACAGAATTCCTTCTTCTTTAAGAATTGATCGAGCCTGATCAGCGGTAATCTGTTCTCGCGGAAAATCCAAGCTCAACCATCTCCAGGGCCGAATGGGCTTAAGATACCAAAGACGTCGCCACCATTCTCCAAAACCATAGCTCCTGTCGCAGAGTAGTACAAAATGTTGCTTTACCGTCCATCCCCGCCATCCGCGACCACGTAGGTCGGCTTTAGCGAGAAGAGTCATAATCTACCTCCAAGCAAATCGAATTATTTCAACAAACCAACCAACAGCCCTTCGAAGCCCCAACCAGGGCCAACAGATAGGAGCAAAAATAAAAAGGGGAATGGAAAAGAGAATCATGCGGGAAACAGTCTTCATTTCCTCGCGGACCCCACCCGTTACATGTGCTATTTCTTCTCGAGTTTTAAGTTCTAATTTAAGATTCTGCAATTCTTCCGAACCAAACACCATCGAAATAATCATCCAAAATAGACCCCAGCACCAGCACAGAAGAGCAAGAATAATCCCAATGATAGCTAGAGTGTGCATTTACTGATATCCCTTTAAATTCCTTATTAATTTCTTAAATCTCTTTATGAATTCTTCTTCGTGCATCTTATCGTTGTAGAACCATTCGGCAAGGAAATTAGAAAGATAGGGAGAGTAGCGATCTGAGCTGACCAAGAAGTAAACCGCCCACTTCTTACGTTCATCCCAAGTGGTTTTACGGAAGGATTTGAAGCGGTCAGAGTTCTTCATTTTCGTCCGAATGAACTAGCCCATCCAAGTAATCTAGAGCCTGGGAAACGGTATCTGTATCTCCTTCTTTCATGTAAGCTCCCTCCAGTTGATCAACCAAATCGAGGAGCTTTGCCCTGGTTGAAGAAATTTCATCTTCATTCACCGTAACCATCGTGAGAATCGTTGGTCTATCGGTCCATCCATTTGAATCCAAAACTATGAAAACATGCATTTTATAACTCCTCTCTCACGCATTCCTCAACCGTTTTATCTGTTCTCATTTCATCAAATCGTGGAAATAACAAGGCGTTTGTCTTCCGTCCTCGAGAGATAAACGAGCGGTTGGTATATTTCACTCGAGCACAAATGGGCCAGCTCGTGATGGATTCTAGTCTGGCCCGCTTTTCATCGGTAAAGGCTGAGGTATCGCAGATATAGACCAGTTCTCCCTTGGTGTTGTATTGGTAGAGCGAAACAGCTCCAATGGACTTGGAGTTCTTGCCACTGCCCCAAGTTCCTCGGGGAAACTCCTTGGTTGACTTGTCGGGCTCCCAGAAGACGACAAAGTCATCTTCAAATTCAGGCTTGATCTTGAAACTACAAGAGGGGCGATCTGGCTTGCCGTGAAAGGAATAGGAGTAGTCGCCAAAGGTTCCGGAGGCCTGATATCCGACAAACCCTTCCCAGCCTCGTTCGAGAATAGTCTGCTTGATATCTTCGGGATCGATGTCAATGCATCGAACAGTCTCTAGAAAACGTCCGTATTTCCTTCTGTGGAAACAAAACGTTTCAAAGCCGTGAGAAAACGTTTCAATCGTTTCGATTTGGTCGCGGCAACTATGGGTCTTCTCGATCTCGATCCCGTTCAGAATAGGAACTCGATAAAGATAGAATTTGATCCATCCGTCTCGCTGCTGAAGCTCAAGCGCTCGTTCAGGCTTGGAGTTCATGACTCCCTGAACAGCTTCAAACTCCTCCTGAGTATTTCCTTCGCCAAAATATCCTTCAAATAGAAGGACCGTTTGATCGAGGAAACTGACATTCATCCAGTCCAGGGCCTCGACCAACTGCGGAAAATGATCTGTTACACTGTCCATCCGCCGACTGAACAAACGAATCTTTCGCTTGTCGCCAATCTGAGCAACAACTGTCAACCCGTTAATCTTGCGGGTGAGGATCAAGTCACTACGGCTATATAACTTCTGAACATGACTCTCAGAAACCGAATTCTTGGGCTTGCAGAAGCACAGGTTCTTGGGCAGCGGACGATCCCAAAGGATCACATTGGCAGTCTCATCCACGGGTTCCAGAGGTTCGCCTGTTTCAATATTTACCTCGACGTATCCCTCTTCTTTCTTCTTGCGGATCAATCGGTCATAACAGAATTGGGCATTCTCTTCCGCTGTCTTGAAAGCTTTGGTATTGGGCTTTCCTTTGGGGCCTGGAATGTCATCAGTCTCCCCATACTGACTGTAGAGCCCGTCGTCAAAAGAGCCCCACGAGGTGTGAATTTGTTCAAACTCAAGAAAGATCGTCCAGTAACGAATTCCCGAACGACCATTGTTTTGACGGAATTCTCGGTAGGTGGGAGTGTCGAACATGAAATCTCCTAGTTAAGAGCCGAATCTTCTTGCAGAACCTCTTCTGGAATCTCTTTCATATCTTTGTCATACGAAAGCATCAACTCGCCACCCCGACAATCAACCACCACCTTCCCTCCCCGCTTCAACTTACCAAAGAGGATTTCCTCGGAGAGTGGCATCTTGAGTTCTTTCTGAATCAAGCGCGCCAAGGGCCTAGCCCCAAAAGCTCGGTCATAGCCTCGCCGAGCCAAATCTTCCCTCGCGGATTCCGTCAACTGGATCTTGACTCGTCGATCGCTCAGCTGCTTCTCCAGCTCTTGAACAAACTTATCTACAATTCGGCCCATCACTTCGGGGGTCAAGGAGTTGAAATGAATTCGTCCATCCAACCGATTTCGGAACTCTGGACGAAACATATTTTTATACTCCAAATCATTTTCCTGGAATGTAGTTTCGCCCGTAAAACCGCACGAACGCTTCTCGACGACCTGAGAGTCCAAGTTGCTCGTCATGAGCAGAATTACATTTCTAAAGTCGGTCTTTTTGCCCCGACTATCGGTCAACGTTCCATAGCCCATGATCTGGAGCAGGATGTTAAAAATATCCGGATGCGCCTTCTCAATCTCATCCAAAAGGACTACCGAATAAGGATTATTCCGCACTTGGTCGGTCAGCTGCCCTCCGTCCTCATGGCCGACATATCCCGGAGGGGCTCCTGTTAGACGAGAAACAGTGTGCTTTTCAGTGTACTCACTCATATCCAGGCGAATAAGGGTCAAACCCAGCAATTCAGCCAGTTGGCGAGCAACTTCGGTTTTCCCTACACCCGTGGGTCCCGTGAGAAGAAAAGAGGCAATTGGCTTCACAGGATTCGTGAGTCCTGCCCGCGACATCTTCACTGATGAGACAATCTGGTCGATGGCGTGATCCTGCCCAAACACTCGCTCCTTCAGGTTCTTTTCTAGCTCGTGAATTCTCGAGCTTTCCTTGCGGCTCAGGTTCTTTACCGGCACCTGGGCCATCTGCGAGATGATCGTCTCAACGTCTTTGGGGGTCACTTCCGTGCGGCCCGCAAGCTTGACCAGCACGCCCGCCTCATCAACCACGTCGATTGCCTTGTCAGGGAACTTCTTGTCGCGCAGAAAGCGTCCCGACAACTCCACTGCCGAACGAAGGGAAGCCTTGGTGTAGGTGATATTGTGAAAACCCTCATAGGTCCATTTCAAACCATCGAGGATTTCCAGAGTTTCATCAGCCGAAGGCTCGAGAATATCAATCTTTTGAAACCGTCGTGCCAGAGCAGGGTCTTTCAGAATACGGTTGTTGTATTCTTGATACGTAGTCGAGCCCATGAATGAAATGAGCCCTTCAGTAATGACGGGCTTCAAGAGACTAACCATATCGAGCGGGGAGTCGCTGGCACTTCCTGCCTTGATCATCGTGTGAATTTCATCAATAAAGACAATCGGCTTTCGCCACTTCGCCTTGAGCTTCTCGATGATGCCCTGAACTCGTTCCTCAAAGTCACCTCGATACCGAGTTCCTGCAGTTAGAGTTCCAATGTCAATGCTGTAAACCTCTCGGTCCTGCAGCTGGCAAGGAACTTGATTGCGAGAGATCCGCAGCGCCAGGTTCTGCGCAATCGTCGTTTTGCCAACCCCTGCTTCTCCAATGAGCAGAGGATTGTTCTTCTTCTTGCGACACAAGACATGAACAGCTCGGTTGACCTCCTGATCCCGCCCAACCATAGGCTCAATATGTCCCCAGCGGGCTTCGCGCGTCAGATTGACAGTGAACTTTTCAAGATAATCAACAGGGGGTGGAGCTGGTTCTAGAATTGGACTTTCATTCGGTGAAGGATTCTCGTCCGACATCTGGGTATCTCCGACAAGCTTTTGTCAGTCGTTAACGTCAAAACTCTCAATTTCGAAACGTTCGCAATCGCTCTCTTCAAAACCATTGCTCATGGCGCTAAAATAACGCTGGATGATAGCGTCATCGTCTCCAGATGGCTCTTCTGGAAGGTCTGGATTGATTCGACAGGCTTCATACCACCACATGCGGCAATATTCTGCCAAATCAGCTTTTGCTCCTTCGATAGTAGCAAAAATTCCGCGATCTACTCCATGACGATGATGGATGGTGGAAAGATAAACAATCATAAAGCCTCAGTTGCCTTAGTACTCAGTTACAAACAATATCCAAACAGCAAAAATAAGCAGAAAGATCGTGATTATGGACAACCTCCGCCGCAGCCTCCCTTTTTCTTCCCGCCACCACAGCCTCCCCCACCACAACCTCCTCCACTCCCGCAACTTTCTTCTCCTTCGTATTCGGCCTTCGGGCCATTGTAATAACTGCCCCACATCGGACCAGGACCCAATACAGAATCTCCTTCTTTGCCTGGAGGAGTGTAATACTTGAACGGATCATCCTGATCATCCTTAACCTTCACATACATATCATTATCCATTTGCCAGCGCGACCCCAACCGTCCCCCGCGTGCCCATTCCACTGCTTCTTCAGAATACAGCATGGGTTTCCCCGATGCGGTGTATGTTGTCAGATTCCGAACGAAATTGTCTTCTTCGACGTACACAGGCTTTCCAGGATTCTGTCCAACACGAACTTTCGCTAGCATTCGAGTTCCTTTCAGAAATTAGCCTTGTTAAAAGGGAAGTTCATTTGGATCTTGAGGCCAACTGCCCTTGTCTTTCGAATAACCTGCGTGACGAGGAAGATTCTCGGTCGCCGGAAACATCTCTTCAGCTTCTCGCTGCTCCTCGTCAGCTTCATGCCTATCTCTCTCAGCTTGTTGAAAAGTCTCCAATTGACCCTGCGCAAATTGCTGCCGTATTTCAGCGATTTTCGTTTCGTGTTTATCTTTCAATCCAGCAAGAGCGCGCAATTTTTGTTGCTCAACCATCTGCTCCGCAAGAGACTGAAGCATTTGTGTCTCTATTTCTGCGTTTTCAAAATCTTCAATCTCAACCAAAGCCTTGTAGGAAACACTTGGTCGCTGATTGCTAAAACTCTCATACGGATCATTGAAACATCTCTCAGCCCCGACAATTATCTCCACGATTTTCATTTCCCATCTCCTCAGGCAGCTTGCGACTCCTCGTTCTCTTCAACCTGAGGAAGGTCGTACGTTTCCAAATGTGCCCGGTAGCCTTCAATCATTCGCTTCAGCCATGCAGGCGGCTTGACAGTTCCACCAAGGACATCTAACACAAACTGATTTGCTGCGGCCTCACAGATTTCGTAAGAAGTGAGCTTCTTGTCGAGCACGAGCACAAAACGTTCCTGACGGTTTAGATTCTTGCGCAACGCAGTCAACCGCCCCTTCAAACGGTCAAATTGATCGGCCGGGGCACGAAGCGCCACCCCATACGAATAGAAGTAACCGTTTGCATCACTCGAAAGCTCGGTCACCGCAACCGTCATTCCTCCCGAAAAGACGAAAGGATTTGTCGGATCTCCCAGCTCGGAATGTTGATAATACACCTTTGTTCCCACCAAGTCCTCGAGATTCTTCAGGTCCCGCTTCATCTGCTCACGGACGATCTTTGACATTGAAATTCCCTTTTTACTTGAGGTTTTTCAGTCGTTTACAGATTCTTTCTTGATGTTTCCAGTATTTACAAATTCCATAACAAGCTAAACAAGTTAAGATTACAATCCCCAGAAGCACAAATTTCAACTAGTTCACCCCTCGAACAGATTACTGGTTTCTTCCTGTCAATTTCAAGAAGAAACTATCCGGGAGAGGGGAATTTGTTGTTTGCCGCGAAATCTCTTCTGGGTAAATAAAAACATTTCAAAACACCCTCTGAAATCGATTTTCAAACTGACCCGCTACGAAGAGACCTGAACTGAATTTCACGAGCTTCTCGTAAACAAAGACATGTTAAAAACGGCTGTTTCCAACAAAAGAATCTATTACTGAAGGTCTGGTTTCCGAGAGGAAGAAATTTCTCTATGGCGTGGTATAGAGTACATTATTATAGATCGCGGATATTATTAGAATATAATATATTAAGATATTTAGTTAAGACTATTATCTATTAAGTATTAGAAATTTAATAGATTAACTAAGAATGGGAAGAGTTTCTTTATATTTACAGGATTAATTATACAAGATAGAAATTCTAGTAATATCCGCGCGATCTTAGCTGGCCAGCTTCTGTTGCTCTTCCAGCTTCTGAGTGAACTCGTCCTGCCAATCCGGACCCGCCAGCATCAGACGCCCCTTCTCGGTCAGGCGGCAGCACTCGTCAGTTTCGCAGTCCTGGACGAGGATGTCGTTATCCGTCGGGTTCAGCAAAAGGTCGATCCGAAACCACATATTGCTGCCGTCACGGAAATGATAGTTTTCCTTCGCTCTGCACGCTTCGTACTCTTCTTCGGTGATGGGGGTAAACAGATCTGGTCTCTCTTCCATGTCGCTCTCCTAGTCGCTTTCGAGGTCAATGTCAAAATGTTGCTTGATATATTCTATCGCTCGTTTACTATCGGAGAATCCAGAAATCTCGAATTCAATCTTGTATTTACTCTCTTCGTCGAAATAGGGATCTGGGAGATTTGTTTTAATTTGAATGATTGGCTCCCATCCTCCGTTATCTAAGGGCGCAGGTACAATAGTGATATCTCTAATAGGGATCTTGATTTCTCGAATATTATTCATCAGTCAATTCTCGCTTTTCCACTTGCGACAAGAATTTTTAGACTCTTCCTTGCGCTTGTCTTTATGCGCGCCACCTTTCTTGAAGATAGCGACCGCATTCCAATCGCGGGGTTTTCGGGGTTCACGACGAGTGGTACGAGACATGGGGTTACTCCGTTACAAATACATAGACATTTCTATAACAACCCTTCCTGCCCCCATCACAAAAGACACCCGTAATGACAAGATACTTAGCCATTAGAACCACTCCTTGAAGTTTTCTTCACCTGGCAAATGAGTAATATCGAGAACGGGAATCTTCAAAGACTTCGCAATTCTTACGCCGTGTCCTGTTCCTCCTCCCCAGGGCTTGGTAGGATTCAGATTCGCGACGACTAGCTTCGAGCGAATGATAATCATCGCATTCCGAATCATCAGCTTCTGAACACCCTGACTCAAGGAACTCCACTTGGGGTGGTGTTCTCGTGCAAGATGAACTTCTTCCAGAGTCGCTCTGTCTTCTACAAAAATTTGATTCCCCTGGACAATCGCTTGTTTCTCGTAGGACCACCATGGAAGACACAAGATAACGTCGTGAGGCTCTACGTTATTTCCTCCTGCAGCATAGGCCTGATCGCTTCCTTGGGCATTTCCACTGCAAACCTTCTGGGCACACCCAACAATGAATTTTCCAATTTCCCAAAGAAAGTCGCGCTTACGAACAGAGATTTCGCGCGATCCAATACAAGCCACAGCCTTTGATTCGTTGTTGTCGAGGGCGGCTTCGCAGAAGTCTTTCAGGGCCTTAATCTGCGGAGGAATGGTCATCTGGTTCTCCGGTTAGTTCGACTCCCTCGTTTAATGGGCAAAACGAAGGACGCTTGTCGCCATACCAATAGCCAGATGAATTGCTGGCCACAATCTCTCCGTTTGCCTTGCTATCAGGAAAACTACAAACCTTCTCTACTGGATAATAGTATCCATCCCATTTGCAGAAAGGACAGGTTTTGCAGGAAGTGATTGGAATTCTTCTAGACATTTTGAAAGCTCTTATCAAGCTTAGAACACAAATCTGGCTCGACATGATTGCAATCATCGTTCATACAGACCCAGACACCTAAAGTTCCAAACTCTTGGATATCTAGATCGTTGGACTGCTCAAGAATCATTTCACAACCACACTTGGGGCAGTTCATGAAGTTATCTCTCTTTCATCCTGAATTCTAGAATCTGAAACGGAAAACCTAATTCACCAGCAGCTTTTCGGTCTCGCGGCAGGTGTTGAGATACTCGGTCTCACCAAGCTCTTGGATAGCTCGATAAACCAGAGTGTCCAGATAATCCTGAGGTTGAAGACGTCCCAGCTGAAACATCTCTTGAAACTCTGGGGGCAATTCGTCCAACAGGATTTGTTTCTGTCCCTCTTCAGCCAACAGAGCCTGAAACTTTCGGCCCATACGAACCAACTCTCGCGTAATCATCTTCCAGTGAGCTTGCTTTTCGGTGAGCATTTCTTTCTCCAGTTATCGAGATTTCGAAGCCTTTTTAATCGCACAGAGCAATTCGTAAAGATCTTTATTGTGATTTTGAAGGAGATCTCTCAGTCTGCCTGCGAAAACCGTTTCGTAAGCAAATTCTCCATACATAGATGTTGAGGCAAATCTATCTTTCATGTCTGAGGCGTTCTTCTTGCTGAAATCTGTTTCAGCCATCAAATCTTTGATCTCTTGAATCAGTTCTTCCATCACGCCGCCCTTTCGTCTGGATGAGCTTTGTAATATTCTTCAGGACAATGTTCTTTTGAATATTCATCGTATTCAGCAGCCCGACGTCGAGCTTCTTGTGCTGCATCGAGAAGTTGCTGAGCTAGAGATTCGGCTTCAGCAATAGAAAGATCAAGATTGCACTGCATCTCGAAATCCCCAGTAGTTGGGACAAAAACAGGATGATTCTCGAAGTCCAAGAAAACATCTCCGGTGACGCCCCAATTACAGATAGCTTTCATCATTCCCTCCAGATATACATCGTTTCCCCTGCAGGAATACCGTTCGGTTGAATAGCAAGCAATTCGTCCTCAGATTGCCAGTGTTTGATTTCGGTACGCTGATAGCGTGAAGGATTGAATGCTAGATACATGTCAACTGAAGACTCAATATAGAGTCGAAAAGACTTCTGATGATGGAGAGATCGGACAACTGTCCAATCGAAATTGTTAAAATTGCTAAGATCGGACAGTTCCATTGGAGCATGAATGCTATAGTGAATCCCGTCAATCATTTTAGCGATATCGCTCGTGTGTTTAGTATAAACCGTGGTGTACATAAACAGCTTAGGCTTGTGTTCTAGTTTTCGCGCCCAATCAATAACCCGATAGATTCTGCCTGGTTCTAGTTGCGGTTCTCCGCCTGTAATACAAGTCACATCATGCTGATCCATTTCATCGAGCGAATTGATATACTTGGCTCGACTCATAATGCGAGAGTATTTGTTACAGCAGTAGGTGCAGTTCCGCACACAATCCATCGTGATCAAGAGGCGAGCAATAGAGGGAGCCATCGAAATCTCCTAACGGAAAAGGCAGTTTCCTATTTCCCATCCCAACATAAACAATCCAACATGAGAAAGAATCTGAACGACAACACGTACTTTCATTGAGATCTCCTAGAGAATTGCCCAACAGATTAGTTTTCCAATCCCCATCCCCACCAGAAATCCACCAACATACAATATGAGATCACGAATGAGAATGCCGCGAACAGAATCAGGAAGGGATTTCATTGCAGTCTCCTAATGGGTAACATAGTAAAACAGCAAGTACAGATATACACCCACGCCCCATCCCATCATGCCACAACCAATATAGAACATCGTCCAGCCTACTTTCTGTCGGCGAGATTGCATTTGACTTTCCTTTTTTGGATTTAGTTACCGATCACAAAGATTGCAATCGAAAGCGCGGAGAGAACGAACGTTGCCACGGAAACATCAAAAAGCATTTGCATTTTCATCCTCCCGTGAATCCAACAATGCCTGATACATTTCGCCATCCACCAGAAACTCACTCTCCTCCACCATCACCTGCCACTCCTCATCTCGATTCGCTTCGAACTCTGCATACTGAGACAACATCTCTCGCTTTAGCGTCTGGCGAATTTCTTTGCTACGCTGACGCTTGAGATTCCTCCGACTCCGCGCGAAATTACGAGAACTCCCAGGGCACTCCCCAATGTCCATGTCCAACAGCGAGTAAGTCTTCATCCTTCCACCTCCCCAAGTTAACGGAGAGAAGCCAATTCTTCTCTACCGGACAGCCCAATCAAATCTTTCCCATCCAGGACAATCTTCTAATGGATTAATAGGAGTATCGTTTTCGTCAAATTCTCCATTATCTGAAAGCCATTCAGAGATCTCGTGTCTTTTCTTTCTATCGTAATTAAAACAACAACGATCTCCGCTGTATCTGCAGGTGTCGCATTTCTTCGTGGGACTCCTTCTTCATGTCCAGGACAGTCTCGCAGCGGTTTATTGGGAAGGTTTCCCTCGCCAACCCCGCCATTCAAACAACTTTCCAGAAACCAATGCTCAAGACGAACACCAAAGTCTTTTGGATTTGTACATTCGTTGGTATCACTATTCCATTTACAGGTATCACACTTTTTCATTAGTCACACCTCGAACAATACGTACTTTGAAACAACACTGTTAATTTCCCTCCACATCTACTGCAACATCCTTGAGGAATAGTCCAGGAGGGAATAGTAAACATACAATCAGTCATTGTTGTGGGTTGGGCTTGAGGGGAATGGAGTTTGGGCGGCACAAACTCGATTTTATAGAGCGTTGGCCCATCAGGATTATCCCCTCGGGTGCAATACTTATACTCATGCTTGAGATCTACCCAGCGATTTACCGAAGCATTAATCCCAGCCTCATTGAGAAGGTTGTTACCACCGCGCCAGACCCACCCCAGATTGCTGAGCGTTTCCAAAACCATAAAGGTTAGGTTTCTGTCAGCTGGCATCTTGATGGAACTGTTGCTAGCTTCACCAGGCCGAGGGAGTTTATCGAGGGCAATAGTTTCATATTCAGACATTTCTCTACCTCGATTCATTCTGCGGTCATCCCGAATCTGGGCGTTGCCCCAAACACCCCGAATCTGGGCGTTGTCCCAAAC